GATAAGGAACCGGACGTGTTTGATATCTCTAGTATCTTTGAGAGTACCAATATCAAGGATATCGTTGAGTATCATAATAAGTACGGTCTCGATAACCATCTCGTTATGAGCGTGGATGTGTTTGATGGTATCGGTAACCAGTTAGAAGAGGGTAAGGACTATAAGTTCGACTATGAGAACTTGACTCTTACAACCATAAATGTCAACACGTATATGACGTACAGGTTCGTTATCTATGTCAATAATGAATACATCAATGACCTTATGGTAAAACTGCATCCTGAGGAATTCTTGTATTCAAAGGATAAATAAGAAGGGAATGAAACTAAATGCTTATTTTCAAGCCCGTAGTGGCAATCATGGTGTCTGACCCAATCAATGAAATCACCAAGACGTATTATCCTGGTGAGATTCTCACCTTTGAGGTACGACGTATTGGATTGGACGGAATTGAGACAATTACAGGGCGATTCTTGTCGTATGATGAGAACCGTAACGAGATTGACCTCGACACATCGGTGACGTACGGTAATGCAATTACTCGTATCAAGGCTGATGCCATTCATAGTGTCAAACGCCAGGCGTCTGATATCATTAAGGATGGTCTTGCAGGTAATGTCATTATTCCTGCACCGGTTCTTACTCCCGCCAAGAAAATTCATGAGGGTGAAGACCTTACGAAACCTCCAACGGGACAGGATTCTGGAAAGACGGAACCTCCGAAGACCGAAGGTGGTTCGAAGACGATTGATGAGAAACCTACGGTTAAACTCGTTGACGGTGTTCCCATCTATGTTGATGGTAAGAAGTACATTCCTGTCATGGCTCTTATCCCTGACGAGAAAGTGCATATCGCTTCTCCGTCACCGTTACCTGATGATGGAAAGGATAAGAAACCGACACCGGCTCCTGACCAAGGTACTCCGAATGTACCTAAGCCGAATACGGAAACCCCTGAGCCGAATGTTCCGAAACCGAGTAATCCGGATGAAGGCAAAGAGAAGAAAGAAGATCCTCCGAAGACGGATACTCCGAGTGACCCAAAGCCGAATACCCCTAACGATGGTAAAGATAAGGAGCCAGAGAAGAAGGATGAACATCCGAAGAGTGATACCACTCCGAAAGAACCCGAAGCTCATGAGCCAAATAACCCCGGAAAAGAGAAGGAGACCGAGAAGACGGTTGAACCTCCATCTCAGGATTCGGGAACCCCTAAAGAACATGAGAACGAAGGTATTCAACCCAAGGCTCCGGATACGCAAAAGCATCCAGAGAGTGACACTGGCGCGAATACTCAGACACCGACTCCTGACCATACTGAGACTCCAAATCCTCAGCCCAATAACGGCGACGAGCATAAGAAGGTAGAAGGAGATACAAATGACAACAACGCACACAGCACTGACAATGGCTCTACAGGGAATGTCAATGGGGGACATGAGTCTGGCGTGGGACCTTCTGGGGATTTACATAACCAGTCTGGGCAAACGGAATCGCCTGAGAAGAAAGAATCCACCCCCGAACAAGGTGAGCGTACACCCGCAGGCACGACAGAACAGGGAGGAGTTTCAGGAACTCCGGCGGTACCTCCTTCTGGGGTAACCGAAGAAAACAAAGAACACACAGAGAGCTGAGGCGTATATAGAAAATGGGTAGCCAAGTCAAAGGTCGGATATACAAGCTTACCGATACCCAGATAGAAACGCTTCTGTCTGAGTGTGAGGACAAAGAAGAAGTAGAGCTGTTTAATCAGAGAGCATATGATGAAATACTCTACGAAGTTGGTATAAAGGATGATGTGACTAAGAAACTCATAGCCATGGGTCAGGTTACAATGAAATCTCTTTCTAAGCCAGATGAAGTTGCTGTATACTTCGCTGGTACAGACGAGTCTAAAGAAAACGGCAAATATGCCAGTATGGTTAGAACTGTAACCAAATGGTGCCGTAAGAATGGATACCGACTAGCTCATTTACGAGTCCCGTACAATGCTGAATTGACTAACGATATAGTCGATGCTCTGGGATTCGAGAGTGAAGCTCTGAGAAAATGGTGGGTTGAATACTGGAAATTACTCCAGTTAAAAAATTCTAACAGTGATACATATTAGTAATCCAAATGGTTGCCTGGCGGCTTCCGGCTCTGTAATTCTAATATAGCCTCTTTCGGGTGGACACTGATTTGATGGGTATATGAGTAGGGGCGCTCAATACGCCGCCGGCTTCGTGGATTAATCGTGAGCTGGTATGCTTCACGACGGAGTTTGCGGTAAAAACTCCACACAGCCCGGTCCGCGATCTGGGTCGGGTAAAAAAACCGCAAATCTCAGCTACTCGCGCATATAGGGCGTATAGTGCACTACGTCTCTACGCTGAGACAAAGAGCTGGGATATCTGCACGGGGGCGGGTCTGCTAAGAATGCTGACACCGCCCCTGCTTGCCCCTTTTTCACATACATATCATGGTCGTGTGTAAATATCAAACTCTTTTAAGGAGGTAGTTTCTATGCTGGCAGAAAACTTCCCAATCCAAGTGATGTTAACGAATGAACCGTTTGACAACTCCAAGACGTATATCTATGATTTGGAAGAGGGAATGCGGAACAAACCGAGGAAAGCATTATGGACATCTTCTCTCCATTTAGACAGAGATGGATTCTTGTCTGATTGGGAGATGTGGTGCGATGCTGAATCTTTCGGGGTTTGGACTCATGCAGTCGTATTCATACCCAAGACTAAGCTCAATATACTGGATATCACCGGTTCTGATGACGATCCGTGGTATGTAGAGTTGTTAGACCAGTTCCCTGAGTTCGTGAGGAAGAACAAGTATCGTGATGATACCTTCTTAGACATCAAACTTGATTTTTGTGAGCTCAGAAATGCAGGATATGACGGTGTTCGCATTGAAGATGCTCGTTCTGATATTCTTGGGAACTGGTTTTGTTGCTGGGACTGCGAGTCTACAGTGTGGCTCAACTCAAATTTCTACACGATGTACAGAGGAGGAACGATCGATGAAATTCACAAATGGGCTAATCGACAGAGAACTGTCTTGGCTAAAATTCAACGAGAGGGTTCTAAAGCTCGCAACCGAGGCTAGTTCCATTCCTCTGATGGAGCGAGTCAACTTTCTCTCAATAGCGAATAGTAACCTCACTGAGTTTATCTCGGTGAGGTTTTCTTACGTCGTTGAGAATCTTGGTAAACCGAACCGAGTGGATGATATTGGTAATCCAGATTTCAAATGGAAGTATCAAGGGATTCTGAAGAGCATCTTCAAGTTCAAAGAAAGTATCTATGATGTGTATGATGAACTCGTAAGCTCGAAGAAGAAATCCCTACGATCCGTCGGTGTCGAGCTGGTAGAAGATACGAAGAAATTGACCAAAGACGATAAGAAGTCTATGGATAGAATATTTGATTCGCGTATCTTTCCGGCTTTGTCGGCGTTGATGCTTGACAGTACCAAGGAAGTTCCTATATTCCAAGACGACGAGTATCATTTCATGGTAAGCGTCAAGGATAAAGGAGCTAACCGCTTATGCTTCCTGAGCATTCCTCATCAGATGGAAAGGATAGTGAAACTATCCAAAGGGAAGTATGTCTTTCTTGAAGACATCATATCCTCCAACATCAGCAAACTCTTCACGGGTAAGATGATTGAAGGAATGATTGAATTCAAGACAAACAAGTTCGTTCATGAGAACCTGTCTTCCGATTCGGACAAGTTCATCGTAGACAGAATGAATCGGTATCTGGCAGCTAGAGACTACTCCAATGATAACGTCTTCATTGATGTTAGAGGAGATAATCAGAAACTGGTTAAGGTTCTCTATAAGCTGCTGGATATTCCGAAGTCTCATGTGTTCCAGACGAAGAAACATATCGGGTTGGCATGTTTGAACCAGCTCAATCTGAAGGATTACAGTGAGACGATGAAGACATCGTTGTACTATCCGAAGTTCGAACCTTGTACCACTACTGATGTAATCGGCGATGGTGGTATCATGGAGAAGCTGGACAAGGACGATGTCTTGATTCAACATCCGTACGAATCGTTCGATACGGTTCTGGATTTCGTTGAAGAAGCGGCAACAGACCCAGACGTGGTATCCATCAAGCAAACGCTCTATAGGATATCATCGTCTGAGTCAAGGTTGATTGATTCTCTATGCTATGCTTCCAAACTCGGTAAGAAGGTATTCGTTCTCCTTGAAATCAAAGCACGCTTTGATGAGAGGAAGAATATCTCCCTTATAGAGAAACTGAAGAGTGCTGGAGTTACAATCATCTACGGTATGGAACTCTATAAGGTTCATGCCAAGCTCTGTGTGGTTACCAAATGCACCTCTAATGGGATTAAGATGTACTCCCATGTAGGTACTGGTAATTACAACGATAAGACTGCTCGTATTTACACGGATATCTCGTACATGACAGCAAACCCTAAGATTGGTAAAGACCTGACCAAGGTATTCAATATGATATCTGGTATCTCTGAGCCAAAGAAACTTGGTGTTTGCTCGTATTCTCCTGTGAGTCTGAGAAAGACATTGGAGAAAGAGATTGACGAGCAGGTTGCCAGAGCCAAAAAGAAGAAGTCTGCGTTTGTGTTCCTTAAGACAAATTCTCTGTGTGATTTAAGACTCATGGAAAAAATAAAGAAGGCAGCCAAGGAAGGAGTGAAGTTCGAGATTCTCTGCCGTGGGTTATGCTCATTGGTGGCAGATAAGAATATCACTATCAAATCCATCGTTGGTCGTTTCCTTGAGCATTCGAGAATCTATGTCTTCTACAAGGGAAACGAAACGTCGGTCTATATCAGTAGTGCCGATTTGATGACACGGAATCTCGACAAACGTGTTGAGCTGATGATACCTATAGACGATGAGCAGTGCAAAGAGAAGCTGCTGAATATCGTTGAGGTGTTCCGAAAGGATACAGCAAACACATTCGAGATGAACAAGAAGGGTTCATATGATAAGCTGAAAGGAACAGTCGATTCCCATAAGCTCTTCATTAAGAACTCTTCTGAGAATTACAAAGTTCCTAAGAAGTCATTGAAGAAATGAGGTGTTGAAAATGATCGCTCTGGAGACTCTTACGATTGTAGCGATCCTGTTTCTCATTCGACTCATCTTCTCAAGAAAGACAAAGTGATATGATGACAGGATTATTCAGGGTAGTACGGATTCTGTTCTTCTTGATAGTGGCGGTTGCGTTTTGGCAATCGCCCGTCTTCGTGAAGATGGTTTCCGACAGTGCAGCCGCGTCAAACCCGTTCGTTATCAAGCTAATCATAACCTGGTTTGTCTTGGACGTACTGGTGATAATCTTTGACGGAAAATGATGTAAACTATAAGGAGGTAACCAAAAATGATTAAACTGGTGATTTCGTTGTGGATAGGTGGAGTTATGATCTGGAACTACATCGTGTCGACTATCGACGATATCCTGTCGGGTACATTCTTCATTCCTGACAGCGTCTTGTATTTCGGCAGTATAATCATTGAGGTTATCCGCCGTCTCATGTAAAAAGGGTGAGCAAGAGGACTAGCATTGCTAGTCCTCTTTCTTTTTTCTATTCGCTGTTCTCTTTCTGTTTGCTGCTGGTGAATCTCTCCCATCACCTACATCATAATCAGGAGCGTTAGGGTTTATCTTGCTTGCAATGTTAACAAGCTTGGATGCGTCCTTCGCAGTGTCCATTAATCCATGAATAGTAGAAACCCTCTCGAAAAGCTCCCATCCTACTATACCAAGTAGGAAGTTTACCAGTGGCGTCCAGTTGAACGGAATCCACGGGCTGATAGCGTACATGATGAAAGCACTCAGCAGAGCCGATACCATTATCTTTCCGATACTGATATAGAACCTTCCGGTCTTCTCTTTCTTACCCGTATATCCGTCGTACATATCTTTCGCCGTAGAACCAGCGACCGACAACACGAAATACGTGACCACGTTCAGAAAGACAGTGAACCATATATGAAATTGCTCATCTAGGGCTTCGTATTCCATATCCGTTCATCACCCACTGCTTCAATTATTTTCCTCGTCTTCTTCTTCCTCATCCCTGCATAACCTTGGGCACCTTGGGGACATGTTGTAGATAACCGACATTGCGATTATAACCATGAATACTAAGATAGATGAGCCAACAACTGAGCAACTACGCAAGAACATGACACGATTCATTGTGCGTATGAACTCATTATTGGTGTACTCGATCTCCTTAATGAGCCCAGTATGCCTTGTCATCAACTGCTCATAGACGCTAAATCCTTGAACGACTATGAGCTTGTCATTTGATACGATTTGACCATGATGGTCTCTATCGTCAACACCAAAAATGTCTCCTGTTTCAGTGATATATGCTGGGGCGAGGAATTCGTAGTTCTTCAAACCATCCAATCCCTCAGTCATATACACCTTCTTCAGGTCTTCAATATTGTCCCGAGTGATAATCTTATGGTTGGGATTATCGCTCTTGTTATATTCCCAGAATGCCAAAGTGTTATCTCTCTCCAGAATATGATGGAGAGCATCCTTAGCAAGTTCAGGATTCGCTTGACTCTCGATAATTGAGTCCCAAGTTTCGGTTTCTTCCGTATTACCGAAACGACCAGTTGAAGATACGTCCATGATGACGCCGTTACGAGTAGCAATAAACATCGTATTGGCATCGGTCTTCACACCGAATAACCACTTGGAACGTACGGAATTCTTGAGCAAGTTACCAAACCTAGGATTCTCCGTGTTGATTGGGAGATTCTTATGCAGTTTGATAGCTGACTTATCGGGGAATTGCTTCGAAATTTCTTCTGTGATTCGTCTTGCTGTTTCAGCGGATTCGATTGCGGCAGCGGCATAATCTTCGTGGATTATACCGTTGATTATCTCCCAATGAGTAGTACGAATCTGCGAGTGAGTTTTTTCCATCTCTTCACTAATGGCTGTATATTCGACCTTGAAGAACCAAACGTTTATTACCACAGCGACAACCATAGCGAAGATCAAAACAGGTGTAGCCTTACGCATGTCTACGCGTTCTACTATTTGCTGTATATAGTCTTTCATTTGTCATCACCTTCTCACTTTTCTAGGGCATCTACTACTGAGTAGAACAGACGTTCAGCGTAGTCCATTATGAACTCGCTTCTATCCCCATTGTAGCGACATAGCTCATTATTACCTATAGAACTGTGGATACATGCGCCCACAATAGAGTTTTCCATAGGCATTGATTCGTCCTCGATAACAACTTTCTTGATTCTACCAGCGGTCATGAGTCTTTCATGAATAGAGTTAGCGAACATCAATCCATCCATGGACTCTTGAGGGTTCCAGTAGGTTATACGAGTGTATGAATCTTCGTGATTAGGTGTACATAGAATGCGTAGAGTTAAATACAAATCGGACTCATTTGCGATGCTTGACTTGTAGCCCGAGACAGCATCATGTGTCTTATCCATAGTTACACGAAAACCATAATCGTCTAACATGGAACCAACTTGCCGTAGAATCATATTTCTTATTATACGGTTCATGTATTCGATGTCATCGTTCTCTTCATCATAGGCAAGCTCGAAGTCTGGTATGTTCAGTGTCACTCCCGCATTCAATTCGTTAGACGTATTCAAAGTTCATACCTTCTTTATTAGCGTCTGTAGAGTAACAATAATGAGTGGAGCAACCCAGTTAAAGATCGCTCCACTCCATTATGTCTCGTTTAGACGTTTCTGAATTCAGCACCGCTCATGTAGACCGAGATCTTGTTAGCCGTAGAGACCTTAAGCTCGATCGTCTCACCAGGGTTCAGGACAATGGTCCACGACTTCTCGCCGAAAACAGTACCTTTCGAATCGAGTTCATGATGACCAAACTTGACCCCATTAATCCACATCTCGACAACGATAGCGTCCTGTCCCGCCTCGTTGTCATTCAGAACCGTGAAGTCTTTAAGGATGACAGAATCGACATCCGACGGGCAGGTATAGACAACCTCCCTAGCCGTGGTTGCCACGACCTTGTTTACAAACTGCTTGAACTTCTGTTGCAGCATATCTGTTCCCGTTAGCTAATGCTAACAGTCCCTCCTTTTCATGGTATACGAAGTATTCTTCGGCAATTACAGGTCGAGCGTAAGCGTGACAAGCAAGTTATCAAGAGCGATTCGCTCAGCCTGAGTCATTCCTGCTCCTCCACCACTCGGAGGAGGCGGAGTCGGCGGACTTCCGCCACCCTGCTGTTGAATGATAGTCGTCCCGCCGCCATTCTTGATGAGATTGAAGTCTTCCCACTTAGAAGCGTTGAACGAACCGTTCACGTTGTCTTCTTTACAGCGGAGAACTTCGATAGTCCCATCACTCTTAACGTGCATAACGACGTCGCCCTTCTTGTACGTCTTCGATGCATTGAAGAACCCAGGAAGGCTCTGCAACCCATTACCGAAGAGAGCAAGGAGCGCAATCTGTTCAGGAGTCAGTTTCGTACTCTGGTCGCTCAACGGCTGAGCGGCGAGGTCTGTAATGACTGTTACTTTCATCGTGCTCAAGCCTCCTTATAAGCGATGAGGATATTATTCAATGCAATCGTTACATCTGAAGCATTGATACCCGTCGGGAGAGTCACCTTCACCGAATCAAAAGTAAGAGCATGAGTCGAACCAGATTCGAATCCAGTGTAGTTAGGAACGATCTTCTCGTCGAGAATGGCGTCAGGGACACCTTCGACCTTGTAGGTCTTCTTCGTAGAAGAGCCATTGTTTACGGCTACCGTATAGAACAGCGTAACCGTCGGAGGGGTTGTAAGTACGTTACCAGTAGCGTTATCGATGAGATCGACATCGACCAAGAAACGGACAAAAGCAACCTTGCCATTGTGAACGACAAGGTTGGGTGTACCAACAGCCGTTTGGTTAGTGAGCGTGACAACGGGTTCATCAGCAACGTCGATCTTAGCAATCTTGCCGATACTTCCAGAGACGATTAGCTTCGTCTTGAACTTATCGACATTTTGCTTCAAACGGCTATTATAGCTGTATGAGACCAATTTGTTAGAGGACTCACTGATTGTGCCAAAAAGCCCGACAGCGTTGTTAGACAGAGCTTCGTTCTTGCGCCCTTCACCGCTGCGGTGCATTGGTAGCAATCCAACGCCAAAGCGTTTGATTTTTTCTGGCATTAACCTCATTCCTTTCAATAAATATTTTATGAGAATGTTTCTGATGCCATGTTACGCCGAACAGAATAGGTTTCAGATAGATATAATGAAAAGGTGACGCGTTAACTATATGGTATTTTGAAAGGATGATGTAAGATGATGTACATGGATGCTCTGTATGGTTTTGGTGAAATGGTTTGGAGGAACAGGCAGAGCGATGAGTGGAAAGCTCCTCTCCCTGGTCAAGAAGGATACACTGAGGAAGAGAGGTTGAGGTATATCGCCTCGCTGTTCTTCATAACGAGCGACCTCTTGACGGCTATCGACCCTGATGACGCACGTCTCGAATTCCTGCGCCAGAAGGTATCGTCTACTAGAGAGGATGTCGCTCGCGAATTCCGTGATATCGGGTTATCCAAAAAGATCATGACTCGATGGTTTGAGAAGACGTATTACTATGAGCCGAGAGAAGACCTGCTTAGGGTTCTCCACAGGTTGCAGCAAGGAGATACCGAATCCGAACTCGGTTAAACGGACGATAGAAGGGTTCTGGGTGATTTCCCAGAACCCTTCTTTTTTTCCTTACGCAGCAGTCTTACTGGAGAATTTCTCAAGTTCGAGGAATTCTTCATCGGTCTCATCATATACTTCTTTCCTCTTCTTAGCACTCGTACGACCCTTACGTCCAAGTGTAGGAGCACCAAGAGCATCATCATTGTCGTTAGCCAACGATGACAGTGAGAGACTCTTATTGAGATAGAAGTCATCAATGAGAGCAATAGCATCATCGTTCGCGAACGGATGATTGAAGTAAGTAGCACCATCAGATTCATCTCTATAACGAATCTTAGTTCGTTTGAACGTTAGATACCATCTGCCATCTTCTTGACGTTTCTCTTTATTGATGATACATACCCAGTCACTATTCTCGACCAAATCCCAGCAGTTGGCGATATTGGTCGCACCAACGAAGCGAGCCAAGTCTTTCTTCGATTGAGTCATACCCATCTCGATATTGGCATTACCAGCACGGTTAATCTGCATAGCAGTAACCACTGGGATATCCAGATTCTGAGCAAGACTCTTCAATTCGTTCGAAGCGTTCTTCAACTCGATACGTTCATCTCCATGACCAGACTCTGTAGCTTTGATACGTTTGATATAGTCGAGAACCAAACTAACGACTTCTTTACCGTTGTTCTCGATATCCTCTATTATACCATAGAGGTCATTCGTATCAATCTCTCTATCCCTATAGAATCGGAATATCAAATCTGTACCGTTCTCATCTGTAATACTCATCTTACCTTCCGTACGGAGTTTATGGATAAGCTCCTCTGGAGTGAGAGATGCAATATCTACATTGGGAACGGTCATATTGAATACTCGTTCTACGGTTTCTTCCAATGCGTTCTCGTTACTTATAAACAGAACCGCTGGAGTCGCTTCTGGATTTCTTTTTGGTCGCATTTCTGGATTCATTAACTTCATCCATTTAGCTACCGTAAGAAGGAGACCAGATTTGAAACCACCAGATATACCAAGAAACATATACAGTCTACCCGAATGGAATCCACCTGATAGAATCTTGTTCAATGCCTTGATACCGGTCTTAAATACACGGGATTTGTCTTTGAGTTTCCGAGATACATCTCGAACCACTGTATCGAACACATCATCGTCTAGACTGAATACGTCTAACGAGTTAAGTGATTCCGCACCACGCATCTCTGATAACAAACGAGTGATGTCTTCTTTGACAATCATACTGATTTCCTCAAAGGAATTGAAGTCACCACTATCAATCCTTCCAAGGTCATGGAATATGATGTCTTTATAGAACACGATATAGGAATACTTCAATCGGTCTATAACAGCTCGATTGATATACCTAATCTCTTTCTCTTTTATCTTAGCGAAATGCTTAACCGAATTGGCAAGCTTAACGAATCTCTCATTACCTGTACTCGTACAGTATGAGAGTATAACGGTTATATTCTCCATATTCTTATCTACTCTAGCTTCCAGCATAAGAGAGATGAATTGGAGCATCGAATATTTCTCTATATCCGATTCGTACATGCTCATGTCGATAATCTCTATGAGCTTCTTCATGTTTATATAGTTGGCACGCGTGATGTACTTGGAATCCAAACTGAGATATCCAATGAACATTTGTAGCATGATTTTATCAAACGAGATTCTGACCTTACGGTCTATCTTACCGAACTTATCTTTCGACCGTCGAATATTGTTAGCGTACTTTAACGCCATTACCAACCAACCCCTTCAATTATTCCGAACCAAGGAGTTTCCTGATTCTCTCTAATGGAACGTGACGTTCATCACGAATCTTAATGAACTTAGCTATCTTCTCCTCATGTGGGATATTGGAGTCGAATATGAATCCATATTTCTCCATGAGGTTATTTATTTTTTCCGCATCTCTGGCTTCCTTGATAGCTTCGTTCTTATTCACGAACTGTAGTGTTACAGATTTATCGCCTGTATAGAACTCCTTAAGGTAGTTCGATATGATTGAGTACTCCTTATCTCCTTCTAAGATAACTATTACTCTGAGATGACCATTATTCAGAGAATCGATGTGTTCGCATAGAGATTTCGGATTCTCTAAGTATGAATCTATCCCATGTAGAGTAATTGTATCATACGCTTCCGCCATTGGGTTCTTTATAAACTCATTGGTGAATTTTCCGTTCTCGTATTTCGTTAGAAGGAATCCCTTATCTTTTTCTTCTCCAAATATCCATCGTGAGAATGAACCAACGTATGTGATTTTATCTCTGATGGAGCAAGATGTATGGATATGACCGAATATGATTGGTCCTCTACACATCTCACAGAACTGCTTAGAGTCAAAAACGGGAGCTTTAGAGAGCGTGATTGCGCTCTCTTGATTTTTTGCTGTAAATGCAGTCTCTTTGAACATTCCATGCCCAAATATCATATCGTACTTATGATGGAAGAACCCTTTATAGAACTCATCAACGTCCTTCATGTACTCTTCAGGGATATAGAGAATAGAATTACCCATTAAGAGTTCCGATGTGACTGTCTCGAATATACGGAAGTCGACCTTAGTCGAGTTCTCGTATACCTTCAGATTGAGAAGTTGGTTATTATCATGGGAAGACGTTCCCTTGATGATTCGTATGTACTTTATACCTGTTTCACTTGCTACATCTATGAGACTCTGTATGAATGTAATAGAGAGTCTCGATGCACGAGAATTGAGTGAAACTATGCTGTCGTAGAAGTCACCAGCGATTACGACCATATCTATATCAGAATGACCCCTTAGGAAATTCAGAAAGACTTTATCCAGTTGGTCGTATATCTTATCTGCCGGTAACGCATTAAAGTGAATATCGGCGATAGTAGCTACTATCATCCCTTCTCACCTCATTCGAAAGGATTAGGGTCATTGAAGAGACTGCGACTGAGGTCGGAGGTAAGCGCGTAAGTATGATATACGCTCTTGAATACCTTGACGCATTTCTCTTCAACGAACCCTTTAGTGATAGGTTGCCATGTGAATTGATTATCTCCTGGAGGTATAGCCAATATACCGAAGGTTTCCAGTTTATCATACATCTCTGGTCTATTCTCCTTCAGGAGTATAGCATAGCCACCAAGCTGCAAGAAATGAGTTAGTCTAGGTTGCTTGGATGTCTTCCAATCCACTACGGTATTAGGCTCGTCACCTCCACCCATATTACAAATACAATCAATGGTACCACCGAACTTATACTCATTGGATATAAGACGTATCTCGTTTTCCAATAGAGTGACTTGATTGGTGGTCTTCCACATGATGAACTTCTGGAACGAACTATATGATTCGTCGAAGAAGTGGAGACTATCCAGAGTTTCCGATTTGGCAAAAGCCTCTATCATCTTATGAACTTCAGTACCCTTATCGGCGGCATACATCAGTTCATCTCTATAATTGATATGCTTGAATCCAAGCCAGTTAGCCCATCCTGGAATACCAGGTTTATTGAGGCATTTCAATATGTTTGTTACACTTGGGAGTCTAACTCCGTCCAATATATACGGTTGGTGGTCATCGTATTCTTCGATTTTGTTATACATACTAACCCTCCTTAGATGGTCGTGAAATACGCTATTCAAATATACACTCTATCAATACAAGCTACTAACATAAGAGGAGGTCGAGGAAATGAAACTGAAGTATAGAAAGTTCAATACGTATAGCGATATGGCGCTATTTAGTTTAGCTCATAGAGACTTTGAATACCTTGGTAAGTTCGATGAGGATGTAGTTGAGAGATTCAATGCTAGTCTGGACTTTAATCTGGATTTGATTCTTCCCGATAACATGAAGAACTGGATTTATCAGGCGATGTATAATGCAACAAATTTCACAGACGGACCGTTCGTTGCATATACCAATACCGATGTACGGATCTTCTATACCATAGAACCGTTATCGGTGCAGGCTATACTGACACCACATACTAAGTTCTACCATGTAGGTAAAACCCACCATGGAAGAGACGAGAAGGTCATATGGACTCTCAATCCGAACAAACTGAGTATTGGATACGTTAATGAGAGAACTACTCGTTGTCCAGGTGAGCACTATATCGATAAGCAGACTCATAAGTTCGGACGCATACTCGATACAGAGGCTCTCAATATCATAATCAGCCACGTTCATGAATACGACTATAAGAAATACAAGCATGTCTCGGATATTGATATAGTCGTATACGTACCAATCCCAAGAAGACTTCGTAACATGAAACGTCTTGAAGAAGTCAAGAAAAACCTCGTTGAATCCGTTAAGTGAATGCGAAAGGTAGACCTCTTATGGGGTCTACCTCTTTTGTCCGTCGGTGACAAAGGGATAAAACATTAAGAAAGGACGGTATCTCCATGGTAAAGAGAAAACCCGTTCGTGATACCTACATATTTACGCAAATGAATAAGGGTGGTTATATCGATAACATCCTTAAGGTATTCATGAACCCTAACAGTGCGATTGATGTTACCCCCAAGATGCTGGAGGAGCAGTTGATTCGCATCAATAAAACCTTCAAGTATCCCGCCAAGTTGGCTGTACTGGAAGCATTCAAGAACGGACAGATGAAACTCATGATGCTTAACCCAACGGTTAGGGACGTGAAGCTTCCTGTGTCTATCCCGTTCCTGTTCAATAAGGAACGCACTAGCGCAATCGTCTTTATTGACAACTACGCTAGGTTCAATAAGAAGCTTCCGGATACAATCGACATGGACTACAAGAAGCTCTACTGCTTGATGGAAAGCGCGTATCTTGCGCTTGAAGGTTACAACCCCGCCAATACTCGTCTTATCAATGTCGGCACCGCTATCTTCGCGCAGATGTTCACCAGGATTCTCAATAAGAGGTTCTCTCTGAACACGGATAAAGCTGCGATGAATAAGGTGCTTTTCCTTGCGAGTAAGTACTTCCTTATCAATATCCTCGGTATGACGGATGCTGATAAGATTTTCAACTATGCTCTCAAGACATGTAATTCGGCTACAGCCATTCTGATGCGAGATGTCGACCAAGCCTTCAACTTTGGTACGTTCGAAAACATCTCGACGTTTATTTCTGGACTCGCTTCCGAGTCGTATAAGTTCGCCAGTGGATTCAGTCAGTTGACGGTTCGAGACTATATGCTTGAGTATGCCCGCACATACGGACAGGAAACTCTTCTTAGTCTGGAATCTCTTGATTACTTCATGTACGTCATCTCGTCTGTAACCATGGGAGCTTATCTCAACAATCAGGTCGTCCTCGACGACATCGTCGGAGACGACGGAAAGAAGATGTACCTTGAGATGGGTAGGTGATTATTGTGGCGACTTCCGATGAGTTGCGCTCTGCAATAGCGAGTGGTAACGTCATTATGAGCGTTCTCACTGATACACTCAGTGAGCTTCGCAATTATGCGTTCAACTACCTCGTAGAGTTGCAAAAGAACATCATCGACATTCATCGGGTACATGCTGTATACAGCTCGCTTAGATTGGAACCGGATACCGCGTTTGGTGGTAAGGATCGTCTCAATACGATGATGACCCTTAGCACGCGGAAGCCGTTTATCCACTATAATACCCGTTTGAAGTTCAGGCGGTCACCTCTTTACAATAAACCGGTATCGAACGAGATTCTCGATAAGAACCGTAGCATCTTCTTGTATAGCTACTTGGTCTTTATCGATGGATATCTCGACGTATCCGCTAAGGTTCGTTGTAAAGAAGACGTGACCGACATTTGTTTGTCCAAATTTGCTATGGAGCCAGAGCTTGCTAAGAAGTTCAAAGATGGGTGCAATATCGATATTGTATTCCTCAAGAACATGCAGCATATTACTACTAGCATCAATGCTAAGAAGCTCCGCGATGCTAATTGTAGATTCAGATTGTCGAAGAATGCTAACATTCCTGATGGTTCTGAAATCATGCTGGTTCCTCATAAGAAGGGAATGCTTCGTAAGGTATTCCCTGTGGTAATTGAAGATGAGATGCTCAAGGTGCCACTCGGTGTCCTTACAGGATTTGAGGATACTGATGATATCGCATTGGACATCTACACGATTCCTCATGCGTATGAATCGTTCGACGTTCAACCCGTGACAAATGTTCACACTTTGGGTTCGACTCGTACGATGCCATTACCAGAGGAAAACTTCCTCACGTTCGTGAAGAGAATCGATGGTTCTATGTATCTCGATAATCGAAAGATGTTCGAGATGAAGTATCCTTGCACGTTGAGGATGACCAAGCCAAATGATTTGATTGGTTCGCCACTTCATATCGTTGGTCTGTATTGGGAAAACCACACCAACGAACACCTTATGGGGTTCGATGAGGATCTCTTCGAGTATCCTCTTATCAAGGGTGCTCAGAACATCATTCAGAACGAGACGATTGCAAATTACGTCCCGTTCAAATACAAGTACGATATTCCAGAGTTTCTCGCTGTGAACGATGACAGTAAGAACTACAAGCACGAGAAGATGCTTTCTATCTTCAAGAAGTGGGCAGTAGCGTGTCAGCGTTACAATGAGAACATTCGTAAGAATCTCAAGAAGCATATTCTCCGTCCTAAGGATTTGGAGAGTAAGCTCCGTAGGAATAACCATCTTGAGATTACCAATGGTAACTATCAGGTTGAATTCCCTGAAGACCGATATGTCTTTATCTTTATCAATACGGACGCTGAATCGAAGCTACCTCTCCAGTTCTGGATTGATGGATATAGATACGTACCTGACCATGTCTACCTTGATGGCGCATATCAGTACGTCTATATCCAGAAGGAACTGATTAAAGAGAACTCCGTCATTGAGATTGAGAGAAGTACGGTCAATAGATTCTCTGTAGAGATGAACGTACAGGCTACTGTGGCTAATAGAGTCCATCTTGGTAAGAACAGATGCCGTATGGATTCTCTATTCGTCACTAAGTTGGATGGAACTATCGTTGATAAGTCTCAGCTCACATTCACTGCTGTGATTGAGGGTAAGCGAGTAGAGATTCAACCTAACTCGAAACTCATACTTGAAGATTCTATCGAACTCGAAGTAAAGGGTATCGATGACCAGCTCCGATTCATTTGCAATGATAAGAGCATTGAAGTTGAAGTGCCTTTGACTACACGAGTGACTGATAGTAAGGATATCAACGTCGGTGGTGTAATCCACAGCGTCTATCCGAAACCGACGAGGTATCGTATCTTCAAGAAGGGTCTCCTCGTACCTCCTTCTGCATATCTTATGGATATGGCTAAGAAGGTTGATGGTTCGAGTAAGCTATGGCTCAATTCGAACAACACGGTGTCGGTATACCAGATTGACTATATCCCTGAAGGGTATAAGCATGTCTATCACCAGAACTATATCAATAGCCATGGATTGATTGACCTCAACGGTAAAATCGATAAGCCGTTCTCCAATAAGTACTATGACGTTTACGTCAACGGTCTTCGTATTTCTCCCAATCGGATTCGTAAGCTTGCGAACTTCGGTATCGTTATACTGAACCTGCACGTATTGCGTAATCTCGATATCTATGAGAGAGATGTCGATGATACGTATTACAAGTACGACATCGAGAGTAACCAGTTGTCGGATAAGCTGTTTGAAGCTGATGATGATTACAAGAAAGAACTTGAGAAGAAGTATCCGGAAGTCAAAGACGATACTACTATCCCGAATATCATTGATATGGAGGATAGAGTCAAGAGAGATATCTTCGATATCATATTTGAGAAACTAGAATACGAGGGTCTCTTCACTCTTGATGATGTCACATCGTATATCGCCGATGAGTTCTTCGATAAGTTCGATGCTGATGGTGTATTCTTCATCAATGCTGATAACAAGTATCCTGTTACGAGGCATTATCCTGATGGAGAAGTTAGATTCCTTGCACCTCAGAGAAGCAATGAGTATGAACGAATCAACTACGTTGAGTACACGGATGACTTGGATGACTCCATTACGAGCACCGATACTCCAGAGTTCGTCAACGCTGCTGAATCGTTTACTATTTCCAGCAGGAAATATCCTACCCTTAAGAACGCAGATGTTCTCATGGTCGGTGGAGCGGATATCCGAAGGATTGACGATAACGTTGCTATATTTGAGCATGAATATAAGGCACCTCCTGTATTGCCTGGTTATGATGAACCTACTATCGAGCCAGACCCAGAACCGGAGCCGCCTAAGTTCACGCCGTATATCGATGCCCTTCCGAAAGATGATACTTACGAGTACATCAATTCGGCAGAGAACGTCAACAACTCTGACCTACAGACGCTTGATGAAGACCAGGGTGTATTCTACATCAATGCGGACACGAAATACAAGTGGGATACGTATCCGGAAGGAGACGTTAGATTCATGGCACCTCCGAAGGTTACGGAGATATCCAATATCAACAATGTCATGTATAGCGAAGCTACGGCTAAGTTCATGACGGATATGAAGAAGGGGTATCTCAATGCTACTGATGAACCTGACCAAGTAGAAGGATATGATGTTATCACGGATGACGTAGATGGTACCATATTCATAGATACCGGTAAGGACATAAATCGTGAGACCGATAAGGTGGAACTGAATACTCCGGAGTAAAGTGGTTGAAAAGACACGGGTGGAATCACCCGTGTCTTATTGTTTCCCGTAAACTCATTATCCTCACATGCATATCATTACCGTAATAGAGTACCTTAGAAGGTTGCTCGGCGCTAAGGTAAGTGCGCCTATAAAAGCCTACGTTCCTGCTAGATGGTAGGAGAAAGGAGCCCATCATGGCTTCATCTATTATGTACTCTTTCCCAGCCGCTCTCGATGCTGCTTACATGAGCAACAACGCGAAGAAGGTGGCAAGTATTGAGAGCTTTTCCGATGCTATGGTGTTGGGAGAGCTCATCATTCGCGCGGCAAAGCGGTGCGAGCGCAAGTTGCGCTTCAAGCGTCCGCTCTGCATGACGCGTGAGCAGCAGGAAGCGATCAGTGCGGCAATAGCTTCTGGATATAACGTCCAGGTAATGACGACGGACATCGTCATTACCTGGTAACAAACCAAAGAAAAGAATAGATACCACGCTGGCGCGGTTCGGTCTATTCTTTTTTTTCTTCTCTTTAATCCTAGTTTTCACACCCGTATAATGACCGAAAGGATGATAGATATGAGTGTATTTGACGAACTGTGGTTTGAAGATACTAAACGTCAGCTTCGGTTGGCGAGACCCGATCTATCCGATAAGGTGTTGGATGGATATATAGAGAAGGTTCTTAGGAAGAACAAGATTAACCCACCATGTGTATTGGATAACAATTACGTCCATAAGAAAGTCAATACGAATCTTGATTCTATGATTGATTGGATTCATGCAACCAAACCAATCTGTGGTGGATATGGTGTGTTCTATAAGAACCAGAATGAATCAGTTAATAACGTCGCGCGTGCTATCCATAAGTTCCTCATAACGCGCACAGCTTTGAAGAACCATATGAAACAATGTAAACCTGGAAGCTATGAGTATAAGCATTCCGATATGCTTCAAGCTGGAGAGAAGATATGTGCCAATTCGATTTATGGTGCTGGAGGAGCAGAGGTTAGTATATTCTACAATCTCTATACGGCACCGTCGACTACTGCAACGGCACAATCTCTAATTAGTACAGCATATGCTGCATTCGAACAATTCATGGCTAACGGTATCAAGTTTACTGATGTAGATGAATGCTTGAGATTCATTTCTCTCATAGTATCTGAGAAGACTACTCATAGTATGAGTGGTATACGATATGTGACGAGAGATGAGCTTGTAGACCGTCTATATGGTATGCTCCCGAAGAAAAAGAAAACGAACCGAGCCATGGAGATTATTCGTTGTACAGTAGATAACCTGTCCAGAGAAGAAGTGACGAGAGTCTACTACAAGAATAATCTCACCGAGTTTACACAGAATTGTGATGAGGTTGTATATAGACTACGGAAGATTATGAGAGAGACGAAGTCGTTTAGAGCTCCAGTAGAGAAATTGATGACTCCAGACTTGAAGAAAGACCTGGATATCATCTGGGGTTATTATAGCGAATTCGTTCACTTCAATCATCCGTTGTATAACCGTATCTTCCGTATTAAGACAAACAAACGAAGCGCAGTTCTTGTCATAGATACAGATTCAAACATGGTTTCTATCTATGACTGGATTACGATGATGCTGGATTGCTTCGTCGATAGAAACAATAAGAACGAGCCAGAGGAGCTTATGTATATCGCAGCATCTACAATCTCAGTGTTCATGACAAATATGATTACTGATACTCTTGCGACGTATTGCCGTATATCGAATATGCCTAAGGAGTATTGGAAGAATATCAACATGAAGAACGAGTTCTTCTTCGATTGGTTGATTACGACCTCTGCTAAGAAGAACTACATCTCGTCGATTCTTCTTCGTGAAGGTATTCCGTTGAATGGTAAGATGGATATCAAGGGTTTGTCTTTTGCTAAGTCTGTTATCTCTGATACGGTTTCTAAATATATGAAATCGATTGTTAAGGATGACTTGCTTGGAGCTAAGATTAACCTCAAAGATATGCTTCTTAGATTGGATAAACTCCGTGATATGATTCATGATTCCTTCATGGAAGGAAAGAAAGAGTATGGTAAACCGGTATCGGTTAAGGAGTTCCAGCATTATACTAGAGGCTACTCAGATATGGGTGTTCGTGGTGTACGTGTATGGAACTTAGCATATCCGGAGAATCCATTGGAGTTACCCGATAACGTGATGATTATCAAACTGAATGCTACTAGGCAGTCTGATATAGAAGGTTTGAGAGACGTTGAACCCGATATATACAATAGACTGATTAGTGGGTTCTGGGAATCGTATAAAGACCCTGAGTTGACACAAGACGATGTTAAGACGTTAGTGAAGGGTATAAACTGTATAGCGATTCCCTCGTTGGTGGAGAAGATTCCCGATTGGGTAATCCCATACATTGCGGTGGATTCAATAGTCGAGGATAACTCGAAATCGATATTCCCTCTATTGGAATCTCTGTCTAGCGGCTTAATCAGTACGAGAGCAGGACAGAAAGCTCACAGTAACATTCTTCGTTTGTGACAAGAAAACCCCGTTGGTAATGAACCAACGGGGTTATTTTTCCCTTATAGAAGCATATCGTTCGGATTGATTTCTCCAAGTTTGATTGTCTGGTCATGGAAGCTCTTCATTCCCAGATTAACGAAGTTGGAACCGATAGTCGAGAATGTGAGACCGACGTTCTCGATTCCTACCATATATGGTTTATTGCCATAGCATTTATTGCAAATCTTCTTGCTGGTGCAGAATAGAGGAGTACGTATCTTAATCTTCTTACCAATATACTTACCCATATTCTCCCTAGTCAATTCAATCAATCGACTTCCTTCTACCATGTAACGGAACATGTAGTCCTGTACGTTCTTCGAAGTAAGTTCAATTTCGAGATACCGTTTTGAACCACAATCGGAACCTTTCTTTCCAAGAACGATGCCTTGGAACGCAGCATTGAATCGCTTAACGGTATATCCACCAACGGCAGTACCGACAGCTTTAGGGTACGCACCTGCCTGAATGCTATTGGCGAAGTAAGGCAGATGTTCTTTCTCGATACCTTCACTGAATCCGTGTTTGGCGATAACGAACCTCTTATTGACAGGATCGTAGTTAGCACCTTTCATGATATTCATGTTCTTATAACCGTTACCAAATGAACCACGAGCATTGGAGTCATATATCTCCATGGCTGGGTCATTCTTGAGTTCATCGTGTGCGAATTTGAGTAACTCTTTCTCAATCTTCGCTGCTACAACCGCATTACCCTTATCGAGTTCTTCTTTGTTCTCTTTGAAGAGTTTATCTCTGTATGCAATTACCTTCTTATTAGGAGCAATGATTCCCTTACTATAAGAAGAGCAAACCATCGTATGAATAGCAAGCATCCACTGAAGCCTATTCTGATATTCAGCATAGTCCTGAGTGGTAATCTTGTCTTCCATCAGAGCTGTACAAATCTTCCCTTCTGTAGCAGAGAAGTTATCAGCAGTATATGGTTCGTTTACATACCCGAGTACATCTTGGAGAATTCCTTCATAGAGGAATTTGTTGATAACGAATAGACCTACATTTGTCTTAGGGATATCAGTAGTATTCGAGTACTCACCTTTCTTGAGAGAGAACTCGTCCTGCCATGATAGTCTAGCAGGTACGACTTTCTTCTTCTCTTTATCGTAATGGGAAACGAAGTTAGCTTCTACCCATTCCTTTGTGATATCCTCTTGCTTGGTATTCAGAAGGAATGCTTTTTCTTCTTGCGTTAGCTTCCTAGCCATTCTGGTTAATCCACCTCCGTTGAAACGAATAATAGGACGTAACGGTTTTGATTCCGTTACGTCCTATTAGACCATATCGTGCTATCAGTTCGTATAGATACGATAGCGGAATGTGATTTCCTTGTTCTCCAACATTTCGTTCGAGAAGTTCAGCTTCGTAATCATCATCACATTGCTGTAGTCGAACGTACCGTCGGAAAGCTTCTGCTTAACAGCAGCGCAGAGAGCAATCGTATTAATACGAGCCTTTTCGATATCGCCCGTAAGAGTGAAATACTCACGTACATCCTTCTTCGTCAGATGGAGAGACATCTCTGCGAAGACTTCGATAGCGTCCTGACGGTCCGTGTTGTGAACGGCACCGTGTACTTCCGTACCGTCTTCACCATCGACACCATCGCACCAAAGAGCCTTGATTGCAGGAACCGAAGCGAACTTCTTAAGGAAGTAACCCTTCTTACCATTGCCCATGTCTTTCTTGAACCAGTAGTTCTCAGCTTCTGCACCGACGAGATCCGTATCGGTTACACGGAACGGAATCATCTCAGACGATACGCCGTTGGAACCGACTTCACGCTCATAGAACTTGACATCCTTGACGGTTCCGATTGCATCACCGGAACCACCCGTGCCTATACCCCAGAGGCAGATGCAGTGATCCTGAGGAATGTTTGCCGTAGCACCAAATGCAGGCGTCGCATTGTTGATGGTCATGATGTTATTCAACGTATCGACCTGGAGACCAGAACGTACATTGAACAGCTTCTCAAGAACGTAGATACTTCCGCCAAGGACGACGTTGTTCTCCAGACGCGTGAAGATCGGGTCACCGAACTGGTCGAATGCATCGATGCGCGTACGGAACGTCTTATTCTGCTGAGGCGAGCCCCCAGCAGTTACTGTATGAAGTTCAGACTCTGTCAACGCGAGTTTATCTTCAAGCAGAATATTTTTATTCATTGTGATTAGTTCCCCTTTCGTGATAAATAGTTTACTAAACTGTCATTTTCCCTCATTGTTACGCCGAGTATGTGGTTTTCACCTTTGTCTTTATATTCAGCTTAGTACGAGGAGTCATTGTTGATTCGATGAACAGTTTGTCTCTTAACTTGACTTTGGACTTCTTGCCTTTGATAGTGACATCGATGGAATCTGTACCACCGAGTATAACTCGTGTCTGTATATTAGACTTTGCAGATACCTTACTGATGATATCACCGTATACCATATGAAGGTATCCGGATACAGTCATCAGGACTTTATTTGATATCCCTCTATCTTTCATAAGACCATCTATGACTTTAAGACGTTCTTTGAGAGGAACGTATCTCATCGTTGCCAGTATCTCTTTGAATACGACCTTGTCGAATTTCTCCATAGAGGATTTCGCTTCGGATAAGCCATCCTTATAGAGCATATTCAAGTTTGATTTCACACCGATGATATTCTGAATCAGATGGTCGTCATCGAGATTATCATGGATATGCATCTTCGTCTTAGCGGAGATGTATCGGAAGGCTCTGGCAACTTCACGGATATGGAATCTATCCTCTTTGGAGAGTTTCACATTGAACTCAGCCAGAGTGTCAGTATACAAGAATTTCAAGTAACTTGACACTTGCTTCTCTACCAATGTACGTAAGTTGCCATCCTTTATGGCACTATCTTTCAGTACCATATGCGTACGACTATCAACGTATCTGAATGACTTAACCACGTCTCTCATATTGAAAGAAGCCGATTCGTTCAGATTGATTTCCGCTTTGGAAATCACATCAGCGTACAGAGCATGTAGATTCTCTGAGAACTCACCATGGATTTCCATATTATGCTCATCCAATATCTTGATAAGGTTGAGATACCTATCATCGAACGTATATCGGACACCGGCAAATGCAAAGTCGACAGTGTAAGACTTGAAGAAGTTGATTAGTCGAATCAATGCAGAGAACAGGGTGTTCGAATTAACTGCGTTATGGAGATACTTGAATGCATCAGATAGGTTCTCTATCTGATACAAGCAAGTCTGCATGACTTCATCCAAGTTAGCCGAATCACTACTATCGATTTCACTAAGAAACAGAGCAAGCTCTGGATTGATATTCTCCAGTAGTTCTCCCCATGTCTTAGCTGGTACACCATCCGACTTCGCATATATCTTATCGATATCCTCCGTTACAAGAATGCTCTTATAGAGCTTCTGATATGCATGGTAGACATCGATGTCGGTAGTCTTGATGGCTTGACTCGTAATGAAGTTCTTGAGGTCTCGAATATTCTTATAGATGCGGTCTACATCCTTGGAGTTATTCACACCAGTATTGATGAGATACCGAATCATGGAATTATCGAGATTCTTATCAGCTTCAATCTCTCTAGCGAGTTTAGGCAGATCCCGTTTGAAGTTAAAACCGAGTACCGTAGTGATACCGGTTGGATTCAGAGGAATCTCTCCCTTGAATCTATACTTCTTGCAGAATGCTGCACAAATGAACACAACCACAGAGAAGAGATCATGGTTCTTATTGGAGATTCGCGGTAGATGTACTGTAACCTTGGCAAACTCATCACGGTTATCGATAATCATACGGAATGTATGACAAATCTCGTACATGATTTCTGTAAGCCTGAAGATAACGTCCATGGAGAGATACTTCGTCTCAATGTAGTTATACTTCGCTTCGTACATCTTCGTTCGTACTTCCTCATCATCAACCCAGTAGATATCACCATCGACCAATGTATGATAGGATACTCGTTCGGCTTTATCTTCCATAGCAGCACTCGTATCGTCTGCTTTCAGATTAACCTTCTGGAAATACAAGTCGAACATCCTATCGTAGTCGGGCTTCTCAACCATCGTACCGTCCATACCGAGGACTTTCTTGGTTGCTTGAATAGGCAGTTTGGTGACACTGTCTATCTTAGGTGTCTTGACCAAGAAGTATTTGTAGATATCGATATTGCTGAACCCGAATATCTTAACGATATCGAAGATGACCTTATTGGACGATTTCAGATTGAGGAAGATGTTAAGGTTCTTCGCCAATAGTTTCATCTGTGACAGAGTGAGTTCTTCCAAGTAAGGAATACTGTACGAATCGAAAAGGTAACGGATAAGCTGAGTATCGTAGAAGTCTCGCGTGATTCCTTGTTTGAACACACTACAGAACAATCTCTCTATCGCCATGACGATTATACTGAAGCCTATGAAGTTATCATAGTACTTGTAAGTCATCTGGAGATTAGGATTGTAAAGCGAACTCATGAAGTACTCACGAGCCATCGCATAGAACTTCTTGAAGTCCAATCCGATGTTTTCTGGGTTAGTGGTTCCTATGAAGAGAATCTCGTAGTTCAATGCGCGTCTTGCATCGTAGTAGCTGATAGAGTCTGACCCCAGATGGCGAAGATAATTCTTAGTGGGGTTATCCTTAATCATCTTAGCCAGCATACCGCTAGTCTGCAAGCGTGATATTTCAGATATGTTCAACTGGTGAACCGGTACATTCGTTGGAATATCATACCTGTTCGCCGGAGCATAGAGAAAGTCCTTATCTTTCATATCAGGCAGTCCAGCAAGACAACGATAGTAGTCATTCTTTTCAACGTAATTGGAAAGAATAAATTGGCGCTGTGCTCGAACTATAGCACCGCGCAAAGCATACGGTATCTTCTCTTTATCTTCCATATAAGCAGACATCAGAGCACCGCTTATACCGAGACTCTCGTATACTTCAACATCGAAGTTCACGTATGAGGTAAACTCATCCAGACCACCGCGAACCATCAAGTATTCATCCGCCGCTCTAGTGATAGATGCAGTATCGTACCGCTTTGCTTCTACGGAACGCTTGACGACTATACTAGATAGAAGTTTCTTCATCTGGTTGATGAAGATATCCATCTGTAAGCCTTCATACATCATAATTTCTCACATCCTTTCAGCGTTCGTTTTAGTAGGTTGTCTTTACCCTATAACGCTACGCAGTAGTAGAGTTCACAGTAGTATAATCTAGTAAAGGGCGTGAATGAAATGGATAAGACTATTGTTTACACTGATAGCGAAAATCCTACGGTATCATCCGATAAAGCGGATTTCGATATAGCATTTATCAAGGACCAAGATTTCTTCATGGTGTTTGATAACTGGGTTTCGTTCATCAAAGGAGTAGAGAAGACCATTCGACAATCTGATTCGTATAGTCAATACATCGCACATATCTCTGAACTCGGATTGACTAAGTGTCAGGTGTTGGGGTATGTCGATAGTAACATGAGTGAGTTAGGTCACAAGGTTTCTGTCGAAATGCATCATGGTCCGCTTCTTACTCTATTCGACTATGTCTCTATCGTAATCACCTATATGCTTAAACACAAGCAGAAGATCACGAGTATGAGAGTAGCGAAGATTGTTATGGATGAACATTGGCTCGGTAACGTACAGACCGTTATGTTATCCGCTACAGCACATGCTGCGGTTGACAGTGGGAAGATGTTTATCAGCTTCAATCAAGGTCATGGGAATATCATTAACTTCCTCAAGAAGTATCGTGATGGTATAACCGATGAACAGAGGGAAAAAATAAACAAGTTCATTCGTATGAGTTACAAATGGAAGAGTACGGATAATGGACTATTCGACCTCCATGACACGATGAAGAATTGGAACATAGCTTAGAAGCAAAAAAAAGACAACTGGTACACGAATACACCAGTTGTCTTGTTTCACCTCCTTACTCCTTTTCCTGCATGGCAGCGATAGACGCGTTTGCAGCCGCCATCGCCGTGTCCATGCTGGCGTACGTCGCCATGAACCCGGAGGGGTGGATAAACGTCTGACCGTCAAGCCCCTTGATGATGTTGCAACGGAACGCCTGTCCCGAATCATCAACCGGAATGGTGCGAACAACGAATCCGCCGCGATTCGAAGGGAATACCACGAAGTTGAGCTCAGGGTGAATCTCCGCGTACGGAGCCCAGAAGCTCATGCCGGCACCACGCCCGTCGTCGATGACGAGAACGCCAGTGTTGGTGATATCCTCCTCAATGTGCCTCTTGAAGTCGAGAAGCTCATCGACATACCCGTCGGTGTTCTTCCACATCCTCATGAGAATCGGCGTCGCAGCGTCGACAGCCGAGAGGAAGTTCCTGTCCTGGTCATCACGATCCGCTCCGAGGTCGTTGAAGACCTCGATAAACGAGAACGGATTCCCGAACTTCAGGCACGGGTGATTGAACTGCCCATTGTCCTGTGCACACACAGGAAGGAGCAGTTCGCGAAGGCGGAGCAAGCGCTGAACAACGCGGCTCGTCTCGCCGTAGCGCCTCCTTGCATCGAGGAGGATAACCTCCAGGAGCATCGAGCCGGCACAATGGATGACATCGGTTCCGGGCACAAACTGTTCGCGGCTGTAGTCCTGATGATGGTCAAGGACCATCTCGCGGAACTGGTGGTTCACCGCGACGTCGCCGCCGATGTCGAGAATGAAGCGCACCGTCTCGTCGTCGAAATCGTTGTACTCGATCTCGTCGGTATTCGGGCGCCCGATGGCGACGCAGACGTCCTGGTTAAGGTGACGAACATACGCCTCCAGCCCGATAACGCAGAGCACGTCATCGGGGTGAAACTTGCCCGTATGGACAAGGATATGAACTGCCCTGGAGGTCTCAACATTCTTGAAGACCTGGCAGAACGCCTCGGCATTCTGAGCAAGATGCTCGTTGAAATTGATGATGCCGGAAATGTTCTTCTGATTGGTCATGGTAAAACGTCCTCCTTCGGATCGTAGATTTTAGGCGCTTCATGAATAGCGCCGAATCCGACTCTTTCGGATTATACTGCCTTAATAATATACAATCAGAATCGCTTTTGATTTACGCTGAAATTACTACCAGCGCGACAATACGGAAAGGGGTTGTGACCATTGGAGTACACACACTTGGTAATTGAAATACTGACCATTATCGCGGCATTGTATCTGGCATGGTACTTTTCCGATAGGTATATTGGTACCCGAAAGCATTACAACGAAATCCACGGTATGGGTTTCGAGAAGTTGACGAGCACCTCCAAGGTGAATCAATACCTATGGAGTAGACTCGTTAAGGAACTAGGAGATAGATACTTCGATTCAAAGAATGGGGTCAATAATACTAAAGCCGATGTGACTCTTTCTATATTGAAACTAACCGAAAGGTTCATGACCAGAAAGATGGAATGTATGGAGAAACAGAATGAGATTGAACTGATTAAGAGTGTCCCGCTTGCAACACATCTACAAGCGTTGAATACTCTTATCGATATGGAGTTCAATCTCTATGTAGTTCTTCCAAGGTCGGGTATGGAGCATAAGCCACCGATTGATGATGTGAGAGCAGTAAGTGAGCAGATTGCGAAGAAGGTGTTCGGTAACCTGAATGATAGGTTCTTTGAAATCTTCAGGATATACGGTTTGTCGGAAGACTACATCATGAGTTACACAATCCGTGAACTCTTCTCGAAGATTATCCTCTTCTCTAAAGAACGTAACACTCCACCAGAGCCATAAAAAAAAGAAAACACAGAGCGTAGATACAAATGATGTATCTACGCTCTTATTACCCGTTCATATTACCATCCTGAAGAGTGGTACTAGATAGTTAACGTAATTGTACCACGTCTCAAGTTTGTCTACGCAGTTATCGCAGTCTATTAACCCTAACTGGTTACCGAATAATGTAAGCGGTTCTTTCAATCTATACATAGAACTCGTATTGAGTTCTCTATAGTATCCAGTAGCCAGTTGTTTGGTTCTATATAGATGCGCTACGTTCTTTATAAACTCAAGTGCTTTCTTCCTGTTGTTATTACGCATAAACGAAGAAAACTCTCTGAAGATATCAAACATGTATTCTTGATGATACTCAGCGAATTCATCTTTGATACCTTTACAGTCAATACGATCGTCTGTTAGATAGAACTCGATTTTATTCATATAGAGATACGAGTTATACTCATTCTTCTTACGGAACCGGATATTATCAAACTCCGTATATTGAAGCTCTCTATTACGAATGAATATCGCGTCCTTCTTTATGGATATGATATCCGTAGCCACTATCTCGTTCTCTTCAAAGAGTTTCTTTCTACATGCTTTGAATCCTTTCTTCATCTTATCACGTAACGAATCATCTTCTCTCATTAGATTGCCTATATAGATATGACGCATCTTCTTAGGTAATCTCTCTATACGCTCGATGACTTCTTCATCACAGAACTTGAAATGCTTTATGATGTTATACCCAGCACTCTCTATATCGTATTCAGTAATGAGTTCTCCAAATATCCCTTCTATATCCTTATCCAAGTAATTCGTCTTCTTGTATAAATCACATACAGCCATTCCAGTTCACCTCCCTCGGATTAGTGAAAAGTGAGCATAAAGGTAGAATCACACTATGTGATTCTACCTTATTTTGTCAGAGTTTCTCTAACTCTTTTATTTTCGGTTTCGGGTACTTGAATACTTTGATACCAAACTTCCGAATCTGTTGCGCTGTAATCATGTTTGTACGCATCTCACCACCGACTTCTCTGTAGAAGTAACTAATGGCGTTCGATGTACAACGTGTCACGATAGCGGAAGTTTCTTTACATTCGTCATCTTCTATATGGTACATGAAGATTACGTCACCGACGTCGAACTTGGTGTTATTCAGAAATACCGTCGTCATTGCCGTATCCGGAACATAGGACGGTGCAATATCGACGATATCTATCTGACCACTCGTCTGTCTCTTACAGCATCTGACATATCCATTCTCTTCGACAGGGACAGGTTGAAGAATCTCATATGTATCCGAACCTATCCTGAACGTCTCATGAATTTCATATCTGACGCCACACATCAATCTCGTCATCGACTCATGCATTCGTTTTCACCACCTAGCGCTTAGTCAATTAGAGTAATGTAGGAAAAAGAAAGGAGTGTGTGGCGCACACTCCTAATATTTTAACAGAATAGCCAACTCGGTCCGCCGGTTTAGAGATTCCCTCTGCGGGCAACGACATCTCAGCCGTAACTCTCGGGATACCTACCGTCTTGGCACGGTGATGCACTAGAACATCTGCAACGCGACTCTAAGCACTTGAGTCCGCTCGTTGTTACCAACGACACGCTGTTCTCACATTGCGACAGATTTGGATATCGTTCTACATACAGCATCATTTGAAACTCAGAACCCTGGCTGCTTCATCAGCCTTAGACCGCATTATTGTACGCATCCTGCAAATGTGGTCTATCGTCTTTTGATCGTAGGCTACGAAGTCGTTTCCTGACTTACTATGCTTCGTCACATACTTCTTAGGAATGCCCATATGGTCGATGATGAATCTCCGTAATACTTTCATATACGGTACATCCTTCTCTTCCTTTGAGCAACAGAAGTAAACTGGTTTGACGATGCTTCGGTACAGGAACAGGGACAGCATGTACATGATTCTCGGGTCACTAAGATAACGAATGTACTCATTCGCGAATCTATCATAGTCTTCTTCCGAGAACCAAATCGAGGTAGCCGATACTGGTGCCATAAATTGACCGCCTTCCTCGAATTTACTACTGTCTAGGTCAGTGGACACCGCTAGGTATACGGCGTCCTTTACACCCTTACTGAGTTTCTTCAGGCTCTTGCTATCTTCAACAACAGCGAAGGTTATCACGGTCGTGACCCTCCCCTCTATTGTTAATCGCTATAGTACGTTCGACCTGAGTAGTCGCATTGACGATGTCTCGTCCTACCCATCCAGATACAAGATACCCTACTGGGACTAGACCTATCCCAGAATGGCGACCTAAAGGGGTTGCAAGGGATGTTCCATCATGGATACATCTGGCAGTTCGTTGGTATTGTCGATTATGGAAGACAGAGTTGGATAACATTTCAGTCATCCCCTTCCCATACAAACTCATCATCGTCCAAAGTTTTACGCGATTTCTCGCTGACGATGACTTGGAAATTGTCGTCGGACTTCTTCTGTCCTGTCCGGCAATCCTCCGCTTGTTTCGACCCAACACGGAAGCCAACTTTAACCTTCTTCCGTTTCTTACCCACGTTCTTGAACATCTCCGCACGTTCATCGTCGGTCGCTTCAACGATGCGTTTTATATCGAAGATGTCGAACTTGGTCTTGCAGTGTTCACAAATCATCTGGTCGTAGTCCGGTGTATACCCAATACGGGAACCGCACTTAGTACAACGGATGAGTGCTTCATCGCGTTCGTACATATAACCATAGTCCAAGGCAACGATGTTACCTTGGTCGTCGAACCCCCAGTTACGGAAGTTCTTGTCGATGCATCCGAGGTCCTCGAAGAGGAAATCCTCTGCCAATACAGCTAGAAGACCACGAATGACTTCTTTGTTCAGTCTGAAGGTTTCCAAGTCCATAATATTGACATAGCCCGCAACGGCAATCAGACCATTGCATTCATACGTCTTAGTGACCGCAGGTTGTGCTTTCTTAGTCACATTGAACTCTGTCCAGTTATCATTCAGACCGTAGTTGTCTAACGCGAATTTGAATACGTAACCGTCTTTCAACATCGCGTATCGGTTTGTCCCAGCGCCAAGTTCTGCGAATTCTTTATCTCGTAATGTGTATTTGAGTGCGTCCACTCGTTCGTTATTATTCGACATCTTCAAGTCGTTAACGATATCACATACAGCCTGTATATCGGCTACCGAGAAATTCTCCTTGATTCTGGAACGTAAGCTTCTATGAGAAGCAATTTCTCCCGTGGGCGTGAACTGCAAAGTTCTCATCATTGACTACCCCCAATGTATCAGTTAATGACACTCCGCATCTTGGGAACTAACACTAGACACGGAAGAGTCATATGTTAGTCGATTTTAGTAGTCTTCCATCTCGCGTTTCATTGAATCGCGATTGAAAGCGCACATTTCTTTCTCGAACGCTTTGAAGCTCATGCCAAATTCACCCGATGCATTGTAATCATCGAGGAAGGCATCCATGTCGACGTTTCCATCTTCATCGGCTTCCCAGTAGTTCTTCTTATTCTTCTTGGCTTTCTTCTTTGCCGTTTTAGAGTTCTTCTTTATCATGCGGCGTAGTCTCTTGGACTTTATACCGCGCATAGAACCCTTGGGCATAAAGCCAGACTCCACGAATGCTTCTTGGAGTTGAATAGCCTCGAACTCTGTCTTACGAATGGTCATCCCTTTGTAGATGACATAAGCGTTCTCTTCATCGTCCTCTTCGGTTATCAAACCATCTTCGAGACGATTCCATCTCTTGATTGCTTCCTTGATGGACAATCCTTCGGCAGCTTTGCGGAGAAGCTTTTTACGACGCTTAATCTCTTTAGCGACGTTGCGTTTGGATTTCTTTTTCTTACCCTTTCTCCTCCCTTTCGATTGATCGAACGGATCATACAGTTGGTTATCTTCGGAATATCTCTGGAGGATTTCCAGTTCTTCGAGAATCTTATCATTCTCCATTAGCTCGGTTTTGAACGTACGACCGACATCCCCAAATGGTGAATATCTCCGCTCATTTTCTTCGATCATAAGACCGATACCCGAGTCCGAACTGGCATTCCTGATTCTCTCCTCGTCTTCTTCTGGGAGAGAATAATCTGGCTCGCCGTGCTTGACTACGACGTACCCCGCTTCCTTCTGAAGCAGGTTCTCCTCCGTCTGTCGGAATGTTGGCACTGGTGGAATATACTCGGTTACAAGCCCCAGCTTGTAATTGAATAGGAACTGTCTTTTACCTCCATACTTTTGCACGAGTTCCTTCAAGTAGTCCATGAATATCCCATATGCCATAACATAATCCGAGTAGTGTCTGTACTTACGACGGAGTTTCTTTACCGCATCTGATGCACCGCCGAATCTCTCGGCATCGCTCAGGTGGTAAGAATCACCAAAGTCATGAAGCTTTGGTTCAAAGAGACCATAGTCCTCCATCTTGTTCACTCATCTCCCCTCCGTAAACGGGTAAATACAGAGATGGCTTTTCAACCATCTCTGTATCGGGCTAATGATATATCGCTGATTTCCGTTTAGACTATCACCGCATCGTTCTTCATGAACGGTTCTACCCACGAATCCATCGGAGACGGTGGTGGGTTCTCTGGATAGTATACGGGAATATCAGTACGTTTACCAGACGATGAATCGACCAAGTGTGGATGTGTCTTGAACGTGGGTTTCCCTGATGGGCAATAGAGGATAACCTCTTTACCATACTCGACCTCAATAGCGGAGATATCCTCAAGTGTAAGATAGAACGTGCACCCAAGTCCAACATGGAACTTAGTGATTGTGAGGAAGTTGTCCACGTTGAACGGAGTGAGGTCTTTGAAGATATGCTCATAGAGATTCGAGCCTCTTGTGTAATCCCTAACTCCATCCTGTACCCAATCCTCTTCAGGATACCTATTCCTGAACTTCTCAATCGGAAGTCCGAGTTCCTCATGGCACTCACGTCTTGCTGCTATAAGACCGAGCCGGTTCTCGTTCATACTACGGGCTTCTAGGAAATCCTGATAGTCGACATGACCCTCGGGGAACGTGATGTATCCAGCCATATCGGCATACTTCTCGTTGAGGAGAACGTAAACCGGTCTCTCCTTGTCATCGAGCGTATACACGATTCCCACCGCAGCAAGCTGAACGTATTCCTCGTTGTACTCCACATCCTGACGAAGAACGAATTCGATATCGTCCAAGTTGTCGGGATTGAATTTGTTATTGCCTTCATCGTAACGACGTTTACAAGCAATGAACTCGTTCTTGCTGTTGATGAAATACTCGAGGCGGAGAATTCTCTTGACCCAGTTCATAGCCTCACTATCGGGAGGAAACAGAGACAGAGCAACCTCTTTGAAATCGGAAGCGTTATTGCAACGCTTTCTCTTTGGATGATCTAACGCCATATCGTTAATGATAGCGCTCATCCAGTCATCATATGAGAGGGAACTGAAGATTTTACCCTCCATGATGTCATTATAGTTTCTTGAGCAATTCAAAAATTTGATCATCGTCTTCTCCTTTGATAGTAACCATCGCTTCTTCACCGTCTTTGAGATGTTTCGTTGCTTCCGTAGCAAGTTTATCACATTGCTCGTTCAGTGCAATGAACATCTTGAACTGTGTAAGCGTGAATGGTTCGTTTACGTTATTCTCCTTATTGAAGATTTCCAAGTCGTGTATCCTATTGATAGGATGCAAGTGACTACGAATCTTCAGAATCTCATAGTTCTTCAACTTCTTGAGATTCTTATGGATTTCTCGGATGGTATTGAAGTACCTAACGGCTTCACCATTTGCTTTAGTGGCTACACCGGTAGCTTTCCACTTCTTAGTCCAACCCTCAACCCACTTTGTACATGCTTTGAGAACGTAATCCGAATCGAGTATGAATACTACGTATATATCGGGTTCGTTCTCTTGTACTGCCAGTGCAGCATCCACAGCCATATACAGACCGTATATCTCCCCAATGGAGTTCGTTCCGTTATCTATGGATACTGAGTGGCTTACAGTTATGGGATTATCCCCACCGAGGATAGTACCGACAAAGGCAGCGGAAGCATAGAACTTCCCGCTGCCTTTCTTCACCGCGCTACCATCGGAGGCAAATACGGCAACCTTACCCAATAGTATCACTCCTCGAAGAGACCATCGATTTCATCGGGGTCGTACTGTACGACGTTATCCGTCACATCAGCGATACTGTATTCATAGAGCACACCGTGCACGGTTCCCTTACCCCTGCGGAACAGTTTCGGTGTCCATTGTTGCCCGATACCGATTCGCTCGCCAATCTTATTAACGGCGTACTCAGCATCCTTCTGTTTCTTCACGAGACCGCTAACCACCGTCTTTCTTTCCGTTGAACTGGTTTTACGAACAATGATAACTTTCACTTTACTTATACCTCCTATAGTGTAGAAGTTACTGCGACACTGGAATGATATGTATACCAGCTATCGATTAACCTCTTGTAAGTATGGTGATTAGAAGAGACAATAAGGAGAGAACCTAAACGGTTCTCTCCTTAGATTTCATATACCAGAACACACCTGCTGTTAGTAGCCTGACGGTATATAGTGTATTAGATACACCCATACCTGCTACGAATCTTACTAACCTCATCATTACTGGATTCACTCCCAATCTATGTTCCGTAAACTCTCCCTGTATGGATAGATATTATAGTTGTAATAGAGTACCCATACGAGGTACTCGGCGCTAAGGTAATGCGCCTTAAGAAACCTATGTTCCTGCAAGAAACGCAGGAGAAAGGAGTCTTAAAATGACTTCCGATAGCAACACAATCTCGACGCTGGCACAAGAACGAATCAAAAGCTACATGGATTACGTTCTCGAAGCGGATGAGTGCCAAACCCGATACCTCAGCGGGTTTGGTTGGGTCATGGCGTTCGAGTTCAGCCATGAGGTCGAACTGAGGCTCATCGGCGATGCGGCTGGGCTTGTCCGTCGTCGTGGAACTGACCTGTTTATGGAGCGTCGTAAAGATGGAACGATGAGACTCATCGTCCCTTTCAAGAAGAAGGACGCGGCGTAAACAATCCCCGACAACTTTCATTCCTAGGAAGGAGGTGAAAGTATGTCGATGCAAATTCGCCGGCACGGTCGGCAGCGGAGCTCGTTCTATCTCCGTCGATAAAAGAGAACGATAAGAAGGCATTCAACCACGCTGGCGCGGTTCGGTAGATGCTTTCTTTTTTTCTCTATGTTCCCGGGTCTGTAGCTAGGCTACACTATCGTTGTTACTATCAGGAATCTCTTCTGGTACACTCTTGTAGTCTTCATGGTCGATATAGAGATACTTCTTATGAAGTACATTATTGGACTTGAAGTTGAACGTCTTAGAGAGTTCAATTTTTTTCTCCAATAAATCCTTCAAAGGAGTTTCATCTATCTCCGCTTTGTACTCTTTGTAGAACCGGAAGAATCCTTGGTCGATGAAATTGATAGGGATGAATACTCGTCCCACATGAACTAACTCATGTACGGTTTTAGATAATGGAATGAGACCTACGTTACCACGGAAATGAAGTTCGAGAACCTCATCCGAAATCATAAACGGGTCTATCTCTCGTCCTTCATTGAGGAATCTCATATAGACGATATAGACAATATCGTACAGAGTGAATGGTTCATGATGAATCTCTATACGGATATTCTTAGCTGTGTTTCGTGACACATTCTGGAATACTGAACAGAAGTTCATCATACGAACATTCACAAGATACGATATGTACTCTCTATATTCATACGAAGACCGAACCATACGTTCAATAGTCTTGATGAACTTAGTGAGTTTCTTATCGTTCGTTATGACTACCGGAGGAGCACTATCTACTTCGTCAACCGGAAGATAGATAACTTCCTCTGGTGCGGTTTCTTTGTATTGGTCTACGAATGGAATTCGCATATCTTATCACCACCTTTATAGTTACTTAATTGTGAAAAAGAAAAGGGTGACGCAACGCGCCACCCATATTATCCGCCGATTAGGCAGAAGGTTTCATGTCAGGACCACCCATGTAGTTCATCCTATCAAACAACCAATCGCGGATGCTATCATTGTACACAACCTTACCGTCCACCCAGACATCATCAATACGAAGTCCAGGAGCATACGGAAGAATCGTACTGATGATTTCCTCATCGGTGAATCCACCCTGACCAATACGAATCTTCAAAGCCTTCTTGAAGTCTTCAATGAGGTCAGGATTCTTTGTGTTATCCATGACGTCATGTTTGAACTGCTGAAGACTGAATCCAGAATAGATTCGAGCTTCGAAGAATGTAGTGTACTTACGACGTTCACCACGACGATACTTATCTGCCGTAGTGTACTCAACGATGACACGCATGTGTGTGAATGGAGTCCTTTTGGCGATAACCTTGATAGGTTTGAACCCGCACTCCTTGATGAATTTGACATACTCTTTCACAACGGCTTTATGCTCGTCGTTACTGAGTTGGCTATCGTCGATATCAATCATCACTATTCCCCTTTCCCCAACATATCCGATTCCGGTAGTCGAACCATTTCATCCTATCGATAACCAACGCGAGTTGGTATGCGTAGTCTGAATGGTTGCTCAGGTCTTGTAATAAATCCTCGTCTTCTTCATTCTCGTAATCTCCAGATAATACCCGCAGTACACGTTTCAGTCCTTTGACCACCTTCTTGGTTGTCTTTTCTTCCTTGTAAATATTCAGGACTTCTAACGCATAGCGGATATCGTCGAGATACGAGTCTGTCTCGCAGAAGAGTTCATCCATTTGCTCCATCTCGAATTCCGTAACATATACGGTTCGTTTACCATCTCTGGTAGTATACGAATAAATCTCTGGAATCGCTTCTCCGAGTTCTCTTCCGATGTAAGCAATGAGAAGTTTCGATGTTGGTACATACCAGACTTTCTTATCATGGAACTTCCATTGCTTACAATAGCCTTGTGCTATATCCTCATTGGTAGTATAACCAAGATACGTTATACCTCGTTCCGATTTGAAGCATTCGTATGGAGGAGCAAGGCTATCATCGATAACCCACACCAGATAATACATCAAGAGATATCATCCCCTGTCAACGCGTTGTACTCTTCCTGCACCTCTTTCATCTTACCACATGTCATCTTTCCTTCAGGGCATCGTCCATCCATATAACAAGAAGGACCAACCTTGTCGAAAATCACAGGGAATTGCTCACGGGCAAGAATGACCATCTTCCGTGCAACATCTCGGATTTCCCACTGTGCTCTATTGCAGCAACGCAACCTAGCAATGTGGATGAGTTCAGCAGCGTTCATCGTTACGATTAGCTGCGACTCGATTCCTTGCGGTAGAATGAATCGTGCATCTTCAGCGGGAACTCCCTGGTTGATGAGTTTCTCGTAGAGATGCGTACACACTCTAACGGCATAGTCGAATGAGTCGATATGGTCTGGGTCTTTCTTGATAGATTCAGGCATAACGACTTCAGACTTACCCACCTCGATATATCTCTGGCTACGTTCATGAAACGTGCAATGTCGATGGCGGACGAACTGGTGAGTAGCGATTCGACTAACACCACTCACCAAGAATGTGAAACCGACATGCTCCAAGATTGACCGATGACCCATACCGTATACACGAGACACGAGATTCCGACAATCAGTGAACGTGAGCTTCTCCCCTATGGATTCAATGGGGTCTCCTGAATAGCAAACCTTAGCTGCTATTGCAGGAATGAGTGTCGCATACGGGGTCACGGACTGGAGAGTTACCTTTATCATTAAATACACCTCATATTCTTGGTTGCTTCGTATGCAACCAGTGATTCGTGAGACTCCAATAGAGCCTCACGTTTAGAAACCAGATCGTTGATTTCCTCTTCATGTTTCTTGCTTCCAGTCAAGATATGAGGGAATCCCTTATTTGGAACTCCCAGATTTGACAGTTTCATCCTCTTCACTTTCCTTTCCGATATCGAAAAGCATCTCATATATGGCATCTACACGGTCTCCAATTTCCAGCACTGTAAGTGCTAAGAATATGAGAATCATCATTAGACCCATATAGAAGATAAGAAACACGAGTTCGTTTACACTACTTTCCATCCCGATTATTCCTCTTCTCTCTATACTCTTCTATACGCTCTATCCTATCCATAGTGTTTTTCATATCTACAGCCGTTAGCAGCAGATTGAAAATAAGATACAACGTAACTACGACGATTACCAGCCAGATAATATACAAGACTGATTCAAAGATTGGGTCAAGCATGATACACGCTCCTTATCCGTGAGTTTTGTCACTATCGTTCTTCCTGAGTTCAATCTTCGTCATAGGGATATCTCCCATAGAAGCTTTCTTGATTTGCCGGATGATGGTTGTGAATCTCCATGTCGCCAAAATAGTGCATACGACAAACGTAACCACACACAACACAGTGAACCACACAGGTACCGACTTACTAATCATTATGAATCATTCCTTTCGTTTAATATAGACAACCGCTGTACGATTCAATCATGTCCATCTCTTCTACCAGAGTAGCGAATGCGAATTCTGAGATGAACTTCATGTTCCTACAGTGTTTCTCTAACACTTTCTCCTGTTTCTTCTTGGAGAATTTCTTCAGATACTTCTCGAACCCTATACGGTACAGATTACAATACGGATCATAACCTTTTTGCTCCATCATAGACCAAATCTTCTTTACTACTTTGGAACAACCAAGGTCAGATTCCTCACAGGCTCTGATATCGTATCGATTCACGATATAACCACTATAGGGTTCAACCATAAGAAACAAATCATCATCGGAGTTCATATACTCCTTTGATGACATCTTCTTTACCTTTATAGGTTCTCTTCTTGCAGGTGATGGGTTACGTTGAAGGATATACGCCAGTATCATATTCTTCGAATCTGACGTTGCTACCATCCTTCCGTAAATGGATATGGAGTAGAACTTCATATTCTCAACCCTCCTTAATTATATTTCCCACTCATTCTGCAATAATATGTGAATTAAAGAGCGGTTAGAAGGCTTCGAGATGTTACTCCCGAAGCCTTCCTATGTTATATATAGACCATTGTACTTGTATACACAAGAGCCATACATATGCGAATAGCATATGTAAGCCCACCGATACGGTTGTTCAGTTATAGATTACTTATATAGTTAAACCGGTCTCTCTGTATATTCAGTTATCTGGCTTACACGCCATATGTGATACCGTCCTATACGTCCTCCCGTAACTCGTCCCCTATATCTAAAGCGCATATACTCAAATGGCAGCACCGGTGATTGACGATGCATCTTACGACTACCCCAGTGTCTCCTTCTTCTCCCGTTCAGGACTCATCTCATCAGAGATGGTTTATTCCCCTCCCGTTTGGTGTAGAGCGAAGCCCAGATTAGGATATTACTGTCATGATACCGAGCAAATCACCGCATTACTATCATGTCTAAATTGGATTCGACTTAATAGAGATCGTCCTTAGGCTTGAAAGATGGGTTATCCTTCTGGTACATCTCCAACAGCGTACGTTTGAGTTCTACAAGAATCTTGTTACCATACATTGTAGGTAGAACCGATGGAACCATACGAGCATTGATAGCCGCAGTAGTGAACGAAGACGAGATTTCCTCGTCTGGACGGTTTATACTAAACGGTTCCATCCCTTCAGGAATCATCTCCGCGTTGACGTTCTTGACAGCAGCGAAATGCACGAGCTTATCACCGACGTCGAGGTTATCGTCGTATTCGATGAAGAACTTGATGAGAACTCCTTCACCGACCTTATAACCTCCAACCTTACCGTCTTTACTCTCATACGGTTTGTCAAGTTCCGTAAAGATGTAGTCGTTGCTACTCAATTCCTTGCGGTATTTCTCAACCCGTTTCCTCTTGGCTCTAATCTTAGACCAATACTCCTCAACGAGTTTCTTCAATGATTTAGTCATCACCGATGTAGGAACCGTCGAGTACAGTTTGATGTCTTTGATTACTCCCGAGTAGTGAGACTTGACTGGTACTTTACCAAGGTTAGTGATGTCTTCTCCAAGGTCTTCACCGATATTGGCAAGCATCTTGTTGAATCCAGCATCACTTGTACTCTGGTCGTACTTGATAAGAGGTTGATCGACTTCGACCTTATCTCCAACCTTGACAATGTAATCCACGTTTGAGTTAGGTCCGAGGATACAATGAGTCTCCATACAAATCTTGGAACTCATCTTAGTGGACATCTTCTTCGTAGCCCAGTCGCCATCTTCAAAGTTGGCATACGAACCCATACACGCAACCTTGATAAGTGAACCGATGTTCATACGAACACCATCGGCGTTACTCTCGGAGAAGAAGTTATTATTGTATGCAAGGACATCGTTCTTCTTGAACGTGTATCCTTTCTTCAGTTTATCGCCATTGAGCTGCGTGGTTAAGAAGAATCCACCAGCACCGTTCTTGACGACCTTCTCACCGATATCGATAACCTGTACGTCATCGGGTGGTTCAATACCCTTATACTTCACGATTACGATATGGTTTGCTTCGTCTCTATCAACCACCTTACCATCTGCTTTAGCGACTACACTGAAGTCACTGGAGAGATGATACGGTAAAGCTTTCTCGACACCATTGGACATCAATACAGGCGAAGCGTCCTTGACTGGAATAATGTGTCCAGACTGTTTGGATGCCATTGCAGAACGGATAGGATCGTCTCTAGTTACACCCATAGGAGTAAGCAACTCCGCAGGAGAGAACATATTGACTGAATCCTCTGCCTTCTTATCCATAGGAGCAATGAATCCACGAGTATTGACGATATTCGGTTCGAGAGATAGCTTTCTGGTGATACCGACATTGGCATCAGGCGATGTAGACATCGCGATGATACCAGTCATTGTATCGTGATAGCTACGACGTTCCAGAGTATAGGATTCTTCTAAGTTTGTACCGGAAGGACCCTTATCTGTAATAACGTGAGCCTTATCGAGTTCGATGATTGGAGAAATCTCACTGACGTCTTCAACGAGCTGAGACATCATAATTTCTTTCAATACTGCATCTCTAGGCATCGATATCTTTACAGGATTCCTATTAGATGCTGTCGCTTTGTACTTCTGATACGAATTGGCAATGAGTTTATATGCATGGGCATATACCATCTCATTCTTACGGATACGCCAGTTATTCATATCATTCTCGTTATTGAAGTTATTGTCAGCCAGCAACGCATTACCAGCAAGAAGCAGGTCAACGAACTCCGTAGGATAATTCAACGACCTAAGGACTTCTTCCGATACAGGGTCAATCATCCAGTCATAGAAGTTATCCAATGCATTACCGAGTGCACGGTTACCGATAGACTCAAGGAAATCCATATACGGATTCTTCGTATCGAAGTCAGCATATGAATATCCAGTGGTATCGAACACCGTAAGACCGTTCATCAGAAGCGAGTTCTGTAATGGGAACTTATCGTATACCAGATATCCGTCGCTGAACTTGACTGCTGCCTTCTTGAGCGAATCAGTACCAGCGAATCTCGGTCTTGTATCACTGAAGCTAGTAGTGATTCCAGCTTTCTTCATTACCGTTGTAAGACCTTCACAATATCCGAGGAATGCCACAAGAGGAACATTCTTCTTCATTACCTTACAACGAGTATACATGAACTTCTTACCAGAATTATACTGGTTGAATTGCTTAACGGTGATATCACCAGAAGCATTCAGTTTCCCAATAATCCAGCTAACGAGACCTTCACCACCACTAAGACCCTCAGTGGATTCCGTATCTTCTACCACAACTTCCATGGACTCAGATACAACTTCTGGCTTACCGGTATCTGGTACATCTCCGATATAGACAATCTGAGTATCGGGGTCAATCGATAAGCAATGAGTCTTGTTCGGACCAGTAAACGTACCAATCACGTTACGTCCAGTACCAGCAATCTTCTTGTACTCAGCGCCTACATTTGTCTTATCGTTCTCCATCATTTCTTTAACCTTAGCCAGATTGAAAATGATGTCGATTTTCTCTTTAGCTGAAGTCTTTATGACGAGACTCGATAACTCCTTAGCTAGGTTATCGAACTCGATAGAGGTCTTGAAGTCCTTATTGGCTTGACGGCAATCGCCGCGCTTCAATGTAAAGAGTTTCGGGTTATCGGAAATCATATGTTTGAACTTCTCAAACATCGATTCAATCTTCTCACCGTAGCGAGTCATGAAAATCTTGTTATAGTTCGTGCAGACCTGTACTGTATCAGGTCCGGTCTTTACAAGAGGCTTCAAGAATCTCTGATTGTTGAATTCCTTCTTGTTACCGTTGAGATACATGTACTTCCCGTCAACGAACCTAGGTACATCGAACTTCAGATTATGCCGTACGCGGTTTGCATCTTCCAGTTCAAATGTCCACGTCTCTTTGAAGTTCATCGCATCTGAACTATCCTCTTTCTTAACCTTACGGATATAGACAGGGATAGACTTCTTCTGTAGAGAGTTTCCAATAGAAGCGATGTCTTTATCATACAGCTTCTTATTGTACTGCTGATTGAAGTTGTCGAATCGTACACGACCAACTTTCTTATCCATGACATCAATCTTGGAATTGACATCATTAACAGGAATCTCCACGTTCTCCGCTTTGAGTTCCATAAGCTGCTCAAGAGTCATGCCCTTATCCTCAAACTTGAGCTTCTTCTGTTTCTCACGGAGTTCCATATCGCGTTTGCTCATAGCGGTAGAAGCGATAGGAATTGGTTCAGATACTTGCTTGATGAGTTCCTTCTCATCTACAGTGATTCCCTCTTCTCCGTTATCTTCTACTGACGGAGGTTCTTCGTCCACTTCAGGAGTCTTGGTTTCAGACTCTGAATCATCGTCTATAGAATCCAACGAGGAATCGTCTTCGCTTGGAATATCCTCAGTGGGTTTCTTCTTGGTATCATCGTCTTTAGTATCATCAGATGGTTCTTCATCCGAGACACTCATCAGTTCAATATCTTCACCCTCAGCTTCTCCATCGTCCGTATCGGCAATGAGGGAAGCTTTCAATCTACGTATGAGAGTATTGAACATGATGTAACTCTTCTCATCAATCTCCTCTGTATTGATTCGGAAGCATTGATTCTCTCCAACGAAGAGAATATCCAAGTTACCCCACTTCTTCAAATACTCGGGGTCTTTACGAAGAGTATAGTAGATGATGTTGATAGGATTGCTCAGTATACGAGCGCTACCAACCGATGCCCATTCATCCAAATCGAGTATCATGAACCTGGTATTGAATGTATCGGGTATCGTATCGAGAACGTGTTCAGCGATGACATCGATGTAGTCTTTATACTTGGAAGAGATAGTCTCCCTAGTAGTGTTTTCGAAGAATAACTGATTGAATACCGTGATATCGTAGTAAGTATTCTTACCACCAGATGCTTGGAGTGTAGTGAGACATTTCAACCCTTCGGACTTCTTGATTGCGTTATAACGAGCAAGTCTCTCTCGTGGCTGAATCTCTCTAACCGTCTTCCCTTTCACCTTGAAGATATATCTGGTATCGCAGAAGAAACAGCGATAGTAGTCTCTATCCCGATACAGTGTGTTATTCAACACCTTATGAATGCTATTGGGATTAGATGCATTAACTATCGCCATTATTCCCTTCTCGGGTTTTTCCTCCCCTTTAGGTAATGCGAACGGTCTCTTATTGATTTTAAGAGCAGGGAAGGAATAAAGGTTGAAACCGGTTCCGCCTTTAGTGGAGGATTCGGTCACAATTTCTGATGTATTATCCATCATTTCCCGACTTCCTTTCTATGGTTAGTTAAAATTATGTACCTAGGGCAGAAAAAGGCGGCACACAGCGAACACGTAGACAATTCCGGTCCTCTACGTGTTCGCCATGTGCATGATCTGGAGTGTGTATCCCTTATAGGAGGTGTGCTGGTCTGACAGGTATCGGCTCCCTGCCATGCCAAAGGAAGAGTTTCCTACCTCTCCGCGCCAAGAGGTAGAAACAACACCGGAACCGGAGGATGAATCTGGTAACCCCGATGCTGTTTCTGCATCTTGACGTATAAATACTGGAATATAACTCGATTAAATATATGTTAGATTTGAAACGAGTTTATAAAGTTGACTGGATAAAATTATAGGAGGATTAATGGATATGGAAACTTGCTATATGAAGATTGATAGAGAGAAGAAAATCACTACGATATTCCTCACTGAACCAGAAAATGATAACGAGTGGGATATAGGGGCGAAGTTCCCTGAGGTACTTGATACGATACCTAAAGACCACACCGTACATATCGTCTACGATGGTGAATCTAAGAGAGTATTTACATCTTCATGTGACTACTCATTGGAAGAGAAGCCTCTTAAGATTACATTCATAACGAATGGTATCAACGACGATAGAGAGATTCTTCTCGACCTATGGGAGAAAGTAAATAGAATGCTGGATGCTCAACTCGGAAGGTCTTATGAACTAAGACGAGGAATAACTCCTACTGGAGACGAAGATATCGTTCTTGCCGTACATGCGGATGATGACTCGTACTATGTACAGGACGAAAGCAATACAAAACTTGGTCTGAATCTGTCTATTCCTAGGAGGTGATTGTATGTCACTGACTGTAAAATCCACTTGCCCTGGAGTCATAGTTCGACAGACTCCTGCCGGTAATTGGTACTGGAGAATCGTAAAGACATTGTTCGTACCTGATATGTCTCCGTCTATCGCAGAGGAGTTCATTCATGAGATAGAGTCTGATAGGTATAAGGATATCGAACATGTCAGCTTCCATCAGTATAACTACTATAGGAATCTCGACGAATACCGTAAAGGTTTGGAAAGGGTAATCGATTATCTCATATACGATAATCAGAGATTCGTAGAGAAGAAGATTAACTTCGTTTGTACCACACAAGAACTTCTCAAAGTCGGCAAAGAAGTCATCAAAGAGAAACAACGGAAGATTACGAAGACCGGTATGATGTTTCCTGAAGACAACGGGTCGTATATTGATTTCTGTGCCGTTACGGAAGCGATCGGTGGTAATCTGAATATTGACCTAACCGGTCCAATTTTATCGTATGATATCGAAGGCTCATATGACGCTGATTGGTACGAGTATGTGGATAGTAGAACGACCAGGTCGTCTGCTAAGGATAGATTGTGTAAATTCCCTACCAGCTATGATAAAAACGGTAAACCGGTAGGAGATGGCTTTATCCAGAAGACTGGGTACTGCTATGAAAGAGATCATTATCATTGTCAGCGTCTTAAGTCCACTGTAACTTTGATGATATGCAAATTCTATGGACCGTTCACGTCTATAAAGAAACAACCTGATGGGGATTTCACTATCCTCATTAGAGACATCGACAAACGGACGTTCGAGTGGAAAGAGAAAAAAAGTGAAGACCCGTCGCTATATAGCGCTAGGTCAGAGCCAATTACCTGATTTCCGATAGAGTGAGTTACATGGTGGTAATGTCTTACATGATGGGCATTACCACCATTATGTACGTCTCGATAATTAAAGAGGGTGATGAGTTTTGAAGAAGCCTGTTAGAGAGTTGGATTACACTGTCATGGGTGGAAAGCTGGATGGTAAGCGAGTAATATCCATTAACGAAAATACTAACCTTTCTATGTTGGTATATAATCAGGAAGCGTTCCTGTTTGATGCGCGTATAACAACCGAAGATGCTATCAAGATATACAACCTGATTCAGGATTACGAAACCAGATTGACTGGGTTAATTCTCTTCATACCGGAACGGATTAATGACTATTCGTATAGTCAGTTCCATGGAATCAATACGTTGATAGACATGTTTGAAACTGGTTCTTGCTCAACGTGGTTGTATATTCTCCCATACTCTCCCGATAGCCCGAACCACATAGACTGGTATGATAATGGATACTATTCGGTTAAGAAGCACATCTTCACTAAGAGTGGGTTCATACTCACTACCGATGAGGGAACCTCCCTGTATTCCATGATTGACTACGATAAGTATGGTAATGCGTATATCATACTGGTTGTATCATCTGGGTTTATCCGTAAGGGATTGACTATACCTATAGTCAAAGCTCTTAGGGAGAAGATAGCCAAATTCGGTAAACCTGTGTTCAGAGAACCATCAATATTACTGCGTAATCCGTTTAAGAAGTATACTACTATGGCGGATATCTGTGAATACGATGGTAAAATCGGTGATAGTATTATCCATAACGAGGAATTTGCTAAAACCCTACTGGAAAGTAGCAAGAGCGAGAACCCTATGTTCTTTGCTCATTTCCATCGATTGTTTGGTGTTAATGGTATCTGATAACATGAGTTTCGGATACATATCATTGGAGTGTTGTTAATCTTCATTTACCTTAAAGGAGGAAACAAAATGAAGAAAATGTTAATTGGGTTCCTTGCCGCTGCTACGTTTGCTTTCGGTGCAACAGGAACCACTGATGCGAAGACGCATCATGCCGACAAATCCTACGATCCACAAATCAAGACGCTGTTCTCTGTATGGTATTGCGGACAGTGGCAGTATCCCAACGGCGAGCTGAAGACGTACAACTACGTCGATGCGAACCATATCAAAGAAGTCACTCTCGCATCTGATGGTGGAGACGGTGACTATGTGCTCGGTTGTGGCGAATATGAATCCGCCGATGGAGTTGTGTCCGAGCTTGAGATTTTCCGTGGCATTGATGGTTGTGTTCACATGAACGTCAAGACGAACGGAGAGACCGTGACGTGTGACAAGGTCGCGGGATAAAACATATGTCGTTTAAGAGATTGGTACCGTATGGTTCCAATCTCTTTTTTGTTACTCGTATAACGGGAGGTAATCACAATGACAATGGAAGAGACGATACTGAATGTGCTTGACATCAAAGATGGCGTCGATGCCATTCTCCCCGGAACTAGACTTCCACTGGACAGAGAGGACAGGGGAGTCTATGAGACTATCCCTTACTTCTTGAATCCAATGATGTGCGATATTGACGATGACGGTGCGATTATCGTTGGTGCCAAGAAACGGGAAATTCCAGACGAACTCGATTTTGATTTCCTGCGTACCGAGACTAATAGAGCCATGAGCTGCCGCAGCACCTACGCATACCTTCACGCTAAAGACATTGATACGATCATCACGAAGTTGAGTGAACTCGTAGAGAAAGTCGGCACGATTGATATGCGTGATGGTGTGCCTTCGACAGTCTTTCCGTACATCTCTACGCTCGTGGGGAAAATAAACCGCGCGTATGGAATCGAGTATGACAGCGACGGCATCAAGGTCGAACCAGTTATCGAATGGAACGACCAAGGAGCTCCTATCGATTATCTCAAATTGGCGAAGGTGATTTCCGATAAGAGGATGTGCTTGTACCTCAAAGCAGATAAGGCTGTCACCGAATACATCACCAACATCCTCTACATGTTCAGCGAGACTGAAATCGTTGAGCGGTTTGGGGAAACTGTATACAGGCGTATCGTCGCTTTGTGGGTAGAAGGAGGTTTGTGCACGGAAACAGTCAAGAAGAACGCTCCCGACATCTATAAGCGCCACGGTAAGGCGATATACAACTTGCATGTTTACCACATCACGAACCTGGCCCAGGACGATATCGACATGGTGAGGGTAATACGATACTGCGACGAAGTTCGTAATGTCGAATCCATCATGCGGCTCATTCGTTGCGATGATGTGCTCAACGGTATTAATGCGCTGATGTTGTTATTCGGACACGATGAATATCTCGACTCGATTATGCCGTACCGGAAAGAAATCAATGCGAGCATCCGAGAGAATCCGGTTGAGTTCTTCGAACTCAATATCATACCTACTGAGTACGAGAAGTGCAAAGAGATAACTCCGTGGGTCGATAGGCTCACTTGGATTTCCGTGAACAGCAGGGTTATCGATTTCGAGAAAGAGATGAAGGCAACGACCATCAATGTCCATGAGGATATTGTCCCGTATGTCTTCGCTATCGCCAACCATGTGGCGAATTTCTATGAGCCTGAGAGCCACTCCCTCAGTAAGGAAGCTTGCGAAGACTATCTTGAGTCGCTCGTGAATTTCATCAACGCCATTGGAGCTAACTCGCCTGAGACAACGCTAGTGTCGATGACTTTCGCAACAGCGATGGCTAAGCTTGCTGTTAAGCTGAATGACTTCTCCGTTCTCGTCAAACTCAAGAACAATAAGTTCTTGATGGATTTGATTTACATCCTGAACGGTAGGAAGTATCGCGAAGCTCTTCTCCGTGGTGTCACTGAAGACATCGTTCGACAGTTGATAGTGGATGGCGGTCTTGATTGGGGCGCTATGGTTGCGAACGCGATGTACTTCCCGAATCTCTATATGGAGTTCATGGATGAAATCATCGGTTCTTCGAACCTCGAAGTATTCAACAGAGAGAAGTTCTACGTCCATACCAGTATGAACTGGACCGATTTCAAGACAATCGTAGAGAAACTTCCGCCGGCTATGGCTAAGATGATCGACTATGACCCGAGGTTCCTCTGCTTCCTCTTGAACACGCCGCGTACGAACTTCGAAGAGATTTTCAATAAGTACTATAGCGTGGAAAACGCCGCATCGTTCATCCAAGCATTCGGTCTTATAGCGTTTCTCAGCAACCGTTCGCTTACGGTTAGAGAAATCTTTAAGGCTGTCGATGTTAATAGGGACTTCACTGCGTTCATGGAAGTCCTCAATCGGTACATCGATGTTTTGCTCACGACGAGAGACGAGGACGTTCGTCCGCTCCTCATCGGCTCGTTCGGTTGCGTCATCGGTGACGACCATCGTTCCACTATACTGCAACATGTTGAGCGATACATTACGAGTCCCGAAAATCGGTATATCATGACGGACGAGGATAGAGATTCTGTCTTGTTCGCTCTCAGCCACACGTTGGAAGATGGGGAGCTCGTACCTATCAAGAACGAGGGAATCATCGCGCGTTGCGCTGAGCTTTGCAGTTGGAACACGTTGTCTGGTGTTCGTGTTAAGTCTATGGTGAAGTAATAGGAGGTAAATACAATGACTGAAAACAAAGCTCTCAAAAACGGTAACATTTCGTTCGCCGACATCACCGACCCCACGGTCGGTTTCGAACTCGATGACGACGAGAACGTGGTCGTCATTCGCGATTTCAACACGTCCGACACGGATAAGCTCATTAAGAGTGAGCTTATCCGCACGAAGGACCTGACAGAGGAATCGGCTTATGGGGACATTCATATCGGGTTGATCTACGCTGAATATTTCAGCGTACCCAGGATTACCCCGTTCATCGACATGTTGTTGAAGAACATGTACCCTGAAGGTATCAAGATCTCCGATTTCAACTGGTACCTGTACCTGTATCTTGCAAACATCTCTGTCTCGATGAATGCCGCCGATACCAACGAGGAACGGTGGGAGATTATCGATTCTCGTATTGGAGCAGATAACCTCGTCAAGATTGCCGATTACGTCAATGACAAGGTTGTGGGAATTGACATGTTCCTGCGCATTCGTGAACTTTGCGCGTGCATCTTTATCGAGAATTTCGATCATCGGAGCGATGTCGTTGAACGTATCGGTGAAGATGCTACCAAGAGGATGGCGGAATACTACATCGTGTCCCCGGGCATTATTCCTACTGAAATTTGTGGGAGTATATTCGCTAGGCAGCAGGCACGTCGCAAGTATTCTATCGATTTCAGGGAGACGTTCTGCAAGCTCATGGACGAGGGTAGCTGCGCTGGGATGATGGTTTCGAAGTACAAAGCGTTCACGCTGTTCACTGGTCCTTCCCCGGTCGGTGAAGATACCAACAGGTATATCAACTCCATCATCAAGTTCATCGCTAGTGGTTATAGCGATAACACTGCAATCGCAACTCTCAGGAAGTTGACCGATACTACCGATATGGTGGCGTTGGTGGATTCCATCGTCGATACACTCGTCAAGGAAGACCCTTCGAAGAAGACGGCTTACGCTTTCCTCGCAGGGTACAATTTTGAGATAGCGATGAACGGGAAGGACACCGACGACTTGGTGCCGAAGAGGTTCGCCGATTGCACTAAGAGTAAGTACAAGTATTGCGGATACACCACATGGGTCCGCAGGAATTCCGATAGGATACTGGCAACCCCTGTTCCCGATTTCCAGAAGGTGATTGGAGCCGATAAAAGTCAGTGGGAGGAATGGACGAAGTTCATCGATTTCGTCGCTCGTCTTATCTTGAAGAAACACGGTGAAATCCAATGGGGTTCCGATGAGTATATGGTCGGTTACTACGACGCTATCCTTAAAGAAATCGTGTCGATGGAAAAAAGGGTTATGCTGTCTTGTGGATTGAACGACGGTGAGATCGACGCGTCCATTCTGGTTATTCCAGTGAAGGCTCTTGCTCTTCTCGCATTCAGGAACGACCGCTACAACAATCTGGACACACTCGGCAATATCGGGAAAACGATGTTTGCCGAGGAACTGCGTTCTCTCATGGACGACCGCAGTATCAAGAGTGAAGAAACCATCTTGGATGATTCCACACTCAAGAGTCTCTATACCGGTTATAATAAGGACACCATCATCCGAATAGCTTCAGCATACCAGAACCATCGGGTCATCAACTCTCTCAACTTCGAGGAGCTGGTTCACATGTATGGTATGGTGTTCGAGAAGTTCGATATGACGTCGGAACCGAAGAATCTCGATGCCGCTGTTGATATGCTTCAGATGGCTATGAAGAAAGGTGCCGATATCTCCTTCCTTCATCTGCGCGGACGTGTTCTTTGTGCTATGAAGAACAAGGGTATCGATATCGATGAGTATCTCTCTCCGTATACGTTTGGCGGGTTCATCGAACTCGATACGGAGAAGTACAGCAAGATGGCTCCGCCGCTTAAGGATATTCTGGAGAACATCGATTTCCGAGTCAACCGGACGCCGAAGTTCATCGAGTATATCGCTAGGCGGTTCCCCGAGATTATCGGCGATGACGAACTGGAGCCTATCTTCTACGAGAAGATTAAGACACTTCCTACGAGGGACGACCGAATCATCATGCGCAACACCGTTATCCGAATCATGATTGAGATGGATCTCTGGTGCAACATGGCGTTCCGATTCACCTACAGCGTGTTGTTCCCAGACCACAGGAAGACTCCGTTTGAGATAGCTTCCGATATCGCCGCAATCGAGGATCTTGTCAAGTACATCAGCCCCGGTACGAAGTATGGTGGTCTCACGATGCTCTTGCTCTACAAGAGAAAGCTCGAACAGGAGACTAAACAGAGCAAGAAAAAGTAAGCTGTTTAATCCTCTGAAACCCACCAGTGTGTAATGCACTGGTGGGTTTTAATTTTTCCCGTCACCTGATTCTAATGAGGAGTGATACAGATGAAGGTAACGTATCTGAGGCTTCATAATTTCAATGCTATATACTCCACTCTCAATAGGAAAACTATAGAGATAGACTTTCTGAATATGAAGCATAGGATAATGCTGTTCGTTGGAACGAACGGTTCGTGTAAGACCTACATTCTCAGTAACATCCATCCGTTTGCCCATGTTGGTACAGTGGACGCTCGTTCTGGACAAGATATGATTATCGATGGTAAGGATGGAGAGAAAGAGATACACTTTGAGAAAGACGGTGATGTGTATGTAGTACATCACCATTACAAGTATAACGGAAACAGAAGCCGGAAGGTTAGCTCGTACATCATGAAGAATGGTGAAGAGCTTAATCCTTCCGGCTTAGTGACAAAATTCAATGAACTTATATGGATAGAGTTCGGTATAGACCCTGGGTTCTTACGTGTAATCCGTCTAGGGTCTAATGTAAATAATCTAGTGGCGTTAAAGTCTACCGATAGGAAAGAGTTCGCTGTTAGCTTATTATCCGAGGTGGATGAGTACATATCTGACTTCAAGAAGGTTTCTAAAGTATCCAATACATACAAGATAGCGATAAAGTCTGTAGTAGAGAAACTGAAGAAACTCTCTATAGACGATATCGAGATTCATAGGAAATCGATGGAGTCATTAGCTAAGAAGATTGAATCTCGTAAGGGAGAATTCGAATCAACTAAGAGGGAATTCTTCACAACCAAAGGAAAGGTTGAAGGGATTCTCAATGGAAAGACTGTACATGAATTCATGGATGAAGTATCCCATATATCGTTCGATATAACTAGACTTAAAGATGACCGTCGTAAATGTGCCGAGTTCAAATCTCGGTTTAGATACGTTGGTCATGGTGATATGACATCCGATTCGTTTCTTCATAGCTTGGAACGTAGGAAACAGAGCACTGTAGCTGAAATGGCTGAATGCCGTACAGCTATATCGTATGTGATGAAATCTATAGACGAAACGGTTCATCGTATAGATGAATTGGAGACAAAGCGTTCAGAATGTGTAGTGTCTGCTGATATAGACGATACACGTAAGAGACTCGATGAGAAGCTTAAATTTAGAAAGCAGTATAAGAAATACTATGAGAACTTCGATACGGATTGCACTACGGATATGATGATTGAGTATATAGAGAAGATGAAACTCGTATATCAACTCATACTCGGTGCTATGGAGTTCTCTATTGATTCTCGTAAGATGTATATCGACCTCAAGAATGATGGAAAGGATATCCATTCCAAATGTGTCAATAAGCTAGTAGCTTTGTCTACGGAACTATCGATATGCGATAACGTAACAGAACACGATACTCATATGGATAAGGTACCGTCTGGTTGTACTAGATACAAAGACTGTTACTACTATAAGCTCATACACAAAACGTCTAAGAGGAATAAGAAGGATATAGAAGATGACATTGAAACCGTTAAGGGTTGTCTCAAGGTACTAGATATAATCAACGAGATAGAAACCATCATCAAGAATACCCGTAAGGAAATTCCAGATAAGGTGAAACTCGTCGACATCGAAACCGATATCCTTAACGGTACGATGACCTTCTTTGACTTCGCTGAAGGCAATAACCGAGTCAAGTTTCTTGATACGTTCAATCGATATAAGGAGAACGATAAAGAGATTGATGAACTCGAACATCTCTTAGAGGTATACAGTAATCAGAACGGTGAGTATGATACGAATATCACTATGGCTATTACCGAAGCTCAAGTATTGCTCAAATCGCATAAGACAGAGTTAGATAGACTGAATAAGAGACTATCTAAAGTCGTTGAGAGTGATGAGCGTCTAGGTAATATCATAGACGATACTATCAAACTCAGAGAGAATAAGAAAACCGTATCTATACTGGATAACGATATCTCTATTAAGGAGAAAGAGTTAGAATCCATGTTGGTTCATTCATCTACAGTGAAAGACTTTATCGCTGTTGAACGAGAGTTCGATAGAGAAGAATCAGAGTATACTCAAGAGATGAAGCAAATGGAAGATACGATGTACACAATGAGAGTAAAGATGGAAGAGTATGAGAAACTCACACTGGAGAAGAAAGAACTAGATGAAGAGTTCGAAGCTACCGAATTGATTCGGAATGCGGTTTCTTCCTCTAGGGGTATTCCGTTGCTCTATCTGAATCTTCACTTTGGTAATGCAAGAAACATTGCCAACGCGATAATCTCATCTGTGTATGGCGATGCTATTCACCTTGAGAGATTCATCATCAACGAGAAGGAGTTCCGAATCCCGTATAGTAAGAACGGTAGTATCGTTGAAGATGTTTCATATGCATCTCAAGGCGAACTGTCGGTTATCTCTCTGGCTATATCGTTTGCTCTATTGGAAGAGTTTTCTTCATACAAGTACAACGTATTGCTCTTAGACGAAGTAGATGGACCTCTCGATAAGGGTAACAAGGAGAAGTTCCTTCGAGTATTGGAGACTCAGATGGAGCGTATAAATTGTGAGCAGGTCTTTATGATTACTCACAATCAACTCTTTGAGACGTATCCTGTAGATGTATATGTAACCATCGATAAGGATAATGCCCTAGAAGAATTCAAGAACGTCAATGTGTTGAAAGGATGATATGAATGTTTGGACCAAAGATTGTACCTATACAGAAGAAAGAGAACGGTAAATGGATACCGTTCTTGATGGCCGATTTGAAGAAGGGTGACCACTTCCGTGTATTGGATGAATCCTCGAAGAAGAATAAGCCCGTAGAGATTATCGAGGGAGAAGGAACGGAACTGGTTGCTACGAGTGATGCCTATTACAGCCAGTCAGAAGGACAGTGGAAAGTAGACATCGATTCTGTCTGAACGGACAAGAAACCCGAGTATGGAAATTCCATACTCGGGTTATTCGCTCCCTTAATTCACATCGATAATCTCGTAAGACCTACCGAATTTATCAGTAGCCATACGGGAACCATCGGTGAACTTAACAGGAGAACACGCTTCCTTAGAAGGAACCTCATAGTCGTAGATTTCCGTTCCTTCTCTATCTACCGCTACGAATTCCCAATCCATATCACCTGAACTGTCAATCCATCTGCGAATCTTGATATTCACACCAGCGGATTCATACTCGATGAGTTTGTCACCCGCTTCGCTCCTATCGAAAATCTCGTTACCTTCATACTCTGACGATAGTTCATTCAGATTATCCTGAAGGTCTGTATCGAGTTCCGTAGGGGCTGATTCATAAGATGGTTGTCCATGTACAGGAGCTTGTTCCGTATATGTCTGGGCAGGAACAGGTTCGCTATATTGCGGTGTTGGTGTCTCACGAAGATACGAGTCGTATTCTTCCTGAGAAATAGCGGCTGGGGTAGACTGTAGAGAATTAGTGAATTCCTTATTACCTTGGGTGAACAGATTCTGCATGAATTGTGCACCAAAGGCTTCTTGGTCAAACCCTGCACCTTCATCATCGTTCTTTTTCTTAGCTTGCTCTTTGAGAACGAAATCGGTAATCTTATTCTTGATATCGATTTTTGCTTTGATAATCTGAAGTCGATTACCGTTAGCAGATACGACGGTTGATGCCAAATCCGTGAGGGTCTTACTTGCACCTCTTACAGAACTCTTCAGCATCTTATCAAGTACAGAACGGAACTTACCGATATCCTCATTTGTCTCTTTGAGAAGAGCTGTAAGCATAGCGGATTCGTCTCTGTACTGCGCTTCGTATTGCTTACGAAGGTCTTTCTTTTTCTTTCTCTTTTCACCGTCATCGTCTGTAAACGAATTGAGGTCGAAAGAGAGTTTCCCTTTACGTTTCTTCTTGTTCTTCTTGATGGTTTCTGCCAAGTCAGCCAAACCGTCCAATTCGAGACTGCTACCTACTTCAGCTTCCAGTAACCCTTCAAGTTTCTTCTCTAAGGGCGTCCGCTTCCGTTTCTTCTCCTCTTTACGTTTCGCTTTCTCTTCAGACTTAGCGCGTTCCATATTTTCCATGAGGATAAGATCAGCACTGATTTCCGAATCGTTAGGTTCTTCGACTTGCTGCATATCTTTGAGTTCCTTTTCGATATCCATCGTTGTACCTCCTACCTGTAAAGGATATTAACGGTCTGTCGGGAGGGTTAATTTAGATACTCCATGTCACGTTAACGTAAAGGAGTGATACTCATGAAATTTCTAGGAGATATCGATTCAAAGAATCTTATACTACTCGATGTCAAATATAACAAAGTGAAGACCGATGAAGGTTTCTATACAGACTATGCTATGATTCTCTTGAAGAATGTAGCTACTGGAGAGAAGTTCGTATATAACATCAGAGAACCGGAGATGGATATATGGTTCGCTAAAGAAGAGTATCGTGACTATGATTGGAACGAGATGGCTCTTGAGAGGGAGAAGCTGTTTGCTAAGCGAGTAAAGTATCGTAACGTACTAAGAGAGATAGTCAAAGAAGACCATACAGGAGAATGGAAGGACTATCTTGAGAGATGTAAAGAAACACGTAACTTCAGAGCCATGAAGAACGTCTTCCATATGCCGTACTCGTTTGGTGCGGATTTGGATATCTGCGACTACTATCGTTGCATGTGGAAACTCTTCTACCACAATCCAGACCTACAGGTTAAACTCACAAAGTGCTATCTTGATATAGAGACCGATGGTATTGATATGATTGGTGTTCCTTTAGACGGAGCTTGCCCAATCAACGCCATCAGTCTAACCGATGGAGAGACTCTTACATGTTATGAGTTCCTATTGAGAAACTCGGTAAAAGAGAATCCTCTTATAGAAGAATTCGAGAAGACTCTCGAAACGGAATTCCCAAAGAAGTTCAAAGAAACTTTCAGCGATGAAGCATTCAAAGGATTCAAGTATCAGATAATGATGTTTGATGACGAAGTTGAAATGCTGAAAGCGTTCTTTAAGAAGTTCAAAGAACTCGATAGGGATTTCTGTGGTATCTGGAACGCGGGATATGATATTCCGTATATCATTGCTCGTATGGGTGTACTCGGTATGGACCCGAATGAATACTTCTGTGATGATGATTTTGCCGTTAAGGAGATTCGTTATTGGCATGATGAACGTAACGGCGAGATTGTCAATAAGAAGGACTTCATCATGTGTAACTCCCGTACGATATTCACAGATTGTATGTTGAACTACGGTAAGATTCGTAAAGGTGGAAAGAAGATTCATTCATTGAAGCTCAATAACGTAGCATTCGATGAAGTCGGTGATACTAAGATAGATTACCGTGATGAAGCTAGTATCAAGACTCTGCCGTATATCAATTATATTAAATTCGTTCTCTATAGCATGAAGGATACGATGCTTATGCATCGAATCGAATCTCTCACCGAGGATATCGATAACGTATTCTCCAGAGCTACAACGAACGGAACTGCATACAAGGCGATATTCTCTCAGACCAAGTATCTGAAGAATCGTTACTATATTGAATGCTGGTTGGATGGTTTCATCTCTGGTAATAATGCCAATATGGACTATAGTGCTATTTACGGTAAAGATGAAGACAAAGAAAAGTTCGATGGTGCGGTTGTCGGTGACCCGAAGCTGAATCGTCATACGGGTGTAGAACTCTTTGGTAAGAAGAGTAAGTATGTGTTCCGTTACGTTGTTGATATGGACTTCAGTTCGATGTATCCATGGACGATTATATCGTTCAATATCTCTCCTAAGACTATGATTGGTAAGCTCATTATAGATGAAGACCATTATAAGGGGAATGCCAATAAGGCTGAAGAGGAAGATATCGAATTGAAGTTTGAAGCCGGTAAGCAATTCGTTGAGGATATTCTTAGTCAAGACTATACCAAAGTCGGTAGGAATTGGTTTGGTCTTCCAAGTGTCAAAGATATGCTGAATGAATTGGAAGAAGAGTATGGGAAACCGGTACCGGTGAAACACAACTCTGGAGATATGTGTATATCATTGAAACGGTAAAGGAGTGATGCATAATGGGTATCGATATGAATGACGTGAAGGCAAAAAAGAAAGCCATGAAGGCTCTCAACGAAGTGAATCAGATGCTGAAGAAGATATACAAAACCTATTATATCATACCAGCCAGTAATCCAAATCCTTGTATATGTTATGGTGAACCTGTACTCGATGCCGATAAGTTTCATAAACCATATGGTGGAACCGTTATGACACTTGATACGCTCGACGACCTCGGTCTTCCATTATTGGCGGTGAACGACACTCAGCGATTCTACAAGATGTTCCAAGAGGCTAAACCAGTGTGGTGGTCGATATCGGCTAACGAAGCTGGTATTGATGAGCTGATGTTCGTTGATGAGGAAGGCAAAGAATACGCATCTGGTGCATATCTGGCGGTTGATGAAAGTCAGGAGAAATGGATTACACAGACAGGACGAGACCTGTTATCTGGTATCGCCAGACTTGGGACGAAGGCTGACAAGACATTCGAGATAGCAGAGGAGGCGATGGACGATATCGCCAATAGGAAGATTGTAGACTTATCGGCTGAAGCAGATAGATGCAACACCGATGTTTTCAACGGTGACTTCCGTATGAGATTGGCACTGTCTGAGTTTCCTCTCATAAAGGCGCTTCCTCTATGCGATGTCAGTATCATCGACTACGATGCGTGGTTCATGGCAATCTTCAGGTCTAAGAACAAAAACAACACAATCAGATTCTTCATGCCCCGTACGTTCCTAAAGCTATGAATGAAAGGAAAAAAGAAACACACCTCTATTCGCGCCAGCGTGTATGTGTGTTTCTTTTTTTTTGCCATCTTAAATACGGAAATCGAGGATGCTACGCGCCGGCTGGATGGACTTGTTGAAATCATCCATCTCCTTCTTGATCATGCGGAACCGGCGGTTGTTCTCGCGGATTTCCTCTGCGGTGCGCCAGATTTCATCGACAGCCAGCGCAAGGCTGTCGAAGCGACCGAAGCCCATCTTCCTGTTTTCGATGGCGAGGTCGAGAATGTATACGGCGGTATTCTTAAGGTTCTTCAACATGATGAAGACCTCCTTTCTCCTCCAGTGAGGAACATAGACTTTTCTATAGCGCCGTCTAAACAAGCGCTGAGTACCTTTCTAAGGTACTCTATTACAACCATGATATGTATCCGAATGGCGCCACTTTACGGTAACCCCTAATAGCTCACGGAATTGACAGCACTATAATCCAAATAACGTGAGGAGGAACAAAGAGGTGGCTGAGAAGAATAATAATATCCCTGATGGTATTACCAGTAGCGATATGAAAAAAATCATAGATATCAATAAGAAGTTCAATGACTACTTCCGTGATGTTGCTAGTAATACTATAGGACAGGATTTTCGTAACAGCAATGAACTCGACGATTTGTCAAAGAAACTGGATGGAATAATCCGTAGCGAATATGATAGCATGACCACGTATACTGGCAAGGACTTTGCCAAGTTCATTGACCAAGCTCTTAAAGGAACTGGTGATGGATATGCTACAAACGGTACGGATTTGGAGAAGGTAATCAACGAAGATGCCAACGCGTTCAGTTCGTTTTTCTATGAGCGTTATAAGAATATCAATAACAAGTACGAAGACCTTCGCATGGTTACAGAGTATCTCTGTGAGCTGTCAACGGCAGTTACAACCCTACGAGATAACGTAACTGCTTCCGATGGTGTTATCGGTAACATCTCTAAGACTATAGAGATTAGAGACCTCAGTAGGGAGAAAGAAAGTCAGCTCAGACAGATAGTGGCAGAAGTTGAAGAGAAGTACGGCATTGAAGGAAAGATTCATGGAACGATTGTTCCTAATGCTCTAACCTTCGGTGACTACTTCGTCTATCATCAGCCTTATAATCGAATCTTCTCCAAGTTCGAAATGAGGAAGAAAGAGCAGCCTGAGTTCTTGTCTGAAGCTACGTTGATTCCCACATCGTTGGTCGGTAAGACCAATAAGGGGAAGAACAAGTCAACGTATGATATCTCCAAGGACGTAGAGTACGTGTTCGAATCTGTTACTGCCAGTTACAAGGCATTACCTGATGATGTCAAGAGGCAACAGAAGGCAATGAGCAGAGCTGATGTACGAGCTTCGTTGGAAGACATCTATTCTCATATAGAGGTCATCAACGATGGTTCTGCACCGTTGATGGAAGATGCATCTATTGCGTCTCTTACGGATAAGATGATGCGTAAGGTTGCCGCTGATGCTAAACGTAATGCAGAAGGTAAATCCAGTAGGAGATATAGTGATGGAGTCGTATCTCTAGGTGGAGTAAATACTGAAGACGTTCATGGTAACACAGTACTTCCTGAATACCAAGACGTTACTGGTGTCTATATGAAGCTTCTCTCTCCGTTACGTACAGTACCGGTGTTTGTTCTGGACGAATGCATTGGTTACTACATCTTATACGAAACGTACGGTGAGATTCGTAACAACATGCTTCAGAATAACCAGCTCAATAGAACGAATATGCTCTATACTGGAGCCAAGAACAGAGATACCGCTTCGTCTATCGTTGACGTGATTACCAATCGCATCATCGAGAAGATTGACAAGAAATTCCTGAAGAATAACATTCAGTTCAGAGAGCTGATGGTAAATGCCATCATGTATCAGGATCTCTACAAGAAAGATTTCCGTGTACAGTTTGTCTCTGCTGAGTTCATGACCCATTTCAAGGTCAACGAGGATATCGAGACACATCTCGGTACTTCAATGCTCAAGAGGTCTCTGTTCTATGCGAAGATGTACATGACCATTCTGATGTTCAATATCATCAGCACGGTTACTCGTTCTAACGATACTCGTGTTTTCTATATCAAGAATAGCGGTATCGATAAGAACATTCAGAAGCAGGTTCAGAAAGCTGCTAGAGAATACAAAGAGAATCAAATCTCGTATAACGATATCGCGTCGGTCAACACTCTTATCAGTAAAGCAGGTAAAGCAAAAGACTTGTTCGTTGGTACTGGTAGGTCTGGTGAACGACCAGTTGATTTCGATATCATCTCCGGTCAATCGGTGGATATCGATAACGATTTCATTTCGTTCCTGCGTAAGAACATGATTAACGGTACGGATGTACCATCGGTTATCTTGGAGTATAACGAGAGTGCTGACTTTGCCCGTTCTATCGAGATGGGTAACATCAAGTACGCGAATAAGATAGCATCTGTCCAGAAGGAACTCAATATCCCTGTAACGATGATGTATCGAGCTATCATAAAGTTCGAACACCCTGAGATTCCTCCTGATGATGTCGACCGTCTATACTTCAGATTCAATCGTCCTAAGGCACTCGGTGTACAGAACGACGCTGATATGTATAATAATGCTGAGAGTGCTGCTACGTTCTTGGTCAAAGCTATATGCGGTGACAATACTGAGAAGTACACGGATAGTGTAAAGGATCAGTTGTTCCGATACATAGTCAAGGAGCATATCCTTCCTGGTATGTACGATTGGGAAGAACTCCAGAAGAAGGCAGACCAAATCCTACGTTCCGCTGGACAGGATAAACAGGAAGCCGAATTGACCAATAACGAGTCAAGTACAGACGAGTAATCTAAAGAGAGGAATGATGCCTGATGTTAAGAAACCCTGAAGAATGGAAGTCGACATGTGATATCCAAGAGGAGGAGCATGTCGAACCGAAACCTCCTCAAGAAGAGGAAGACGTTGTAAACAAGCCTTCACATTATACTGATGGCGGAATCGAGACCATCGACTTCATTGAAGCTAAGGGTCTGGATTTCAATCTCGGTAATGCGGTTAAGTACATCTCTCGTGCTGGGAAGAAAGACCCCAGTAAGAAAGTTGAAGACTTGGAGAAAGCACGTTGGTATCTCAATAGAGAGATTGCAAGACTCTCAATCGAGAAAAAGTGACACAAAAGTCCCTACGGTATAATCGTTTACCGTAGGGACTTTCTTGCTCAGTTCTTCTCAGGAACATTACCGAAGAGTTCTTCAGCATAGATAGGTTTCTCCGAGAGAGGAACGTTCGGAGACTTGATGATGGACGAGACCATCGCCGAATCAATGATATTCGGACGGGTCTGCCAGATAGGCAAGAACTTGAGAAACGTCGAATAACGAATTGTCGTATTGACGATTCCCGAAGTGGTCTGAATCAAGATGAATGTCGGAAGTCGACCGTAAGTCTTCTGGTCAATCTCGTACTGTTTCTCGAACGCCTTGATAACTTCAGGATGTTCGATAGCCAACCTCTGAAGGTTGGATTGACAAGAATCCAGAATCTTACGGAAGTCATCACCGTTCATAGTGTGCACGTCAATCATTTCATGATACCTCCTGTTATGTTTTTCGTATCGTCTACCCTGTAGACTTTATCCAGTAGTGGTGTATTTTGTAAAGTTAGATTCGACGATATATCATAGTAGGGTAGTTAGGTCTGTTAACTGTGCATAACGCGTGTTTATTTACTAAGCATACGACGGTTATGTAATCGGTTAGGCTCAGGCACTAACACAGAGAATTCTATCATATAGGAGGAGTTAAACATGAAGACATTTCTCGAAGCAAAGAAGGAGCTCGCTGATTCGGTAAAGGTGAGCAAGAAGGGAACGAAGATTTGCTCGTTCTCGCGTTCGGACTTTGAGAGCCTCGCGCAGGCTTGGCTGAACGATGTCAACTATGCTATGACGGACGTTGATTTCGTCGATGGCAAGCTGGTCACGAACAGCCACGAGGTCGTCCGCAACTTCCGCAACAAGTTCATCAAGCCGATTCTCGTCGACTTTGGTGTTCCGAAGGAAGACGCAGAGCGCTTCGTTGAGGAGTACAAGTTCAAGCTCAGCCAAACGCAGCCGCTGTATGACTTCGTCGCCGATATCCTGTATCAGTACATGGACGCCGGTAAGAAGTTCAACTTCCACACGAAGGAAGACTTCGTCGGCAGCATCCGCATGGCTGACGTCGCGGAAGAGGTCAAGGAGACCGAGCTGCGCGACATGAAGGACCGCTCGAAGGTTCTCGGGAAGAAGAAGGAGAAGCGTGACGCCCACAAGGTAATCAAGGCTAAGAAGCAATGCCCTGAGTGGAAGAAGCACGTTCTCTAATACACGACACCGCCGCAATAAACCCGTATGGATTCACATGCCCATACGGGTTTATTTTTCGCTTTTAGAAAAGGAGATTATTAATGAAACTCATACATGCATCACATGCCCATGCTGAAACCGATACTCACTGGACACCGGAGATTGTTGCTCTTGATATCTTCGGCAGGGAGATTCGAGAGGCAGCTCAGAAGGGATTCTATGAGGTATCTGTGAAGTACGATGGCGATATCCGGATGCATAAAGAATCCGTCAAGGAAGCAGTCATTAAGGTACTCCGTAGAAAGAAGTATAATATCCTCAGTGACTCAGAAGGAATCATGACTATCAGTTGGGCTAAACTGTAAGTCCCGTAAACTCTCTCTCTCTCTGTAGATATATATCATAGTTGTAATAGAAGTACCCATATGAGGTACTCGGCGCTAAGGTAATGTGCGCCTATAGAACCTACGTTCCTGCATAAATATAAGCAGGAGAAAGGAGTCTTAAAATGACTTCACATCAGATTTCCACGATCGCAACCGTTATCAACGTCGCTCTCGCATGTAACTATTACCGCGAGACCGAGAACGAGATTGTCGCGACATGGAAGGCAGACAACCATCCCGTGTACGATGACCTCGTTGATCTCCGCAAGGAGGTTGTTCGATGTGGCGGTGCCATGTTCATCAGCCACACCGAAGACGATGAGTACAAGGTCACCATCGATAAGGTGGCACTTGTCGCTTAACCTCCATACAGAAAAGAATAGATACACGCTGGCGCGGTTCGGTCTATTCTTTTTTTTTCTTCTCTTTAATCCTTATATTGACGAGATATCAATGAAGGAGTGATAGACATGGCTGAATTCACAGCGGATATCAAAGAGATTTGTAAGTGCCTCGATGAGGAATCTACCTCTAAGTGGAAACTGTATCTTGCAAAGATTGCATTCGGGAAGTATCCAACCAAGTTGGAACTTAGGAAAATAAACAGAGAGACCGACCGTATGGGTACAGGTATCGGACTCAATGATGAGATGTGGGATAGAGCGGTTAACGCTCTGATTGAAATGGGTTATGGTACTACGGAAGTACTAGAACGGGAAGTGGATAAGAGAAAGAGTAGAGCAGAAGTAGAGGAAGGGTTCTTCGATGACTAATATAGATGCAATCTTCAATCTACGTAAAGTGAAATTCTCTAAACTGGACGTTCTTTTCTCTGACTTGGAAATCAAAGAGATGGTACAGAAGGTGAATATATTCATCAATCTGGAATCTCTCTTTAGGAAGATTCACAATAAGTACGTGGAGGAACAACTTATAGCTCTACAGAAGAAGGAACTCAAGGAGTTCCATATGAATCTGATTTCCAACGTGCTTAATCTTGCAGCTCACTACAGGCTGTATTTCAATAAGAATAAGATAGGTACGAATATCGTGTTCTATATACAGGAGATGGATAAGTACGTTAATCTGAATAACGTCCAGTATTGTAAGAACTATCGGAAATCGTTCATTCGGAAATACACAGACCATCCCGAACTCGTTACTGTAAACAACGTCATTCGTTCGACACTCAATGCGTTGGATACCATAGTGGCATACGTTGAGGATGTGTATCTAGTTAGTAGTGACCGAGTGGAATCTTCTGTTATTCCTCTGGCTCTTATAGACGGCAAGGTTCTCGATGGTAACCTCAATCTCATGGTTACTACAGACCCTTACGATATGCAGTATGTCAATAAGAACTTCATCATTATCTATCCTGCTGGAGAAGAGAGTATGATAGTAACGAAGAAGAATCTATTTGACGTATTCCGTATCAACGAAATTCTTACCGTTGAGGGTTCATTGCCTACGTATCTACTGACATTCATATTATCGGTAATAGGTGATAAGAATAGAGGTATCGATAAGGTTAAAGGTACATCCTTCAATAAGGTCTTTAAGACACTACTGAAGGTATACGATAAACTAGGGATAACTGAAGATGACTATATCGGGTTCGAAGAACTGGTATCTGCCATCAAAGATGACCCGAATGACCCTAATGGTAATAAGAAGCGTGTGGTAGACAACTACTATGCCACTGATTTGTCATCTCAGGTACGGATGATATCAAAGGTACAGATGAATCATCTCACTGATTGTCTTACCAACACCTATGAGAGCGGGGCTCTTACTGGTATAAACGATAAGTACTTCAGTACGGCGCCTATCAACGTAAGGGAACTTACCCAGTATAAGAAATCCTCTGGTCGTAAGTTATTCACATAGGAGGGAATTCGTAAAGTCGTCATACTCGCGGACATATCATGGTTGTAGTAGAGTACCAAAGAGGTACTCGGCGCTACTTCATCAGGCGCCTACAATCTCTATGTTCCGAAGGAGGAATTACAATGATGAACAACCAGTATGTCCGCGAATTCGTTAACGGGTTCAAGTTTGACTATGAGTTGGGTGCGATTACGCACTACAACCATATCAAGCGCAATCCGTTCTACCGCATCGCTCTTGTTCCGAGTGCGTTGAAGCATGGCTTCAAATGCGCTCAGAACTGGAGGTCTTTGATGAAGACCTTCGAGAAGGGCAAGATGCTCAATGCACAGTTGTGGCGCTGATTAGCGCCACTTCTTTTTTTTCTCTTTAATCTGCATATTGACGGACTACAAAGGAGGACTGATTAAATATGCCCGGAACACAAGATTTGATAATGACGCATAAGTCGTACCGTTATAAGGTAGCCGCATTGGAACTTCTATCTTCGGAATTACCGGAACCTGTAAAGTTCCCTCCAGCGGCAGTAACACACATGTTCATGGAGAAGAACTACGATGAAGCGTTCTATCCTGTACTTCGATTGGATTTAGCTCTGAATCCGAAATTGAAGGATTTCATCGTTGTCAATAAGAACAAGATTGAATTCCGTTTGAGATTACAGAGTGTAGCATATGATACGTCTACTAACTCACCAGCAGGGGAAGAGAAAGACGTTATCAATGCTATCTTCATTCCTATGCTCGAAGATACTCTTCCGTATATGGAAGATAGCGACTACGATGAAGTAGTAGATATGCTAGGCACTAACCCTGGTGGTACAGAGAATCTTGACAAGAGCAAGAACCTCATGAGTGTTGACCATAATGCTACTCTGGAGATGTATCTGTTCGTTAAAGACCATCTCAATAACAGTAAGAACTTGGTCAATATCATATACTCGAATACCACTGTGCGTGAAGCAATCGTATCTCTCTTATCAAAGAATGGATTCGATCATATCGTCATGACACAGCCAGAGAATAACGATACTCAACAGATAATCATCCCACCAATGAATCTGTTGAATATATTCCATCATCTCCAAGAGACATATGGAATCTATCATTCGGGTGTCATTAACTTCTTTGACCATGATAGAGTATACGTGATGGCTAAGTCTGGTCATCCTAACTGTGTCGCCGATGGTGAATATCCGAAGACTGTCTTTGATGTCTATCCCAGTAACAAATCAATGTCTCGTACGTCAGGTACATTCGATTGCCCTGATAAACAAGAGTGGCATATGGAAATAGACCCTAAGGGTATCACCATGACAAACACATCTGCTTACCATGACCAGATTAGTGGTAACAGTAAGCAGCTTATCAATTCCTATAAGAATAGCTCTTCGTTCATCGGTAGTGCTGGTGAACAAGCAGGTGAAGGGACTGGTAATGCTAGAGTCGATTACAATATCGATTCAAATGAGTATCTCAATATGGAACACGCCCATCGTGTCAATGAGATGAAAACGAGGGCTAGGTTGGTTCTATATGATGTGAATATCGCTGCTCTTACTCCCAATAAGGAGTTTATCGTTAACTGGGTGGATTCCAAGACTGGAACCCAACACAACGGATACTATCGTCCGATGGTTGTGAAGTATGAGTTCAATAGACAAGGAGAAGAACTCATGCTAACGGCAATCTTCGACATGACCAAGAAAGAAGAAACCGCCGAACAGGCTATCGGTGCATCTCAGGAAACATACGCTATGCGTAATCCAGTCACTGATACAAAATCGTTCTTGGCTCTTCTTACTGGCAAGAGTGCAGGTGGTGGTATCAGTAGCATGATTAAGAATGCAACCTCAGGTATCGGTAATCTCCGTAAGGGATTAGACCAAGCCCGAAGTGAAGTCGATGGATACATGAAGAAGATAAACGGCGAGTTCAATAAAGTACGCGGACAAGCCACCGATGCTATAACCAAAGAGTCCAAGAAGGTACAATCTCAGAAAGGTAGCTTGATGCAACAGTCGGGTCGCAGTAAAGCTCGTGGAGGAAGTATCTACGACCAGATAGGACACGATGCTATCCACAATCCAGAGCACGGATGGGATTCCGTAAGAAACACTAAACCCCCAAAGAAATAGGAAAACAATAACCCCATGGGATATATAAAATCCCATGGGGTTAATTCCGTCTCTTTGATTACTTCTTATCGTCTCCAGTAGATGCACTACTTGTGGACTCGGCTGCCACAAGAATATCACGGAGAGTCTTGATGTATGTAACGTAAATCTCTTCGAGGATTGTCATAGCGGTTGTAATAGGAATCATTTTGAGCTGAATGTACCACATCTGCCTCTGAGCATTGGCTGTGAGTTTAGATGCCGCGCTCTTATTAGCTGGTGGCGGTGCTCCTTCTGACTGTTGACCCTTTAGTTCCACATTTCCGTTTGTACTTGCCTGTGTAGCAGCCTTGGATTTTTTAGCATCTTCACTAGCCGTCGTGTTTTCTTTTTGCTCATCCTTAGCGTCCGCTTCCATAGCGATAATTACATCGGCTGTGCAGTTCTCACCATGTGCAAACCAAGGAATTCCACCAATGACGGATTCGACAATAGGAACGCCGTCGAGTTCGCTCAAGAACATAGACTCGCCTGTTCCGCCAGTCTTGGTGTTCTTTTTATCATCTGCTTTCTGTGTCACAGTTGCCGTAGGAGCTTCTGCTTCTTTTTGTGCAGCGGTGCTATGAATCGAAGAAGCCTTGTCGATTTCCTCTTGGAGTTCGTCTTGTGCTTCTTTGATTTTTTCTGCCTTACTCTTGTAATCCTGGCAGAAACCAAGCATCTTTTTAACCTGACCCTTGACTGCCATGCCTTGGAACGTCGTAGTCTTTGTAGTACCGCGCCAGTGATTCTTGAAACCGTTGATGATGTCCTTATCCATGCTCTCGGTCTCGATACCCTTAAACATGAGTTTCTTCATATCATCTTTGGTTTTGAACGGTCCTTTCTTATCATCGTAGGCATCTTGTACGGTAAGTCTACCGTTTACATTGGTTCTGTTATACTCCGCTGGTTTAATACCATCAAATTTGTAATCGTAAATGGTTACTTTAATCTGCTGGTATTGGTTGTCGGTAATCTTGTTGAATCGATCACCGTTCTCCTTGAACCATTCAGAGTTACTCGTAAAGAGATTCGTTGCTTTCTCGATGAATGCATTAACGAGTTTTTTCAAGAATTCCCAGATTTTCTGGTACATCGGCTTCTTATTACCATCGCCGTCTTTTTCACTAATCGATACATCGGTCTTATCTTCCATAATGACCATACGACCAGTGAGATACGCCTCAGTGAGAACAGAAAGCTCGATATACTGGGATTCAAACACAGTGAAGAAATCATCAAACGAGGTATCGTTCATGAACGATTCTGCCTCATAGACATAATCGTGCACTTCACCCTCATAGGCAGATTCCTTCACTTCCGTACTTCCATCAGTAGAGTTCATAGGATTGAGAGCTTTACGAATAATCTTCTTATATGCCCCCATTGCTTCTTTCAGAGCAGCAATCTTCGACGTGAATGCCAAAGTGTACATCGAGCATACTTCCTTGGCGATACGGAAGCAGAAACCATAGAAAGCACTGATACGCTCATACTCTTTGGAGTTGACAGTTTCCTGCTTGTCGTTAGTAATACGCTCACCGGCATTCTTGCTATCAACAAGAGTCTTGAAGTAGACCTTCCTCTTTCCATCACCGAGTTCAACACGTTCAGGAGTGCTAGAGAAGAAATCACGGAAATCTTCAACGATTTCCAACACATCGGATTGCTCTTCCTTCAATGCCTTAAGCTGGCTCTTGAACTGACGGAACTTGCTGATATAGTCACGGATGTTACCCGTATTGATGGTTTCTTCATGGGTATCACTCTTCCCGTTACGGAACATCTTAGCGAGTTCATCTTTGTACTTATTCTTCTTGACGAACTTCGTATTGCAGATAGCATTACGAATAGCGTCAATCTTATCAGTACCAGCACGCTGAGTGATGTAGTTCTTGAACGTCGGTTCGTCCATTTTACGGATACGCTTCAAATCCGCGTTGTATGTACCGACGAGGTCAGTGATACCTTTCCTATCAATCGGTTTATCAGGAATCGTATACTCGTAGATATTAGCAGTGAACTCCTCGAAGTTGATATTCCCTTCATACTTCTTGATGAACTTATCAAAGTCCATGAAATACGACGTAAGATAATTGAAAGCGTTCTTGAAGAAGTTCACAATCTTCGAGATAAGCTTCTTGAAGAACTCAATCACGTTACCGAAGAAGTCAGTGAATCCCTCCGTGATAATACGCTTATCACCAGCGGACAGTCCTTGATATACTGCACAGAAGGACTCTCTCAATACCTTAGATGAAAGGTCATCACCTTCATCGAAGAGTGCATTGAGTACAGCCGTATTGGTCGGGTCTATCTTCGACATATCATTCCCTACAGAGAAAAGGGAACGATTATTAGGCTGACCAGACTTTGCAAAAGCGATCATGTTATTCCCACCTTTCGTAACTTTAGTATATCGTGTTTAAGATGAAGAGAAACGAGGCGTATCTCCATATAGAAGATACGCCTCGTATTTGAGACTATTTGGTTATGCGTTATGACGCATCTCTTAGTAACCGTAGCTGTCGAGAATCGACGCAGTGGACGACTCGCGCGTTGCGCTCCAAGACTCGTTGGCGGGCTTGTACGACAGAACCGCGCGGCAGATAGACATGGATTCGCCTGCGCACTCCTTCGTAAGAGCGTGCTCACGAGTTGCAACTGCGTTCATGTATCCAAATATGTACTTGTACCAGCCAGCAACACGACTTGCGAGCGTGGTTGCAGTGCTCTTTTTCGATTTTGCATCGTCCGTCTCAGCCTTCGCGTCGTTGGCTTCGTCCTTGAACTTGTCGATAGCCGCGACCGCCTTCTCGCAGAGATCATCCATCTTTTCGATGTTATCCTGGATGCTGCTGAGACGGTCCTTCATTTCGACAACATTGTCGATGGTATCCTGGATGTTGATGTTCTTGAGGGTCTTCTCTTTACCACGAACAGCCTTGTCGATAGCTTCGTTCATTTTCGCGGTTCCTTTATAACCGACGACCCTATCGATTGTTTCCTTGACCTTATTGTCATCCCAACCGCTATTATCCTCTTGCTTATTGAATTTATCCTCTTTTGCATACTTGAGCATTGCCTTCTCACGGTTTTCGACGACGGCCAACGCTTTACCGGCAGCAGCCTCGAATTTCTTGATCTCGCCGAACTTCCATTCGTGACCACCGTCATATGAGAACTTCGAGAGGTCCTTCGACGTAAGCTCGTTGCGATACTTCTCGACGAACTTCTTGTTGTTCATGAAGTAGCTCTCGAAGAAGCGCTTCACGTTCATGAACCACGACTTGATTTTCTGACCGAGCTCCTTGAAGAAGTTCTTGATCTTCTCAAAGATGTCACCGACAAGACCCTCGAAGATAGCTTCCTTCTCAGCGCTATCCTTCGTGGAATCAAGCATATCCGCCTCGTAGACATTTGCGAACGCGATAGCCGTCTTGGAACGGAGCTGCTCGAACTCGACAAACGACTCATGGATTGCATAATCAAGACCGTCTTCGGGGACGTTATCTACGACAACACCGCCGACACGACCGAAACCGCTGTTGAATGCGATCATTACATGTCACCTTCCATTTCTTTTATATACGAGTACCAGTATGAAACCATACCGGTACTCGTTTGTTGACACTGGGTTTATTGGATAGGATTAGTCTTCATCCTTCTTGTAGCGAAGAGCGGCTGCGAGGCACGATGCGTAAGCCTTGCTACGCTCCGCGTGCGTCGACTTCATGACGTTAACGATGGCCGAGACGACATTCGAGAACGCCACTGCGTAAGCACGGTAGTCATCGGCTTCCTTGCGCTTTTCCTTAGCAGCCGGGGTGTTCGTTTCGTCTGCCTTGGTGGTGTCGCTTGCGCCGTCAGCAGCACCGCCCAATTTTTCGATAGCTTCCTTCTCCGTGTACTTACCGCTGATGACAGCATTAGCAAAAGTGAGAATTTTACTACCACCGGCTTTGGACCGCTGTTCAACACTCAGACTATTTGCGAGGCGATCAAACATTTCCGCCTTGTCCTTATCCGTAATCCTAATTTTGGGAAGACCGTCGACAGTCACGGTGAAACCACCATAACCGTCCATTCCCCCAGTCACAGTTTCCATAGCAACTTCATAGAAGCCATTCCACTCAGACACGGATTCCTTAGCAGCTTCCTGCATCTTCTCAGCCGCATCGATAGCGCCGTCGATAACCTTCTCGACGGTTTCCTTCATGTCGTCGACGACATCCATGATCTTATCATCGATGACAGCATCGACCATGTGGGAAATCATGCTCTTGTCGATCTTGATTTCCTTCTTGTCCTTCTTGCCACCACGAAGCATCTTCTGAATGCCCTCAGTGAGCTTGTTCTGCTTACGCGTCTCGTCAACACCAGGAAGAGCCTTCGAGATGAACTCAACGACGTTTTCGTTCATCTTGGAAGTGCCTTCCTGCTTATCGGCAAGGTCCTTGATGTTCTTATCGCTGAGACCCTTAGCCGCGCTTGCAATCGAATTGATATTTTCGCCAAACTTGCTGTAGTCGTACATCTCGAACTTCATACCATCCGGATCGACCTTATCGAGTTCAGCCTTATACTTCTTGATGAAGTTCTTGTCGCTCATGAAAAGACGGCTGAGGAACTGAATAACCGACTTGAAGAACGCAATGATCTTCTCCTTGAGAGCCTTCAGCGCCTTGACGATCTTATCCTTCAGCGAACCGAAGAAACCTTCAGAGACAGGGCTCATCTGGAACGACTCAAGAGCAGCTTCAAGACCCGAGCGACCCGAACGATTGAGACCTTCAGCGGCGATACCGACAGCAATGCTGTTGTAGTCTGCACACATCTGGTCGATGTCAGCGAAATCGGCGTAAGCTTCCTGAATAGCGAGGAAGAAACCGCCAGCCTCAACACCGTAATTGGAGGGGTCGATGGCTACGCCACCATTCCCAAAACTGTTGTTAAAAGCCAACATAGTTAGTGTTACTGCTACCTAGAAGCATTATAGATGATGCCTCTTATCCTCAATATTCACAGACGAGAGGTCGTCTTGTTAGTATCGAGGACGTGTAAATACCACGGAAGTACGGTAGCAGTATACCTCCTTTTCTTGTATTAGAAGTGCCCGTGGTATTCAAGAATGGTTTCATCACTGTCAGACAGTTATAAACCACTCTTTTATTTTGGTTTGGTTTATACTAATGTTAGAAGGCTTAGTTTAGCCCCATCACAGCTTTACTCAAATTCAAACCCGGAATTCAACTGTCTGGGTGAGTCACTTGTAACTCCACCGGTAGAATCCGAGTTCATGATATCACTCTTAACTTTGTCGAGAGTGATTTCTTTGTTCTTCTTGATGATTTCCTTGGAAGCCATCTTCTCACCGCTAATCTTCTGAACAGCGAGCTTTTCAGAAAGACGATTGAGTTTGTCCATTACCTTCTGTTGCTTATCGAGAATGGACTTCTTCTCTTCTGCACTGAATTTAGGATTGTTCTTGACCTCAGTCTTATTGATTTCAAGATACAATGCCAGTTCCTTGCAGTAGTCGGAGAGCTTCATCCTACCATAGTAGAAATAGAAGACTGCTTCCCTGATAAGAGGAATAGCAATAAGAATAACGCCAACCGCGATACCAAGTGCAAGGATACCACCGTCTTCTCTGACAGCCAAACGCTCATCACCAGTTTCGTAGTTATAGAGACTGATGCGAGTGCATTCCGTCAAAGTCTTCTTGATGATACGCTTGTCGCAAGATTCATTGAACCTAGCGAGATATGCGACAGAAATGGGCATATTCTTAAGATGCGGGTCTTCGCTGGGTTTGTTTGCGATGAAAGGAACGGCTACATTGAAGCCGGCTCCCTTACCTGCACTAGCAGACTTCTGACCCTTTATCAGGAAAGCAACGTCGCTACCGAGCTGCATTGCTTCTACCGAATACCGAATAAGCGTACTAAGAGCATCCATGATAGACATGATAGTCGTCTCATAGAGAACAATCGGAATCGGTGCATTTACCGTAAAAGCTTTCGTAAATTCAGCCTTCATGGAACGAATCTTCCCGATAGACACATCGACGATATTTGCATAACTAGCCAAAGCGTTATCACCCTTAGACTTAAGGATGCTTACCGTATCGACCATGTCATCGTAGAACTTGAGCTTTGTGATGTCGCCCTTGCTCTTATCGATCTCTTCATATTTAACAGCGCTGGAGCATTCCAGAATCTGTTTGAAGACTTCATCTACAAGTTGAGTCTGTACTTTATCACGGGCATCTTCAAAGAGACCCATGAGTTCATTCTTTCGGGAATATGGAGTATTCTGCCTAAGCACCCACTCCATAGATGTAACATTTTCCATCTACCTAATTCCCTCCTTTCTGTATATAAATTAGATACGCTGAACAGCTTTGAGGATTTCCTTGAACTGTCTAGCGGAGTTAGCATTCTCTCTCTCCAAACCAGTATACGTTACCGTCTGGTAAGAAGACTGACCATCGTACATGAAATGTGCAACCTCAGAAGAGTCATCGACGACGATGAACGACATCAAGAAGAACTTCTTCATGATTTTTCTGACAAACGAGGGGTTCATCAGATTGAAACCATACTGATTCTTGATAACGTCTACCTCTTCCTGAGATACAACAATCGATGCATTCGGGATGATCTTCTTGGAGATAAACATTGCTGCTTTAACACCAGAGAGTACCTTTAGATGCTTGAGGCGATTCCACCACGGGGAAGACCCCTTGGTCTGCCTAGCAACATCCGTACGGTATTCATTCATATTGAGAAGGAAATCTTTAAGGAAAGAAATCTCTCCCGTAGTCCAACGAATGAACTTGAAGATACTGTCGTGATTCCTGCACGCATCGACAAGATTCTCGTTCATGTCTTCTGCACCAATCGGATGAATCATGCATTTGACACCGATAACGAAGTCAACGTACTGCCCGGGGTCGGATTCCTTACTGCTGTCCTTAGCAATTACTCTGATATGGAGAAGCGTAGGAACCAACTCATTGGCTTTCTTGACATCGTTATCTTTGAGCATGTCTTTAGGAACAATGAAGTCCTGACCGCCTTGTGGTGTCTTCTGCTTCCGATCATCAATCTTAGTAACGGACTTATCAATGATCGTAGTAAGATTGATAGCATCATCGGAACTGTAGAACGCTTTCGGACGAAGATTGAACTGGTTTACCGGTTGTACAGGCTTACCATTCTGGTCCGTCGTCGCTTCAGCTTCTTTGATAGCATCGAGCTTATCACGGAGCCGTTCCATATTCTCCATATGGGATACAGGACGGATGAAGTGATTATCGTGAATATAACGAGGTTTCACCACATCATTCAATCTACCCTCGCGCCAATCAATGCCATGTGCCGTAAGTTCCTCCTTGAGGATTTTCAACTTGTTAGCATCAACAGTGAAAGTACGAGTCTGAATGACATAGTTCTCACTCGCTGTAGTCATGATAGTGTTCAACGGATCTTCCGTCGTATCCGAATTCTGGTGGAACATTTCCAGATAGTCGAAACCACTAGAACCATTACGAACATCCATTTCAGGATGCATAGAAAGGACGATTTGTACGAACGATGCACAGTTTCGCTCGCAAGCATTCGCAATCAACTGAATCGTTGGAAACGAGATTGTGCGAGATGCCAGAAGCGGAAATTGCATCGTTCCTTCAGCCGCACGACGAGACATCGTACCAGAATGATAATCACGACCGTTAAATCGTTTACTCAAATCGGTTATGCTGTCTACATCGACGTCTTTAATGATATGCAACATATCGCGTAAAACGCCCATGAATATATCCCTCCTAGTCTAGTTTATTATAGAAATGTCTATTGTGGCTATATGAAGGGAAAAAGAAAACACCTAACGGTGTCACCCATTAGGTGATTTCCTTTTATCGAAGCTCTACATCAATCACCGATGTGGATGCTATTGTTAATGGTGACGGATACTACATTCCCACCACCGTTATCAATAACAAACGTTTTGGAAGTCTTGTACGATTTAGCCTCCCTCTCCGTTGCCTCGTTGCGTTGCCTAATATAATCTCCCCAGAAATTCCTATTCGGGAACATACATCTCGAAGAGTGTTCTGGGTCATTCTTCTTCAAACCTTCAATAACGTGTTCGGCTACCTGTCCAATTACGTTAAACATGTAAACTCGACTCCCTTTCTTTCTGTCATGTCATCATGGGAATTTTTACATTCCACTGCTACAACTTCTGTGCTGAGTGGTTTACATGCGTCACAATGATATATGCCTAAAAGTCACGCTAGAATAAGCGTAGAAACAAAGGATTAACTATACACATGGAAACGAAGGTGATTTAATGTGAAGATGCAAGGTTACATTCAGCATCGAACAATTAAGAGGAATCTACCGGCTACCATCGGACTTAACTTGGGAGAGCTTGATGTAAACCAGGAAGTCGTATGTATCGAAATCACTACCGCCCCTGATGGGAATTGGATGCGTCTTGAAGATAACTCGTGGGTGAAAGCAAAGGATATCCATATCACTCGTGATTTGGAATATCAATACATTGCTACAGCCAACGGGTTATATGCGTTTGATTTGCAATTATTTGCTGAATTGAACGCTACGACTCCGGTCGCTACAAACAACCTTCCAGATCCCCCTGACTGCTTTGGTCAGAACGATAAGAGAAAGAAACGCGATGACCCTGGGTTGAAATACACTAGGGCTGGAATGAATATGCTTATGGATAAAACCCTCGGTAGAAAGAACCGTAAGTTGGGTAAAGCCATATCCGCATTCGTAAGCGATAAACAGAGTCCATGGAACGAGAAGCAAAGCTTCGGCCAAGCTCTTGGTGCCATAGGCTTTGGTGGTCTTATCGGTGGTGGAGTATTCGGAACTGCATTAAAGAGTACAAATATAGGAAATCTCCTTAAGGGTAACTGGGGAGCTTTCTTTAATGACGTCCTCGGTAGTGCACTCGACATACTTTTCGATAAGTTGATGGATAAGATTAGCTACGTCGTTGGTTTCGACGTCATGGCTTTCCTTGGTGAATTCTTCAGTTTGTACGATGAACTCCATGCTCCTAGGTCGTATGCTAGATATGAGAATCTTCAGGAGAACGGTACTGATGATTATTGGCATTTCGGTCGTAGACGCGGGGATTGGTACGATGGTGTAGGTAAGGGTGCATACAGCCCATACACTTGGGCTGATTATTTAGCCAGCCTATACTTCGTATATCTCGGTTGCGACGGTGCTATGATTACAAAGCACGAGAATGGATTTACTTGGGTACAGGATGCGTTCTACTCTACACCGTTGATGGAAACGAAACTCCGTAACGGTACAAACGATTACTCCACGGGGTTGTTTGAATCCAGGAGAAACGCTGAAGAGGTCGCATACAACCAAGAAATCTACAATAACATGTACGAGGACTTTGAAGACCACTTGAACGCTGTAAGGGAATCGATGAATCTAAACTACAACCGTCTGGATTGGTTTATTAACTTCAATCGTTGGAGGAATACCCATCCAGACTATCATCTGCCTTCAACCAAAGCGTTCGTGTTCATAACGAGACCTGACTTGAATCTATTCGAGGGTGGAGCAACCGATAAGATGAATGCTGCTATAGCCGGTACATCTGATGCAGCGTTCTTTGCTACGGCAATAAAGCGTCATCAGTTCTTATCGTATTCGCTCACTACCCCATACAGTGGTACGCATGATTTCATACCACTCATCACAAACGCCGTGACATCGATGGATGTCGCTGATAGTTCCATAGAGACCAAAGAATACGGTGAGACTCTCACTGGTTGGAAGATCGTCTATGGTGATAACTTAATCAAATCTCAAACCGCTGGTACGTTCACTATGGGATTCACCGAAGATAACAAACTATCGATTTCCTTCCTCCATTATATCTGGTTGAAGTACATCGATGGTGTTGCTCGTGGAATCTTCAGACCGAAGGATATGTATATGGATATGAAGATTATCGACTATGCTTCTTCTGTATACTACTTCCTCACAGACCAGAGCGGTGAAGATCTCTTATTCTGGACCAAGTACTACGGGGTATTCCCTACGAACTATCCCTCTAGTGTATTTGGATTCAATGGTGGTACACCGTTGAAGTTACCGGAAATCAATATACAGTACGCTTACTCCTTTAAGGAGGATATGAATCCTCTCGCGTTGGCTGAGTTCAATAATAACAGCGCCCATGATGGGAACTATACGTTTGCCCCTGCATACAATGAAAAGACGCTCCGTGGCGATATATCCATGGTCGGCGCTCCGTTCATTTCTACTGAAGATGGTGGCTATACGTTCAAACTCAGGTTCCAACAGCGAGATGTAGATGAATAATACGGAGGAGTGAACCTGTGAATGTCTAAAAAGAGAAAGCGCGACTATACCAGTCTATACCAGATAAAAGAGTTCATGGTCAACGAAGTTGCACCTAAGTATCTCGACGTTGAGAACATGAACATGGCATCGACTGGTCTATTCGGATACATTACAGAACTCCTGTCTACTGTAGCCGAAGACGGGATGAATGCCACATCGATGGTGTTCAAGGAGTGCTTCGCTAATGCAGCGGAGAACCCCGAATCTCTCTACCTGATGGCAGCAATCTATCAGTTGGAGAATCTGTTTGCTACACCGGCTTCAATGCCATTCGTTCTTCTTATTGGTGAAGATGATATCATCAATAAAGGTAAAGACACATCCGGTATCATCAACTACTACGTTGATTCGGATACAGTGGTCACTGTAGAAGGACGAGAGTTCATATTGGAGTACGACCTGAAAATTTCCGCTAAGAAGACTGCAAATGGTTACGTCTATACGGTAATCTATATGGTTGACCATGTGAACGCATTGGCAAAGTCTGGTACCCAGTACGTTAAATCGAAGGTATTTAGGTATGAGGGTCAGAACTATCTGGCTATGCAGGTAAACCTTCGACAGATGAAACGAACCGAACGCACAGAGACTATCATCAGTAACGATGTTCTTAGTGTCTGCTCGTTCGATTATAATATGGGCGAAAAAGCCAAGATTGCTGGATTTGAAGCGTTCTATACGCCTCCTAATGGAGTAGAAGTCCAGTTAACTAAACGAATGGAGAATACCGCAAAGGTAGACGGACCATTCTGCTTCTATACGATGCCAGATGAAGGAATCCTTAGGATTACATTCTCTAATGATGAAAGGTACTTCGTACCTGAATTCAACTCAACGCTGAGGGTTCAAATCTATACCACTGATGGTACTCTTGGTAACTTCACCAAGTACAACGGTGACGAAATCAGTATCGTTCCTAGCGATAAGAAGTATCCCGAGAATAAGGGTACTATTATGGTTGGTCAGGTTGCTGATTCGTCTATCGGTGGTAAAGACAATATCGGTATTGATGAACTCCGTAATGCAGTCATAACGGCACAGTCTACCGTTAAGGCTTACAGTACAGCGAATGACCTTCAGTTGTACTTCAAACAGCTTTCGGACTGCGGTAACATACGTGTTATGTTTATGAAGAGACGAGACGATGCTCTGATTCGACTGTTCAATGCTTTCGTATTGTTGGTCGATGATAACAAGACCGTTCTTCCTACTAACACGGTTGATGCTATACTCGAACTCGGCGAAATCGATAAGGCTCAGAAGGATAACGAACGAGCCATTGTCAAAGCCGGTAGGTTGTTCAAATACAGCGAAGTACCATCGGAAGTATGGAAGGTCGTACCCGATAAGCTCCATAAGATTTCCGATGACTTGGACGATACAGAGAAAGATTTTATCTACACGAATCCGTTTTTGATGGTTCTTTCAACGAATCCTCTTAACGTCGGTCTGTATTTGAACTCGGTAAATGATGAAATCTATCTTGAAGCTATCGACGTTAACAGAGATTCGTTCGTTCAGTTTATCATATCTTCACTAGGTATGGAACGAAACGCTCTGTTAGGAGAAGACGAATATGAAGTTCGTATAAAGCTTCTCCCAACGACGGCTATAATAGGTGAGACGTTGACTCTTGTTACACAAGATACGCGTATCACTCCCGATATGCATGTTATCCACAGTTCGTTCCTCAATAAGGACTTCATTGACAATGATAGAATCAGAGCTATCTTTGCTATTGAAGAGAACGGTGTAGAGACAGCATACGCAAACTTTGAACTCTATGATTTCGATGGCGACTACTATTACTTCAAGACGAAGATTAAGACGAATGACTTCATTGCGTCGAATGGTAAGTTGGCTATCACTAAGGGTCTTTACGACTTCGCTACTCTTCATGAGTATCCGGAGAAGTATATAAAGCCAAATGACTTACGCGTTAACGTCTATACGTTCTTCAAGTATCCGAACGCTGCGGATAATGAACCGCATAAGTATACAGGTAAGAATCTCAATACGGGATACACTCTTACCAACTACTATGCGGCGGTTAACAAGAACGTGAACTTCGTTATCCCGTTGAGTTCAATCAATGCTACGGTTATCTACGAGCCGTACATTGATACTCAAGGTAAATCCACTGTGAGATTCAAGATATATTCGGTTCCTATGGTGAAAGCCAACTATCTGAAGGACCGAGACCGATTCACTACATTCATGAATCTCTTCAATGGTATCTACGCCTATCTGAATGCTGGTATGGAACTGCTTACGAACAACTTCGATATCGACATCAAGTTCTATAACACCTACGGGAAGTCCAAGAACTATGAAGTTGATGAGTTCGGTCGTATGCTTGATAAAGTCAATATCAAGCTCAAGCTTAGAATCAAGCCGTTCTATACGACTGATGGTGATACATTGCTTAGAGACGTTAAGGAATTCATCCTCGAATATGTCCGCGGTGAATTCGACTCTAACGGTAACAATAGTATCTATATCTCCAATATCATCAAGAAGCTCGAAGTCCATTTTGAGGATAAGATTGAGTATATCCTCTACCGTGGTATCAATGACTTCGATTTGGCTATACAGATGCTCGAACCGCGTATCACTGAACTCAATATTCAGAACTACTACTCGTCGATGATGGAATACGTACCTGAGTACATCAATATCGATAATCTCATCGAAAAGAATGAGCTCACGCCACAGATACAGATAACCATCATTTGACAGAGCACTAAAAGACAACGAAAGGAATGATCATAGATGTTCAAGACTCATAAATCGGTCAGACGAACAACGACGGCGGAAATTAACACTCGCAATCGTATCAATCGTGAATACGAAGCTGCGACTGCTAAGAACGAACGCCTCGAATCGCTGACTGAGAGTACATGGTCTAAACGAATGGAGAGCGTCGACAAGCATCGCAAGACGAAGCTCCCTATCATTCAGCGTCGTGTTGCGATTGAGTATACAAAGGTGATGCCTGAAATCCTTTTCAGAGAATACTTCACGAATCTCGTAACGGAGTCTCTTATCTGGGATAAGGAAGCCGTTGCTGAGTATGCCGACGGTATTAGACTCATCTGCCATAAGTATATCAAGCATATCGGCGGGTTGGAAGCTCTCAAGGAAGCCGCTGAGCTGAACGATTCGAACTATCTCCGTAAGGTCTATAAGACTTGCATGGAGACTGGTAAGAAAGTCGGCGAAAGCAAGGGTAAACGAGAAGCCAAGAAAATCGATACGAGCAACGTGGACGAACCTCGTCATCTCGATTTCTCTCTTACGGAGAAGGAGGATGAAGAGGTAACGACAGCTATGAAGAACCTCAATCTGGATGAACTCTCCGATATGGTCAAGAACAAGGTTCTGACTGTAGTGAAGGACGAGAATGAGTCCCAGAAGAAAGAGGATGACTTCGTAGCAGACATCAAAGATGAAATTGACGTTGATGAAGAAATCAACGAAAAGACCCCTCGTGAAATCAATAACGGTGACGTTGCAGACGAAGAAGGAGCAACGGATGAAGCCGGTGCTGATGAGGGTGGAGCGGAAACAGGAGATTCCGGTGCTGCTAGTGCAACTGTAAGTACGAGCGCTACCACTGCTGAATCTCTTAAGAACTTTGCGGTTGGTGGGATTCGCATCCAGCGGTCTCTCTTCCGTAGCATTGCAAACCGTGTTATGGCAGACACAATCCGTGGCGTTAAAGAGAACGCTGCTGCTGGAGTAGCATCGACGAACGATGATGATATGGACGGTGACGTTGCCAAGGACTTGTACAATACGTCCAATAACGTAAACGTCTACGATATCTTCATGCACGACCCGAACGATGATCTCCAGTATATCGACTTCGCCAGGAATTCGTCAACGAAACCTATTGCTGGTGATAACAAAGAGCTTGGTACTGATGAGGTTCTCGCTGAATCCATTGGGTTCTATACGATTCTCGAATGTGCCAATACGATTAAGCTGATTACTCCTTCGAAGAGGGATATCGTCAATGTCATCAGTCACAACTCCAAAGTCCTGAAATAAGGACAAAGATAGGGTGTATGGCTATTGTGCCATACACCCTATTTGTCACGCCACCGCATGTTCGATGAACGTAATGGTTAGACCGTTGTTATTACCGCGTAGCTTACATGAGAACTTGGATGAGAATTTATGTTTCCTGAGTTCTGCAATCAGAGAATCAAGCTTACTACCTTTGAGTTCGTGGCAGACAATGAACTGTCCATCATCATCTACACGATAGCTCGTAGTGAACCGTTCGATAATCTCGATCAGATAAGGACAAATTCGGTCGAATTCTTCACGGAATTCGTTCTCGAAGACATTGCCAATGTCGAGCATTACTATCACCCTTTCTTTGTTTTCTGTAATGTGACTTCCGTAGAAGCAACATATCGGGAACAGTCTCCTTCCAAGAAGAACTTGGTAGATTCCACTTTACGTTTATTGAAATTACAATCATACGCGGTATCGTATCTGATGGTCATTTCAATACGCGGTTTGGTAGAATAGTGTTTACTGGACGTTCCCTTCCAGATTAGAGAATCGTTAAGTAATAGATGTTTCTGAATCATGTCACAGTATGCCTTAGCTAGGTTATCCCAATCTGGTGTACTATAGACATGAATGAAACCCATCTCAGCAAATAACTTCTCCAATCGGTTCATTCCAGATGGAATGGGTAAGAACGACTTAACGGTTACTTCTGTAGCGGTAGTGATTATAGGTAGAGTCTGAATATCGTCTACTATCTTCTTGAATAGAGCACTATTCTCTGCTGCTCCTCTAACATAGAAGAACCGTCCTCCACCAGATAATCTCGGTCTAGGAGTTGGTTCAGGAGTTAGGTATAACGTAAACGATATCTCTCTTCTCTTCACTGACTCGAATCTTTCTAGGTTCATCTTGATTAACTTCTTTATCTTGTCTTTGTGACGAGAAATGAGCGGTTTCAGTAATAACTGAAGCCGCTCGTTAAGTTCATTAGGAATACTCTCATAGAGCTTGGAATATTCCTGTATTCGTCCTTTCAATGGTTTACTCAATGATTAACTCCTCCCTAACATATGGGCTGCCTTCCTTGCCATCTCCTGTCTTACCGCAAATCCAGAGTACTGAACAGTATCAACCGCAGCCTGTGTCGCAATGGCTTTAGCTAACTGCATCTTCTTAGCCCAGTTACTAATCTTGATATTCAGACCACTGATGACTGACAGATACTCTATTAACGAATCGTTATTCAAGAAGTTATAAGCAAAACCCAACGCGTTCGTTGGTCCACCGTCAACGACAGGGATATACGATACGTTCGCCATAGCCAGTGACGAATATAAGTCTTCGATGTTCATAGACACAACGACTTCCTTGGGGAATCCGTCGGCTGTGAAATCGGACTTCTGGATTTCGAGAGACTCAACCATACCCATTTCACAAGAGAACCACTTGTCGACGTGCGCTTTCACCAAGAACGGCGAACCATAGCTGTTGACAGATGTCTGCCGTGGCAACACTAAGCAAAGTAGATGCATTAGAGGAACCATGATATCTTTGTAAATCGCGAGTCGGTTTCCGTAAGGAGAAGTGAGTTTGATTTCGATACGGTAGTTCTTACTCCATTGAGAATCGTGCCAGATCTTTGGGAAGATAAGGTTAGAACCCGAGAGGATAAGATTAGCACTACCGAGGATTCTAGCAAATAGACTATTACCAGAACCACCGAGTTTACTCATGATTTCTCCCATCTCAACTCCTGCTCTCGACAGGCTATCTTTAATATCATCTCGTTCGATACCACCGCTACTGAGCATGAAGTGTAGTTCCTTGACAAGACCTTCACCCTTATCTACCAACTGTTTGAAGATAGAGTCTTGCGTGTTATTGGAGAACGATTCGGAATATGACGTCGATGGTGTCACATAGTAATCCGTATAGTATTGCTCTTCTGAGAAAATCTTCAGAGATGTATCCGCCAAGTCTTCAGCGGACATTTCGCCTTGTAGATACTGCTTAGCAGCGTCGGTAATCTCATCGAGATTTTTCTGGGTATCCTCACCAACACCACTAGACGGTTCAACATATCTCCAATTCAACCAGTTGAAATCACTATATGGTACGTCTGTACCTGGAACAAGGAGGTCTCCTACACCCATGAAAATAGCAACCGAACGGCATAGAGTATTGACGTAACGGTAGTAGTTGATAACGTCCAACTCACATGAATAGAACTTCATATCTGCCGTCTCTAAGAACGAACCCGCTACAGAATCCGCAACGGAACCAACCATTTCTGCCGATTTATCGACTAATAGTTTCATTATACCTTTCTTCTCTTCATCGCTGCCAACAGATGGTAGATAGCGAGGTCTGCATGCAACTATCGACAGCTTAGGAGCTTCACCGAGTATGTTATTACCGAATAGCCTACCAGTCGGTGAACCTTCTGACCTGATGTCTGTAGTTGGTAAGAACTGATAAGGTGTTGCGAACACTCTACTGTGCACATAGTCTGATATATCTTTGGTTACTTCTTCTCCGTAACCACCATTGGAACTATCGATACCAAGAGCCGACGCAGCACCTAATATACTAGAACCGATACTAGCAAGATCCATTTATACTCATCCTTCCTATATACGTAGTTATTCTCTAGTCAGAAGGATAAATAGGAGTAGTGAACACAATCGTTCACTACTCCTATTTTCACTTTTGTTTACTTGGCGAATTCACCACCGGCAGCAATCTTAGCTGCTCTGGCGTATCCTTGCTGACCACCATTACCATGGAAACCGTTTCCGTTTCCACCACCACTCATTCCTCCACCGGAACCACCAGTAGGAATAATGATTGGTGTATTTCCTCCAGCACTAGCATTTACGCTACCGACTTGGAGATTGCTAAGGTGACCAGACATCGCACCATCGATATCGACGAGTTTGCTCAAGAGGTCAACGACCTTACGGAGAGTGCTTTCGGAAGCACCACCAGACGAAGAACTCTCACGAATGTAATTATTGTGTTCACGTAAGAGAGTACCAGTATCACCATTAAGGCTGTACGAATACGACCTATCATAGTCGATACCAGAACCAGAGCCACTAAAGGCTTCATCTTCTCTCTTAGCAACAGCTTCCGATTCAGGATGATGCTCAGCCCAAATCTCAGCAGGAGTCTTCTTACGACCACGACGCCATACCAGCGCACTGGTCTTGTAAGAACCCCATGTACGATTAACAGCATATTCACGGAATCCGAGTTTGATTTGTTGCAATGCCGAAAGTACCGTGTCGTTCGGCGGTTCACCATCGAATCCGATAGACTTAGCAACTTCATCGAGACTACCATTACCAGCAGCGTAATCACGCGCAGCAGAAGTAATCATAGACGGTCTGTTGAAATACTCCATACCGCTATACTTCTCCCATGCACCATGCTCACCAGCAGAAGCCGAAGCTGTCAATGCAGCATTCGTCGTTGCCGGAGTTGTAGTTTCAGCTACAGCAGCAGGAGGTGCCATACGTGCAACCGTTGCCTTAACAGACTGTGTTACACCACCAATAGGTCTAGGTGCATTGTACGAGATATCTCTCGTATGTGTCGAAGTTTCCATATCGCTTGTGAGCCAACCCCAGAATCCTCCTCTGTGAGACTTACGTCTCGTACCATGAGGCGGACGGAACGGTCTGTACGCAGGTGAACTATGTTCACTCACATGAGGAACCGTGCCGGGGAAGCAACCATTGGTTCTCAACACGCTCGGGTCGACACCACTAAGGGTACCAAATCCAGAACCTTTGAAATCATCACTCGCTGTATTGAATTTGAACCTGCTTTGCTCATATGAAGGAATTCCAAGTGCGGCAAACGCGAGATCCAAACGACGATCATCAACGCTCCTACCAGGACCGGAAATCTTCTTCTGTGCATCAGCAGCACTCAGCTTTTCACCTTCCTTAGCATCTGCGAAGAGCTCGATGAGATTCATCTTATCATCGATTGCTCGATAATGCGGGTCTTCATAAAGCGTTGCCAAAGCGGTATTCAAATCATATCCCTTCGAGAGAAGGTAATCGATGTCATTCTTCTTAATGACTGAACCATTCGGAGCCATGTAATGTTTATTCCCATCTTTGTCGATTCCCATGAGAATACCATTCTCTTTGATTAGGTCGAATCCGATAGGCATTACAACGGAATCCCCATGCTGGATATTCTGGAGATTGTCAATATCCTTGAACGTAAGCGTGGTTCCATCCGCTACGTTTGCTGTAAGTTTGTAGAGGTCTTTCTTAGCGCTCGTGGCTTTGTACTTAGCATCGGTGAAGAGGAAATCAAGAGCCGCTTCTCTAGTGTAACCTTGAGAAATCAGATAGTTGATGTCATTCTCCGTAACCAGTTTGCCATTAGGAGCAACAACATGACGGAACCCATCCATGGCTTGTGCCGTAAGGTACTTGCCTTCTTTTGTAAGTTGGTCGTTTCTGAAGAACGATTCTGGCTTCTTCTGTTCGACGTAGACTTTACCATCGATCATGCCACCGTTCTTTCTAATATTGCGAATATCGTACTTTGCCATTTCTGACATTATGGTTTCCATTTGTTGTTTTGGATGTTTACCATGTGCCCAGAGGTCAAGTTCCCTCTTCTTTGCATCATCCATACCGGAAACATGTCCGATACCATGATGGGCCATGTACTTCCAATTTTCGGTGCGGTTTCTAAATACCGCAAGAGGATCGAATTTACCTTCAGAGTTAATCTCGTCCATGGTACGACCTTCGGTTGTACCACGCAGACGTTTCTCTTGTTCGAGTTCTGCTTCCTGCTCAATCTGCGGCGTTGTATACTTCGGATCCTTCTCAAGAACCTTGAGAGCTTCTTCCTCAGTCATACCTTGCGCCATAAGAGCATTAACATCATCCATTTCGTATCTACGATTGTTCGGACCTACTGCCCAATGATACGTATTGGGGTCATTCTTCTTGGCTTCAATCTCAGCGTTACGCTGTTCTACCTTGCGATGCATATTCGACAAAGCAGCACCCGCTGCGAGATGTGTGATAACCTGGAAGAAATTACCCTTACCAGAGAACGGTCTCCTGTAACGACGTCTACCACCAATACCGACACCGCGGAATCCTCTACCGGAACCATGGAATGTATTATATGCGTCATGAGCCGAAGAAATTCGACGACCGATACTATCAGCCATCTCTTGTGGACTCGGTCTCTCCCATTTACGCATCCAATAGTCAGCAACATGGTCGATGTCTTTACTATCCTTGATTACAGGGAAGTGAGTTGTGGTGTCTTCTTCCTGAGCGAAGTATTCGAGCTGTACACCCAAATCTGTTGCTGGTTTACCTTTGCTTGCAGCCAACTGCTCAAGAGCAGCTTTACGTCCGTCCGTCCACTGTGCTATACCAAACGCACCACTCGACGGGTTAACGTCGGAAGTATTGTACGACGATTCGGCTTCGAAGTTGCCCATGATACCAGCAGCAGCTTCTTCGCTGGCACCCATCTTACGGAGGTAAGTCCAGATATCCTTCTGTACTTCACCAGTTGTAGTAGCACTTGGAGCAGAACCACCAGACGATGCTGAAGCTCCACCAACAGCCATATCATCATCCCAAGAAGTACCAGTGTACTTCTTACCGAGAATTGCAGCTTCGGTCACGTTACCGAAGATTTTCCCAACGTGTTCGATGTAATCCATCAAACCTGGGTCTTTCTTCTTAACAGGTGCGGTCTTACCACCGCCGCCGTTCTTACCGGCGCTTGCGTTAGGTTTACCATCACCACCGTTAAACGGACCATGTGCGTTTTCGGTAACAAGGGTACCACCAGTACCACCTACCGAGAACGACAGGTCGTAATGGTTTCTCTCGTCACCAGCAGCAACACCATACTTGTTAAGCAGACCTATGAAGAAACCAGGATCAGCCATATTGATACTAATATCAAGTTTCCATCCAGCAGGATGACTACCTGGACCTGTCTGATGGTAACCTTCTTCTGCTGCACCGGTTATGACAAGTTTCTCACCAGTGTGTTCATAGTATTCTTTAGCAATCTTATTGAACATATCAACTACAGGTTGCTGAACACCTTCCAAGTAGGTTGCGCCGGGTTCAGATTCCCACTTTTCACAGTAATTGAAATCGAATCCGCCTTCTCCTTTACCAGAGAATTTCCTACGCCGACGACCAATACCGAAACCACCGAACGGTCTCCTGAAGAAATGTGTTGGTCTACCACAACCTGTGAATCCTTGTTTGCCCTTACGAGCCATAGGAATTACAGGAAGATTCGGTCGTGGGCGTCTACGTCTAGCTGCGTCTCTAGCAGAACCTCTACCGCGCATCATTCCACGGAGGAATGCGCGTCTGAGAGAACCACTACCAGAACCGCTCATACCATTATCACTCTCGATTTCTTTAACGAGAGCATCCATCAGTGCAAAATATTCATTGGGGTCACCATCTCCATAGTAACCACCACGCCCGAGAGCAAATACGTAATCGTGGAGATTTGTAGCTTCGCGGATACCATCAACATCAAACGCGTTAATCGTATTCGCATACTTATTGATGAACTCCTCATCACTTATAAAATGTCTGAAATAACCACCATCAGAAGCAGCCATAGCAACTTGCTGGTCAGGACTATCCGTCTTGATACCGCTATAGTTATGATGATGCGTTGCAAGTGTGCTGTCAAGGTCAGCACCACCTTCGAGTTTCATCTGTGCAAGAATCCATGATGCCGGGAATCCTGTACGTTCCGATACAGCATTAGCAATACCAGAACCCGGGATGCTATCTTTAATAGGATTGATAGCTTTGCCGGTGTACTTGAAACCTCCGGCACTTGATACACCTCCACCACCACCAGATGATGAATAACTAGGAGTTTCTTCCCACGGAGTACCAGTGTACTTCTTACCGAGAATCGCAGATTCTGCTACACCGGCAAATATCTTACCAGCGTGTTCGACTCCTTCCATCAACCCTGGTCCACGACCAAGGAATCTTCTACGTGCTCCATAACCTCCAAATCTGGAAGCGTTTCTCATACGACTAATTCTGTTAACGCGTATTGGAGCAGGTCTTCCACCCGAACCTTTACCGCTAAAGAAGTCATCGAAGAAACCTTTGGAGCTCTTGAAGAAGTTCTTAATACCATCAACCATACCAGGTGCAGATTCATTGAGTTTCTTCTCAATAGTATCACGGACTTCTTTGAACTTCATGGAAGCTGTAGTGATTGCACCTTCCGTAGCACCTTCACCGAACAGGAAGTCGATTGTTGACTTGAATCCCTTAACGACATATCCCTTAGCATTACTTACACCATCGAAGAACAAATCCTTCGCTTCGGTGAATGCTTTAGACATCATATCGCTACTGAATTTCGGGAAGATACCAGATGAAGTATCACTATCGTTACCGAACAACCATTCGGTTGCGGTATTGAAGAGTTTTCCGACGCGACCACCGAGGAAGTCTTCATCAAACTCGAAGAACTTCTCCTTCATGAAGTCAATAGCTGCTTCGAATTTCTCTTTGATGTAAGCATGAATCTCACCATCGATATTGAACAGTTTCTGGGCAGTCCTAACAGCGAGCTGAGGAATGTAGCCTTCAACCTTATCGAGACCGAGAGTCTCTATAATCTTATCACCAGCACCACCACCGCTCGTATCGATAGTTTGACCTTCACCAGAACCAGAGAACGTATAAGCAGTCTGTACCTCATTCGCAAGACGCGATATAGGCACTTTACGAGAATATGCATCGCCACGCGGGTCAGACAGAATAGCATTGCTACCATCGACACCGACGAGACGAGTATAGTGACCAGCTCTAGTAAACGTAGAACCAGCACCATCAGAACTAGAGTAACCACCGAGAACTACGTTCGGGTTACCAGACGCAGCAGACATCAATGCATCTTCAAGAGATGTATGTGTACCACCGATTCCACTGAAGAAATCTTCACCAGTACCATCAGCATCAATATATCCACCGGCTTCAGCCATACCAGCCATAGCCATAGGATCGACAACGGAACCCGTAATATCAGAGAGTATGTTTGCACCAGTGACAACCGCACAACCAGAATCAGCCATCGTGCCGTTACCGTACGGGTTATCAGCAATAGACGGATCGAGTTGCGAGTAACTGGTAATACCGTTACCTTTGAAGCGACGGTGATGCTTGGCTCCAGTACCTGAACCAGCGAATGCTGGTCCGCCGCCTTCTCCAGGATCGTAATCCGCAGTAACTTTATCGGCTTTCATGCCTTCTCTTCGTTGTTCAGCAGCCACGGTTTCATATTCGTTCGTTCCAAAGAAAAAGTCGCAGAATCGAGCCCACCCTTTTCGGAAACCCCATTTCAAATCTATGAAGAGGTCTTTTATCCAATTAGGTGTAGCGTCGATAATGCCTTTCACGAAACTACGCATAGAATCTTCAACGCCGTCCATGAAACTCTTACCACTATGCTTTTCGCTCCACTCGTTGCTTGTTACAAGCTCACCATTAGAATCAACAACAAGCGCATCTTCACCGAATATCCAGTTTCCAACCGACGCAAAAAGTCTGTTAAATACTCTTACTGGGAGCGACCGAGTTTCATCATCACCAAAAAGCCAAGCGAGTTCGTTATGGAACTTTTCTAATTGTTTCTCTAGCATATTCTCGGCGTCTGCTGTTTTGACACCAAAGAACCAAGCCAAGTTATTAGCAATACCTTTTCGGAGACCAGACTCCTTACCATCGTTTTTACCGACAAGATCTTTCATACCTTCCCAGAGACCACCAGCGCCTGTTTTTACGGCTTCCCAGCCTTTCTCAAACGCTGTTTTATTGACCTCTTCGTTGTACTTATCGGTAAATTCTTCTTCACTATCGTATTCGTTACCATCTTTATCGACAAATTTACCATCTTCACGTTGCGTGATACCCATGTTCTGTTTAGCATCAGCAGAGAACTGGGCTTCTTTCTGTTCGAGTTCAGCAACAGCCTTATCACCAGCAACCGCCGTATAGATAAGACGGCACAGGAATGCGTCAAAGTCTATACCTATCAACGCTGCTAGGATTTCAATAACGCATTTTGTCAAAAGAGCCCAGGTACAACCCATAACGGTTTTAACAACAGCAGCCGTCACACGCATACCTATTGTGACATCTTCTTCACGTATTCTAAACAAACGAGCGGCATCGGTCAGTAATCCAGTTGTGATGTTCCACGTACCCAGGATAAGGTCAAGTGTACCAGCAGATGCTGCACCTGCAATGGTACCAGCAACAGCTTTGGCAACTTTTCCGAGCGACCCCTTTATAGCTTTAACGATGACATCCATCTTCAGCTTGCGAACGATGATATCAGCTATACGCAGTGGTTTACCAATCCATTTACCAACGGTCTGTTCGATTTTCTGAAGGTTCTCAACGAATTTCTTAGCAAACTCATGGGCTTTACCTTCAGCGTTCTTACCCATTTCACCAACGGGGTTAGCTTTGAATTCTTGATTGAGCGCAGAGAATCCAGTGGGGGTTTCCTTAGCCATGTTCTGCATCGCCGTGGCTTCCACTTCCGCAGCATTGGCACCGTAAGCCCATGCCCCGCGTTCCGCTAACGCATCCCTACCAACGGTCATTATAGGAGCATTGTATGTAGCGCGGATTCCTGCTTGTTCAACAGTCTTTCCGACACCAGAAGCGATGTATTTGGCGTCTGCTACCAAACGCCCACCGAAACGCCCAACGCGAGTATTTGCTAGTTTGGAGGGTATGTTTTTGATAAACCGAACAGGTCTCGTCTCGGCGATTCGCCCTGGTAGATTCTTGATATTCTCAACTTGTCTACCCACGAACCTTCCAACAGGACCCCGTTTTAGTTTCCTCCAACCCTTCAAACCAAGAGCTTTAGCACCACGATAGAAACCAATTACTTTTTCACCAATGGCGCTGTTTTTGAATTTACCCAACGCCTTGGAACCAAGATCTTTCGTCTTATTTATAACGGTTTCTATTATCTGCTTTATCAAATCCGGAAGTTTATCGAATATCGTCTTGAGTCCGTTCCTGAGCGAATTGACAAGTCCACCACCTAGGAGCCAACCGATTCCTTTCGATAACAAACCCCATGCAGCGGTAAGACCGAGCATCAACCAGTCAATGAACTTAGCCATCATTCCGAAATGTGTAGTCAATCGCTTATCGATTTTTCCGAGTATCGTCGTTTGTTCCTTACGCGAGTTAATCTCTTCGCGACGTTTCTGGATAAGAGCTTTCTTGCCTTTGATATACGCTGCGGTCTTCTGAATGAATCCACCACCGGATCCACTAACGAGACCGAGCTCGATATCATCCGCATCAGCATTCGCTGGTGTCCCTGGCTTTTCTTCCTTCTTATCCTTCTTCTTATCGTCAGACGAGTTCTTATTCTCCGATGAGGAAGGTGCACCTGGCACTTCACCGCCGTCTGCTCCACCTACAGGAACAGGAGCAACGCGTCTACGTTTACGTCCACGCCCGGTCAGTCTACCAGTGATATTTCTTTTAACCCTATTAGAGTTAGAAGGACTACCTGGCGCCTCGTCTTCATCGTCAGCATGATATTTCGGGTCGTTGACGTCAACAGCACCGAACTTCTCTTGCTCTCTTCTGTTCATTGGGAGGATAAGGTTACCCTCACTATCGAACTTCGGGGCTCGTCTACCAGTAATACCGAGACGACGCCCGATACCCCAAAGGATACTAGCGATAGGTCCCTTAGGACCGAGACGGTCATTGATGTTACTAGCGAGTTCGTTACCCTTATCAACGGAATCCTTCAGAGGATCGTCTCCTCCTCCAGCATTATCGCTAGGAGCAGTATCTCCATAGATAGCACGCAGCGAGACATGCTTGTCGCCGACCTTTGCAGAATCCTCATAATCGGTTGCCGCAGCAGCTCTACGTCTATCATCGAGACTACCTTTCTCTTTACCGAGTTTAGCATAGTCTGCCGCTTTCTCAGAACGCCATGCTCTACGTCGTTCCTTGATACGAGCCTTATCTTCATCGGTACGACCAAAGTAAGTCATCATCGCCATTGCTTTGAACGGAGAACCGATAGCAATACCGAGAAGCTTACGGGTGATATCAAACAAACCACCGAAGAGTTTCTTCATAGGATTGATAATGAAGTTCTTAATCATGTTATGCAGAGGCACAACCACATGGCGGGAGAATACATCTTTGATTCCACCGACAACGAGGTTCCACGCACTGCTAAACATTTTCATCACGCCATCGACCATACCCTTGATGATTCTCTTCAAAGGTTCCAATGCATCCATGAACGGGGCAGCAATGGATTCTTTGAACCACCACTTGAAGTCGAGGCTTATCTGCTTGAGTTTGAGTTTGAACGGTTCAGTGACGTTCATCTGGAACATATTCTTCACTTTGTCGAATACACCAGACTTATGGATGCCACCACCGAGGTCTTTACCGAACAGGTTTTCTCTAAACTTCTGAGAGCTTACTGCAATACCAGCAGCGGCACCGAGAAGAGCCATACCGATAGGACCACCAGGAGTGAGCATTGCGCCCATGAGACCCATTTGCCCAATAGGAATAGCAGCAAGACCAAACGTGAGTGAACCAAACAAGACATTCGGAAGATGCTTCTTGATAGACTTGGCGAAGGAGTTATTGAGCAATCCGCCCATCTTGGCACCATCCGTACCAACCTTACCGTACAGCATATTCTGGAACATCTGGCTCTTGATAAGAAGACCCGTAGCAGCACCCATAATGGCACCACCAACAGGACCACCCGGCAGGAACATGGACATCATGTAACCAGCCTTACCAAAGAGACCGAGGAATCCACTCATGTTAATGAGTCCCTTGACAGCACCAAACATAGCACCACCAACCAAAGCAGTCTTATGCTTAGAAAGCCAATCAAGAACACTCTTGCCTATGAGTCCACCTTTACGTTTACCATTGTCATCCTTCTCACCGAAAAGGAATTTCTTAAACCGTTCAGATTGCGTAACCAGTCCAATACCAGTACCGAGGATAGCGCCACCGATAGGACCACCAGGAAGGAATAATGTACCTAAGATACCGAAATTAGTAAAAAGAGAAAAACCAGCGCCAACGATACCGAGAGCCATAGCTTTCGGCAAACGCTTCTTAGTCTTCTCCATAATATCTTTGAATGCGGCTTTACCGCTACCCTCATCCATCTTCGTACCGAAGATGAAGTTGTGGAAGTTTGTATAACCGATAGAGAGTTTGTCTGTAAGCTGGTCAAGGAACGGTTTCTTCTTACCATCGGGACCCTTCTCGGATTTACCGAAGAGGTATTCACCCATGATGTCCATACCCTTCTTGAACTGGTCACGAACGGTATGGAAGATAGAACCCTTGTTCTCGGCATGTTCTTTGCCTGTAGAATCCTTGTATGCGGTACCAAACATTTCATAGCGGACAGCAAGACCGAGGTCGCTGAGGTGATTGAACATCTCAGAGAATGCTCCGCCTTCACGCTTACCGTTACCTTTATCAGTACCAACCAGATAATCAAATATAGCCTTTCCTTTAGCTTTCGCGAAGGTGTAGAGTTCCGTACTACGGAAACCATCCTTACCGAACAGCCAATCGGCGGCGTTGGTTATCTTTCCTTTCATCCACTTAGAGAACTTATCGAAAGTCCTCTTCATAGAATCAACGGCAGCAGTAACAATCGACTTGTCAGGATCACCATCGACTCCGAAGATGATGTTATACATACCTTCGTTAATCTTATTGACGGCTCCACTGAACAAATCAAGTGGTTTCTGAAGAACAGTAGCGAGCATATCGCGCATGGACTTAAGAGGACCATCTTCTGTAATCTTCTTAATCCAATCATATGCTCCACCAAACGCGGTCTTCTTCTTGGCTTTCTTCTCTGCATTGATTGCATCGATTTGTGCCTGAAGAGCACCGGGGTTATCAGCAGCCTCACCACTTGTGAGTAGACCACGTTCTCTTGCCTCGGTAATCTCTTCCTCGGTAAGAGTCGTACGGTCTATATCGAAATCATCGAGTTCCTGCTGCCTACGTTTGTAATCCTCGTTCTCTGTAGTATGTCTCCTGAGTCGTCCCTGGATATCTACAGGTAACGGACTACCAGGAGCACCACCACGACCCTTCTTCTCATATACGGGGAATACCCGAATACCTTCAAGAAGCGTCTTATGGATACCATCAAGAATATCAGTGGCGTACCTACCATTCTCAGACATGTTATCCCCGAACGGAGAATTACGACGTACCTTGTAACCGCCTTTCTCTTTACGGTTAATATGAGTATCAAACCCAAGTCCGGCATTGACATGAGCGTAGTTGAGCATCTTAGATGGATCAGCCATAAGAGCCTTATAGTAATCCTCGGTTGCACCCTTACTCCTAACGCCACCAGACATCAGTTTGAACACTTCGACATTTCGCTGGCTCATATTGCCAGTAGCCATGCTACGGAATACTGTTTCCAGTTTCTTAGCAAGACTCCTATCGGTAATACCTAACGACACAAGGTCTCGGTATGAACCGTTTCTGGCGTTATAACCCTCATTGCTATCAGCGATATTCACAGCGAGTTGCTCTAACTGCTTAGTGAGATTCCGAGTCTCGGCTTCAGTCATCTGCACAGTCTTTGTCAGAAGTTCTTGCGTATCTGACATCAACTTCGCAAACGGCTGAATCTTCGTACGTTCAAGTTCGTCCTCAAAGCCTTTCCTCATACTGTGTTTGGATTGGAAAGTACCGGTGTCATAATTGAACGCCTTCTCTTCCATACCAGTAACAGCAGCGAGGATACCAGAGAGATAATTCGGGATAACCGTATTGATTGTCTTATGAGTAAGACCATCGAACGGAACCGCATCTCTCTCGTACTTAGCCATGTTAGGACCGCTTTGGTACTCATGATGTAGACCGAAGAGGTTACCCAAGAACTGCTTGAACGGGTTATCGGAACCTTGGAGATTTGTAAGTTTACCCATCAATGCCGGCATAAAGGCACCGAGAGTCTTATCAAACTCACCAAGTGCTTGCGTGAACATATCAGGGATTGCCTTCTTAACGAGAAAATCAAACAACCCTTGTAGCGGGTTCGCTGCAAGAATCTTGAGATTATCAATCGTTAAGAAGTTCTTCATCATAGAAAGGAACATATCGTTCTCAATAGCAACGTCGAGGTTCTTACTAAGAGCCGCGCCGTACTTATTGAACTTGAATGCGCCTTTACTATTAAAGAGACTTGCATACGAGGAAGGATTCTTCTCTTCCTCCTCTTCTTCCTTCCTCTTCGGAAGGAAACTATTACGAAGTTTCAACTCTTCCAGCATGTTGTTCATGACCGTGAGTGAATCCTCGTAATACTTGAGAGAACCCATAGCAAACTTATCCATCGTCTCGCTGTTGAACTCAACAATCTTGGCGACGTTATCGTTTATGCTACTGATCCTGCTAAGAGATTCTTGGTGCATCTCCTTTTGCAGTGTAGTTCCTTGAATGAACTGCTGCATGGATAATGCTCGTGTCTGTTCGAACTCAGCACTGATAAGCTTACTTTGCTTACCAATGGATTTGCCAACCTCCATGGTTGCAATCGTACCAGCAGCTACATTGCTTGCTGTCTTTGCAATACCTGGTTGTAGCGCAGCGACTGTTCCTCTAGCGGCATCTTCGGCACCGGTATCAATCTTGATATCGGCTTCTTCTCCGCCACCATCGGGATCGAAGTTGAAATCGCTGTCACCTGCATTGAAATCGAAATCCGATTCTTGGAATGCCGACTCTGATTCTGCCAGCTTGTCGATTCTAGCCTGGTTATTAATATTACCAGACTTGATGTCCTTCCAGGCGTTTTTAACGCCGTCTTTAGCAACCTTAAAAATTGGAGAACCAGTTATCGCTTTAGCGACTTTATTAGACCCAGACCGCATACCACGTAACTCACCACTAAGATGAGTTAGCGTTTCACCCATGCTGTCTGTAGTAGCCGTTGTCGCAGGAGCTATTTCGGATAAGACATTCACAGCACTGAACTTCATCGATTTACCAAAGTTCCGTAGCCAGTTTGTCTTTTTACCTCTAGTAACAGGCATTAAGGCTCCTCCTTTCATTTCAGTTTAGGTTTTTGTGCATATGGGAAATACCTAGCGGATTACTACGTTCCCACGAAAAAGGAAAAAAAAGAAGGGCACCCGTTAAGAGCACCCATCGGGATTTTACTCCCAGCGGACGTCGAGCACCGCGTGCTCTTCGTCCCGCTCGACGACCTGAACTTCGAAGCCGAGCTCAACGAGGAGCTCCCGGCACGGTTCGACCCCTGCGAGGTCGAACCGACCGACTTCCCAGCGGACCATAAGGCAACCGCAACGGGCCGCCTCCAGAACACGGTCCATGAGTCCGCCTTCAGCGCGGAGATGGGACTCCGCCGTTGCCCGACGACGTGCGGGCAGTGCGACTCGACGGACTTCGGCTGCCGACATGAGTTCTGCCATGATGATTCCTCCTTTGGAATACACTATAGGCGCTTCATCAATAGCGCCGAGCATCCTTTTCTGGACACTCTACTGTGATTATAATATCTACCTATAGATACATAGTTTACGGGGTAAAAGAACCGACCATTTAGGTCGGTTCTATAGACATATCAGCCATTTTCTTCTTCGTACGTATACCCATCTTCCTTCTGTATGCGGGTATCATCTTCGTTTTTCCCAGTCCATTTCCAAGAGATTTTCATATTCACTTGACCGTTGCGTACATGTGACACGGTGTAGCCAAGATTGATGAGGATCGCCTCCACGGCAGCGTATTTCTCCACAGGTACCAGGACATCAACCTCGTAATCACCATTGTTTTCAGCCTCTTGAATCTTCTCAGCGATGTTGCAGTCATATACAGTCTGCTAGACTTCACGGAGACGGTCTACATTCCGCCGTACTTCCGCTGCATTACGTAATGGATTAAACATACAGAATCATCCTTTCTACAATTTAGGAAAAAGAAGAAGCACTAGCATATTCTCACGCTAGTGCTTCTTCTTCGGGGCCGTTTTTACAGTTCTGCCTTTTCGAGAATCTTCTCGATATCGTTGCCATCATCCGACGATACATACTTGTACGTCTTGATGACATCGAGAATCACATCTCCGCCTGCGCTCTTCTTGCGCGTGTATACCGAACCGATGTCGTACGAGAACTCATTGAGAGAACCGTATAGGTGCCCAAAGACCTTGTTCGGGTCGAGGAACACACGGAGAAGCGCACGATGCTTCTCATCGGGCTGTGCACGTACTTCGCCATTGCGACCAGTCATCGCGAACGGCAGGAGTGCATTCTTGAACTTCTCGTCGAGCCGATACTTGGAACGGCTGTTGCCACCACCGAATATGGCGTTGAGCATCACGTTGCCAGAATCCTTGCCGCCCTTGCTGGCGTACGAATTCTTCGGGAACATGAATGCCATGATGAGGCGCTTGTCTTCTGCCTTCATCAAGAACTTGATGTTCTGGAAACCGCGCTGACCAAAGAAGCTCTTGAAGTAGCGGTCAAGTGAGACGCGGCTCACCTTAATCCAGACGCCATGGTTTCCCTCACCGACACGGTTGTACAGAAGTCGCGCATCGTGATTGGAAATCTTCGCCGGCGGCACAGATGTTGTCGTCGGACGGTCGAACTTGCGATCGTTCTGATTGTGATGCTGGCAGTTGCCGCTGCACTTGTGCGGCTGCTGCGGCGTGGGGTTTTCGTTTTTGGGTTGCGGGGTCGGTGTAGAGGAGGCACCGTTGATGATGACTTCCTTCTCGCTTGCAACCTCGCGTTCAATGATTTCTGCTGACATAGATTTGTCCTCCTCCTCAGGGATTGTCTCTTCCTCTTCCTTCTCTTCAACAATTTGAACATCCGGTACGGGTTCTTCTTTCTTCCCGTACCAAAGTTGTTGCCGTCTACTGGGTTTTCCCTTCTTCATGGAATTACCTCCCTTTGAGTTTTGATGACGGTTCATGCGATTATGATATATAACCATAAACCCTCTCGGTTTAGACATACGTTAGGATCATGCTATTTAATTAGCATTCACTGAACCGATGCCGCATTCTGATACATGAGCTGGGATACTTTGGTTGACCACGCGCTACTTGTCGGATCATACATATCGTTGATGTCTTCAATCGTGTATAGACCATTACCGAAGTAATGCTTCTGAATAAGCCTACCGAAGTAAGCGATGCAGTCTTCTTTAGAGGCGAAACTCATACCTCCGTTATACGGGTCAAGACCAAAGATGTTGTTCTGAGCCCTAGCGAGATACGAAGTTCCGTGACCTGATTCACATTGTGCTACAGCCAATGCGAATACTCCATTGACACCGTTATTCTGTTCGATAGCGTAGAATGCTTCACCGAGACCTTCGAGTTCTGTACCTGCTGTCATAGCATTGAAGTCATTAATGGAGTAACCAGAAGGTTCACTGATGTTCAGAGTGAGAGACGGGCGACGGATATATCCACGAGATGCTTCTTCCACCATACGATTGTAAGTTTCTCTATCGTAGAAGTTAACCATCACATCATCTCGATTGATGTATGCTTCTTCACCAATCTTGTAGTAGTCCCCGTTATAGACAACGGGTTCACTCATGTAGGTCATACCCGATGGAGAAACGCCTGTGGTTCTAACCATCGACCGTACAGGAGTATTGAAATACACCGCTGGTTCATCAACCCGAATCACGGTAACGATGTTGGAATCAGGGACTTTCGCAAGACCGTTGCTATCTGCATATCCAGCATATCCAGGAACATAGAAGACATTTTCCTTATCGATATACGGGATAGCTTCAATAACATCACCCAACTTCAATTCTCCGATAGGTTCGGAATTGTTATCGGGTGTCTTGCTGATTGTCAGCTTGTCACTGACCACCTTGTAGAGATTGGTCTCGACTGACGTACTTACGACATTCGGAGCCGCAGCAGGTTCCTCTTGTTCCTCGTTCTTCGTAAGGAGACCGTTAAGTGGTCCTCCCAGATTATTAGGTGGACCGCCGAGTATATCAACAGCAAATGCCCCGATGATAAAAATCGGAATCAAAAGGATGAAGATTGTAGCGAATCGCTCCAACTTCGTAGGTACACTCGGCATTTCAAATTCATTTCTGTTTTCTTCTGCATTTCTCGTCATTAACACCATTTCCTTTCTTTACAGAGATTTATTGGAGTGTATACGGTTGCATCGTTATCAACCACACCGTATCATGACATATATACGAAATCCCTGTCTGTAGATACCTTGTAGGTGGACAGGCACTTAATAACGAATGATAAGGTGGTGAAAACCTAATGGGTCATTTCATAGATGACAAAACACTTGTCAATAGTAATGCCGCTGCATTTGCCAAACGTGTAGAGTCTCAATACTCTATCTTCTTAGAGAAGACTCCTACGTTCTGTAACTACTTCCATATCAACGTGAACCAGTCCACTCTGGATACGGGTCTCGAAAATGTGGAGCATATTACAGGTAAGAATGCAGCTACGAAGTACAACCTCATCAAAGACTTGCCTATATACGGTATCGAACAGATCGTATTGGATTTGAACGATGATGAAGAGCACGGTTTCGATGGTGTATATGACGCGGAAGGAATCATGCTTCCGAATACTATCATACCGTCACCCGATGACTATTTCATGATAACGTCGGTTGGTAAGCATTTCTTCTTCCGTGTTACTGAAGTTGCTTATGATACGATAAAGAGTAAGAACTTCTATCGTATTAACTTCAGTATCAAAGCAGCGGATGATGAAACTTACTATGAGCAGTTCATGAATGACGTCAAAGAGAAGTACCGTTGCGTATTCAGAAACTTCGGAACCGAAGATAAGTTCATCATTACTGAAGACGCTTTCATGGCTATCGAAGCCGTCGAGAAAGTCTACAGTAAAGTAGCCGAACGGTATTTGGATTTGTTCTATAATGAGAAGTACAACGCTCTATTAGTACACGATCCGAATAGTTCTAAGATGCTATACGATGTGTACGTTCACCTCTTCTGTAACAGGAATGCTATCTTTGACAGAAAGAGAGAAGAACTGTTCAATATCCGTCTCTATATAGAGAAACGTGACTATGTAGAGAAGCGATATAAGTACCAATCCCTTGATGGAGCTATGGAGAATCTGGATGTTAAATGGTTGGAAAACCTCTCGGATGCGCCTCGTTATTACGCAACTATTCCAACATTCAGCGACTCCATCTTCAAATATCACGGTGATTACACCGTGTATGGTATAGAAGCACTCTGTACCGATAAGAGTATCTACGGAACTCAACTCACGAAGATTATATCCGATGAGTTGTATAACGCAATGGTTCTCAAGGATACTGAAATTGAAGGTAATATCTATACGAAGGTTATACGAGCTATGCTACATGGAGAAATCTCGTTCATTGGTAACTTGGTCTCCAAGTATGATGGTAGGTATAACTTCCCCAATACGTATGAGTACCTTCATATAATCCCATTCTTCCTTTACGGTCTCATTCAATACATGAAGTATGTAGGCGGTAAAGACGAATAGAATCGACAGAAACCTAAAAATCATAAGGAGTTGAACTTACAATGCTTAAAACCATGCGTAGTGAACTTGAGCGTATGAATAAGAGTGCCGAGATGGAAGATGCCATTCTTGAGGCTACGAAGCGTGCTCCGCTCCGTGATACCATCATGGATACTCTCGAAGGCGACGACGGTGAGGACGTCCAGGACGATGAGATCGAAGCAATCATTGCAACGATTCCTGAGACCGACGATGAGGAAGTCACCGAAGCTGCTAAGGCAACGGACGAGAAGCCCGAAGCCGCAGAGGGTGAAGACGAGGAACTCGTTGAAGACGAAGACGGCAAGCCGACTGATGTCGAAGAGGGATTCGTCGGTGGTGTTATCACCATTCGTGATGGTCGCAGCGGTAAACGTGCTCGCCTTTCGGTGAATACGCTTCTTGAGCGTTACATTCCCGATACGGACGAGGTATAAGGAGGAAAACTGAACATGGATAAGTTTGTCGATAAGAAGGTCGTATCAATCGACTATGCCGGTCCGATTCTCCCCCTTGGTGGAATCTATGGACCGACGATTCCCCAGATCATGGATGTCTCCGACATCGCAACTCTGATCATCAAGCAGTATCCTGTAACGGAGCATCTCAATGATGGCACCAAGAAGGAGCTCGATATTGCCAACTACAATATCGACTTCAATGGTGACGACGGCGCTTCCGTGAAGGGTAAGAGCGGCAAGCCGAACAACACGCCTGAGAATGTTCCTACGGAGGAGCAGAAGAAGAAGGCTAAGGAAGAGGAAGAAAAGAAGGCTGAAGAGGCTCGCATCATGGCGGAGCTCGAAGCCGAGGAAGCCGCTAAGCGCGTTACAACGTCGACGATTGCCGACGATAAGAACGACAAGAAGAACAAGAACTGGAAGAACGATAAGAAGGATAACAGCAAGTCCAAGGCTGATACCATCGAAGAGGTCTAATCCAGACAAAAAAAAGAAGACGGAACTGCAAGCAACACGCTTTGTGGTTCCGTCTTCTCTTCATCTGGTCAGCAACCGATCGTGTCATTATCCCACATGGTTACTCACCCCCCCCCCTTCTCCCTCAACTTGTTAGATGGACCTTCGATGATGTTGAGGTTGACATCATCGAAGCGCATGCCTATTCGTTTACAACCTTGGTCGCACACGCCGTTGACCAAGGAGGCTGTCCCCGCTTTGTTTCTAGCGGTTCACGATTATAATATGTATTTTCAGGAAAGTAAATAACGGATATAGGTATTTAACCTATATCCGTTATTTGTTCTCTTTATGAAGCAGCGAATCTACTCATGGAGAAAAGGGTCTGAACAGTTTCATTTGTGGTCTTTCTCTTACCATTACCAGAAACATCCAGAATGTTTCGTTTAGACAGAAGTATCGCTTCAGCCTCCACGTTAGCAGATTGTGAGAATACTCCTTTTACGGTAATCTGATCACCGTCGTAGTCACCACCGATAGCACTGAGATAGCAATTCTGGAATTGTACAGTATCCTGGAATTCCGATGCTACTTCCGAAGGAGGAAGATTGGTGTCTATTACCGGATAGTAGTCATACGTTTCACCATTCGGGAAAGACATCTTACAGGTCCTATGTGTACTCAATACATGGATACGCATAGGATATACCCCAAGATAGTCCGTGATTGGGTAACGTGTGATGTAGACATGTTTATCCCTACATACACTGACTGCTGCTATATAGAACAAATCAGTCAATGTCATTTCCCGTTTCAATGGACTAATGAACTTGTTATCGGGGTCTTCCTCCATATGTTCACCGGCAGAACCAGTAGTATTCATTGCACCGGTGAACACCATATACTTCGGATTCTTCTTGTTATCCCAACCGTCGATGGGAATCTGAATCTTGTTGAAACGACCATCGTATGAGAATACGAACGTATCCATCATTTCACGAATCTTCGTTTCATTGAAGTAGCCCATCGGGTCTTTTAGCTTCACCTGAACAGGTTTACCCTTATCGATGATAGTGTAGTTATCTCCAGCAGCTTCCAACTCTCTACGCAGGAAGTTCCTAACCCATCCAAGAATGAATGGAGTAAAGAGAGTGCAGCAGTTAGCCAGAGGTATACCAGCGTGATAGAAGTCCAATGGGGTGTCTTTGTAGCTATTGTAGTTGTACAGAGGAGCGGTAATGACCAATCTGGCGCCATAGTCGATACTCTTACCGAGTAGGCTCTTTCTGATTAGACCATTCTTCTTCTCTAAGAGATGCTTGTAGTAATCGTATATCTCCACAATAGTGGATTGAATCTGCAATCTCGTATTATGCATCATAGCAGTAAACGAGCCATCTTTGCTAACCATAGATACCAAACTAATCAGTCTGGCGTAGATAGCATTGATTTCATGCATCTTCACTTTCTTACCGGAAGCATCCTGTAGATTAACGTCTCTATACATAGCAGGAGAGACAATCCACTTATCAGCGAACAATTCCGCTTTCGAATGATTTTCAAACAGCTCTATCCGTTCGTTTCGGATAGAGCTGTCATTTTTCGGATACTTGATTTTCTCCCAGTTCTTATAGAAGAAATCCAAACCGGTATCACCTTTTGGGTCTTCTACAATCTGTCCCTTGGAGTCAAGTTTCACTTTGATTCGTCCTGCTATGATACCATCAACGCGCCGGTCTAACCTCTTGATGTTCTTATAGACAATGGGTTGGAAATACTTACCGTGAAGGTCAATCCATCCGAATTTCCGACTTCGCTCTTTGACAGAGTTACCGAAGATTTCAGTAGATAACAAACCATCGACAGTAGGAATATTTCCACGCTCCATAGCGATAGGGTTAGATACTTCACCAACCATAGTCGGATTGGCTCTGACGAATTTAGATATATCAGCAAGATGTATCTGCATCACACTCACACCTTTCAAAGTATATTACGATTGTGTCATGGCTATCTTCTTCATACTCAATCGTAACGCGAGTGTCTTCCAGACGTTCTTCTAGGAACTTCTCAAGTTTCTTCCTGTTCTCTTCAATCAAGTAGAGTTTCTCGTTAAGGGTTAACGTAACTTTCCTGTTGCCATCTTCCTCCATAGCACCAAACTCGATATCCAACACATCGTCAACGATGAATTCGTCCAGCATGAAGTCGTACAATGCCATGTATTCCTCGAAGAATTCCAACAGGAGTTCTTCAAGGAATGAACAATCATCATCTGACGCTTTGGAGAATACCGATAACATTTCGCATCTGTCCATCGTTTATCTTCTCCTATGCTCAACACCGATATTATTTCGAGAGAATCTTGTCACGAATCATTTTCTTTTCACTGTTCTTCCGCTCTCGTTCTTGTCGCTCCGCTTCTTCTTTGTATCGTTTGACACGAGCATCGCGCAAGATTTGGATGACCCTGAAAGGTAAATCCATAAGGTCTTTGATAGAACCTATATCAGACTTAAACAATTCCAGGGTCTCCTCTAAATATCGGTAGTAGTCGTTCAGTCGTTTGTCATATGGTGCTGAGCCTGAAGAAAAAGCAACTGATCGATTTCAATCTCGACATCCTCGAAGAACGGCTGACCGCAATGCGGGCAGACAACATCGGACGCCTTGAAACCGTACTTGAACTGGTAGTCCATAACATTCTCACTCACCAACTGGTTGATGACTTCGAGAGTGTCTTCGCTCATGTTATAGACGATATCGATGATATCCTCAATGTCATCGAAGACATCATACTCACCAGTCTCCTCATCCTTGAGCATAACGCTCTTGATGAACGTAGCAAGGTTGATTGCCGGCGCATATGCGTCGTTATCCTTGATTTCATCGAGCATGTCGACCTTCTTGGCGATGAACTCAACGGAGTCGTAGATGGACGGGCAGTAGATATCGATGATGATACTCTGGTTCTCACCAAGAGCCGCACGCTTTACCGTATTGAGAACGGACTTCTCCGTTGCATACAGAAGAGCATCTTCGACAGTGTTGGATGCCTTATAGATTTCATTGGACGCATCCTGCACTCGCTTGGAGAGCTTGTGAGACAGGAGAATCTGCGTGTTCTTGTAGCTGTGCTTGAACTGGTTCGGTACAGAAACAACCTTACCTTCCGCGTTACGAGTCTTATGCGTGCACTGCGGATTTGCGCAGTTCATCATAATCTCTTCGTCGTCAGGATACGTTGCACGAACCAATGCATATACCATGACGTTGATGTCAATGATAGCCGTGCTCTTGCAGAACGAATCAAACGATTCGAACTTACCAAGAGATGTTTCCTGAATCTTGCTGTAAATCAGACTAGCCTTCTGGAGAATAGCCTCTGCACCCGTCTTTGCATTCGCATTGATGGAAACGAGGTTGATAACTTCCAAGCTAGAGAGATTACGCATCTTACCAAGGTATCCAGATGCAGCAGCAACGAACGGTGCATACTGTTTACTGAATGCCTTCTGGATAAGCGTCTTCGCCTTGCCGGACTTCGGTCGACGAATCTTGATAGCAGGAACTTCCTTCGTATCAAGCTCAACGACCTTAATCCTCTTGGCGGCACTGAGCTTCTTACGCTCTTCATCCGTGAATTCGACTTCACGCATACCGACCTTATCCATCAGGATTTCAACGACCGTCAATTCCTTAGGACGCTCACCCTTAGCAGCGCGAACCATTTTAGCGACTTCGGTCATCGTGTCAAGTTCCTTGAGGGTTTCCTTGACATTGTTCATCGACTCGGAACCTTCCGTCAGCGGACCGACTCGGATTCCTTCTTCTTTCTTCGTTTCAACGGGGTTATTGATGATGATACCCCCGCCGAGATCAGGAGCCGTAGGAGTCATGCCGTCATCAACGGGCTCTTCCTTCTTCTCTCCTTCTTTCACAGCGGGAGCCTTTTGGGTTACAGTATTCTCATCGTCATCATCGAACTCGAAGATATCTTCATCGTTCGTCTTTTTCTCTTCCTTCACGGGTTCGGGCTTAGCCTCTTCCGTCTTCTCTGTCTTACCAGCGACGTCATCGAGCTTCATAGCCTTGTCCTTGAGGTCTTTGAGGTTGACGTCTTCCAATGCGCCGCCCTCTTCGTACTTTACTTCATCGCTCATGATTTCTTTCCTCCTATGTAAGGTTTGTTTTGTTACCAGCTAGTGAAGTCAACCTTGAAGTTGATGGTCTTCTTCTTCGTAGCTTGAGTAAGAGCAATACTAATCGTTTTCTCGGCTTCAACTTCGAAGTCGATAATAAGAACTGGTTGCCCCTTGTACTTGGTTGCATATACAATAACATCCTTAATTTGTACACCAGGGCAATACTGATTCATCTGCGTAGTGATTTTTTCTTTGAGAGCACCACCAGTAACCATATCCATATTCTTGAATCGAACGTATCTGGATATATCAATACCCAAATCGGGCATACTGGGGTAATCTCCTTTCCGAAGGAATAACATAATGAGTATCTGCTTAGCGGCGCTCTCGGCATCAGTCAAGTATTTCTGGTTACCAAAACCATCGACATCGAAGTCCAATTCTTTCAACACTTGACGCGCACTGCCACTAGCCAAAACCGTTTTCATGACATCTCACCACCCTACGGTATTAGTAGATAGTTTCTGGGGTATTTATTAACGTGACAGACTTTTAATAAGGATAGAAAGGACTGTGACGGTTTATGAAGTATAAAAAGTGCCCTTTCTGCGGGGAAAAGATAGTCACGGAACACAATAAATTGGCTCTTAATATCCACGTCGAAAAGGTTCATCCCGGAATGATTCCTTCCGATTCTTGTGCTGGAGAAGTTCTCTATCTCCAAGCCAATAACGGTAGGAAACGAGTCTGCATGATGTGCAGGAAACATGATACGGTGTGGGATGTTAATACCAATAGGTACAAAGCGTTCTGCTGCTCGAAATGTAAAGACGACTATGTCGCTATGGCTAGATCCAGATTGAAGAAAGTCTACGGTAAGGAGAATCTCCTTGGTGACCCCGACCAACAAAAGAAGATGCTCGCCCATAGACGTATCAGTGGTATCTACAAACATAGTGATGGTGGAGAATGGCAATATACGGGGTCGTACGAAGAAGACTTCTGTAAAGTGAATGACTCGATGTTGAATATCCCATCGGGGGATATTCTTATGCCGTCTCCGAACGTCTATAAGTACACCTATGAAGGTGAAGAGAAGTTCTACTTCCCTGATGCGTTTATTCCTTCTCTTGGATTGGAAATCGAAATCAAAGATGGTGGGGATAATCCCAATAAACACCACAAGATTCAGGAAGTCGATAAGGTGAAAGAACACCTAAAAGATGAGGTAATGAAGAAGCAACATGCGTATCACTATATCAAGATAGTAAATAAGGACTATAAAGATTACTTCAAACTCATAGAGAGACTCAAGTCTGGTGATATCACCGACTACGAGGAAAAGAAAAAGATAAAGGTGGGTGTTTGAATAATGCTGTCTGCTAAACAGTTGCTATCTCTTTCAGACGATGCGTTTGTATATCCGAAGGAGAGAAAAATCCCTCTTGTTGGTGTAGATGCTCTATCAATAGCATTGCAGATAATCACTGAAACTCCTCTGCCCGATAGGGGAATGGTGATTAAACGAATCGTCAATGCTATACAAGAGTTCGGTTATAAGGTACGGACATTGCCACCTAGGCATTTCCTTCGTCCGTATATTCCTCAAGAACTGCAAAGCGATACTGGTGAAATCATCACAGAGAATCCAGTTGTAGTGGCATATCGGAATATCAATTCGACAGTCTACTGGGAAGAAATCAATAAAACCGCTAATTCGATTATCAAGTTCTGCTTGAACCGTATCTATTGTTTCAAACCGTTACTGGATGCGAATCCTGAGTCTTTCTCCGATGTGTTTGCTACAGATAACGAGAAACTCCTATGGATGGGTATAATCGAATCCCATAGTAAGAATCCCGCTATTGATTCGAACAATGAACTGAAAGAGATGATTGGTGCACTATCATATCCTCAGCTATTCCGAGAAGCCATGGTCTATGTGAAAGACCGCTCCAATCTCTGGCATAGTTCTCACCAAGGATCTGACCCGTACGTACCAATCGTTGAGCAGCTCTGCTCGTATCTGCGCACAGATACAGATATGGATGCACGTAAGGAGAAGTACATTACTCTCAAAGTGCCTACGGTATACAACCCTGCGTTTGTCGAACAAGAACTCGGTACGGGATTCTCTCATCGTAGTAATAACGATATGAGTACAGGTGATAAGAATATCAGAGATGATATGCGTCAAGTCATTGAAGAGCATATCGGAGATATTCGTCGTCTTAGAAAACTCGCTTATGTTAAGATGAGTAAGATGACCATATTTGATTCTATGCTGTTCAGACATATGGATGAACCGTTTACGAATCTCATCTTGATGAAAGAACTCATGAAGAAGGGTAAGATTGCATCTTATACCGTCTTCAAAAACGATAACGGTAAAGACGATATCGTATTCGAACTGAAGAGCGGTTTCTATCTCCTAATCGCAGTACTTTCTATACCTGAAGAGCGTAAGATGCAAGGTGCTGCTATTTGGTTAGGAGAAGGACCGGAAGGTGTATCTGATATACTACTTGGTCTAATGAAGAACAAGTGGTTGAAGGTTCCGAAAGCCACATGGCAAATCTTCCAGTATCAGTTGAATACATCGAACATCGATGAACAGGCGTTAATCACTCTTGAGGGACTTGAAGTTACCAAGGATGGTAAAATCCAGTTCATACGTCAGTTCAACAATACTTCGTATATGGATGAGTTTGATAGAATCCATAAACAGGGAGAACTCTTCGTTAAGTCTAAAGACATTGAGAGTCTCAAACTCTCACTCGAAGAGATGTTCGAACTGATTGCGACCATAGAGAGGAATCTCATCTTGGCTCGCAAGGGTGATACTGATAAGGTACCGAACGAGAATGATGCCGTAAAGGCTAGAGCTATGGCAAAGAACGATTTCCGTCGGTGGCATGGAATCATCACAAAGAGCGATAAGACGTATAACTTCTCTAAGACATACGAACCGAAAGCTGACCGCACACTATTCAGTATGACTACAGATACACTGAAAGGGATTCGAAGAATCTTCAAAGTGGTAATGGTTGGTTAAGAGAACATAAAGGGAGACTACTAATATAGTAGTCTCCCTTATTTGTCACTCGTGACGATATGCGATAGTAGCCCAATAGCAATTAGGCAACTCCCTATCGTTCATCGTCTTGTCGCCCTTAATCATCGTAATGAACGTACCGGAACCGTATACCCGTCCGTCCTTCTCTTCAGCGACACGGTACTTCAAAGCTTCGAGCTCTTTGACCTTCTTCTCGATACTTTCCTTATTAGCATCGTAATCGACCGAGTCACTGATGAGATCACTTCCGCGGTAATACTTGTAACGCAATACTGCCATTTTTACTTCCTCCTGTTTCTTGTTTGTACCTTACCAGTGCCATACGTTTTAAGAAGCTTTTAACGCAGATAGAGTAAATCTTATCGGCTCTACGCTGTTCTTGTTTTCGCTCTGCTTCTGTCATTGTAATCTCAGCACCCTATTCATTCAAATCATCCAACCACGATAAGTCGTTATCCTCTCCGAGTAGACTCTCTATCTCAGGGGATTCATAATCTGTAGCTCTACCAGCACCACCGAAATTACTTCCACTGTACTGGTTCATCGAACGTCTAATCTCGTCAGACTCCTCTTTGGCTCTACGGTCATATTCCTCACCGGTTTCCATATTGGATGCCTGAGCGAAGAACTCTTTCACATCATCAGGTAACTCATCAAAGAATTCCTGTCTTGTCTTTGGTCTATCGGCTTCGGCAGCTTTCTGTCCACGGATGAATCCATAACGAGCGAGATTGCTACCGTTGAACAGAATGAACATTGCAATCAGGTAGGACATAATGGAGTCATCATGTGCACCCTTAGCAGCTTCAATGCGACCCATAGGTGTACGGACAAGAGCATTCAAATCATCAATGATGAACTTCGTTACGAAATCGGTCTTATTCTCTTGAACTCTTTCCAAGAGAATATTCATCATTATCTCACGCGTTTTGGCATTAGTATTAACACCATACGCTCTAGAGTTTTTAGCATCGAGTTCAGCAAACCCTTTGTTATCCAGACGAACCGTACTATCTGGAATGATGTAACGGTTATTATCGAAATAGAGGTTGACTGCTACCGGTGTAAGTTTCAGCATATCGATAACTGCCGTACCCATAGAGTTGTTCTCTATGACCAATATCCCTCTTGGAATCAATCTTCCAATTAGACTGACTAAGAAATCCTTGAGTTTTACCGTATTGGTTATATTGGAACGGAAATCCGCTACAGGTTTAGCTCTATATGGGTCTATTATCGTAACTGCTGAATAGTCTCCAACCTTACCAGATGCAACGTCGACACCAACGATATACGGAATATTCTTATTGAGTTTCTCGTAGATGTAAACTGGGTAGATATCGTTGATGTAGTATTCCTCGATAGGTTCTTTCATAGCAGCGGAGATTTCTTCCAAATCTTCCGGTTCGAACGGAGAAGTGGATGAACCTCTAATACGCTTAAGAAGAATCTCTCGACGAATCTTGATAACGTTATTGGAAACCTTCTTACAGGTATCGATGAACCATTTCTCGTCTTTACCTAGCTGCTGATATGAGAATTCCACATAGACGATATCGATGGCGCTATTGGTAGAAATGATATTCTTAGCGACTTCGATATCTTGGTCATAGAGAGATTCAGAGAACCTCATCATCTGAGCACGGAATTCCCTAGTAGTGGCAACCGGTTCACTATCGAGATTACCAGGGGTTGTTGTGAATATACGACCATACGGAGCACCATTGGAACGAGCGTTCCTAGATGCTGTATTATATGCCGGACCAGCGGCATCTATGATTGTAGCTATATACTTGGTGAATTCCACCTCGTCATATAACTGAACGGCTTGGGTAAGACCACGACCACATCTATCAGCAGAATCTATTGTATTACCACCAGTGACGGTAGTAATACGGTTACCGTTGATTGGATGCAGTAAGAAGGTTACGTTATCACCCTTAGCGTTCTTCTTCTCACCATCTTCGTTGATGATTATCTTCGACTGCATATAGAGAGGAAGCATCTCTCGTAGGTCTTTTAACTTACGTAGATTCTCCTTACTACCTGGACCGTCTTTACATAAGAACATCATCTTCGTATTGGTAGAGAATAGAAACACCCATAGGATTACAAGCAATGCACCTATGGTCTTACCAATCTGACGCGGAAGAACCACATACTGGTCTATGTTATTTACGAAGCACCATGATAGTGCAAGATTCCCTCGGTTCAACTGATACGGTATACCCGCACCTGGACCTATAGCACCACCTTCGACTGGGACTCTAGCTATAACTCTGAGGAAGTACCACAGATTACGCCTACACTCCACATTGATTTTCTGAATCTCCTCCGGTCGGAGAATTTTAGAGTATGGGTCTACTTCCAATATAGAAGTATCGTAAATCTTCAATGGAAATAGATGGTTCTGTATCCCCAAAGTGTATAGGTCTTTACAGGTACGGAGAAACGATAAGTTATGGCTATGAACATCTACGATGTACTTGAACCTCGTTGACTTTTCCACATACTGCTTATATCGTTTTCCGTTAATCAGTACCGTACCGAGGTAAATATCTCCATTGGTCAAAAGATTGCAGTAAGTACGCTGGGTACTTACTGCATTATTTCCGATGACCTCAGGAGTATTATCGACTATACGGTCTGATACCTCCATTATCCATCATATCCTTTCGGGTATTCAATCGTGATTGTTCCAGGCAACTCTTGGTCAATCGTCTTGGCTTTGAAGATGAGTTCACGAATCTCATTGAGCTGCTTCTTGTAATTCAAGAGGTCCTGCTTAGACTGCTTGACCTTCTTACGCCTATTGGGGTCAGTAGACTCCAACATCGTAAGAGCACAATCAACAGTCTTGAGCTGGTCATCAACACTCTCCAAGATGTAAATCTTGTCATCGACGTTGTGAATCCTCTGTACGGATACACGGAGAACATCGATATCTCTCTGGCTAACCTTCTTCACAGAGCCGAACTTATCCAAGAAGTCAAAGAATGCACTCTCGTCGATTGCAACGACCTTCTCGAAGAACTTCTTATCGAAGTTCTCTTCCGCATATCGAATACGGTTAGCGGCAGCCACTTTATTCCTAGAGAGTTTATTGTAGCTCTCAGTTGTAGTGGCAACATCTTCAAGATTGAACATACCAAAATCAGAGAGAATCTGAATGAGCATGTTCTTGACGAAGTACGAGTGCTCTACCATGATGAGTTTACGGAGAGTATCCTTAATCATCTTAGTGGAATATCTCATCTCGTCAATAGATGCGAGCAGCCAAGTGCACGTACCACGAATGGTATCTTGCATATCGGACGTCGGTTGGTCGATGAATCCATTACCGTTATAGGCGATGAGCTTCTCGACCATCCAGTTGTACGTGTTATTGAGATCAGGGTCTGACACAATGCAGCCGCCATTCACATGAAGCTCTTCATTCTTGTATGCGTAGTTTGTCCACATGCAAGCCATGTAGAGCGGAATAGCGAACAGCTTACGGCAGAGTGTACTACGTGCTCTCTTACTCGTCAAGAAAGACTGCTTAGAGAGTTCTGCACGAATGATGAAGTTCACATTATCAATGATATAATGGGAGAGCTTAACCCTCTCAATATTATAGATAATGATAGCAGCGATTTCAGCAGGGTTGAACGTCTGAGAGTATCCAAAGAACAGATTGGAGTCAAGATCCACGTTCCATGTGGTGATGTTATCCCACATGCGACGAATACGACCATTCTGGTCTTTACCCTCATTGATGATAAGGTTGGTAATCTTCACGCAGTCATCCAACGGCGGGAAGACGTTGCATACGAACATCTTGTCATGGAGTTCAGCATCTGCGATAGTGAGCAGGAAGTCTCCACCGAACAGCCTAGAGAGAACATTCTTAATCCCTTTAATGCCATGCTCGATTTCATCCTGGTTATCACGGTTATCCATGATTCTGCGAATGGATTCACAGAGATACTTAAAATCCGGGTGGTCCGAAACGCTCTTGTAAATCTTCTTATCGAGATAATACAAGCATGAACCAGCCAGAGGATTTGTGTATTCCATTTTCGTTCCTCCTTATTGTTTTGACGTATTACGAGTATGTCCTGAGGGTTCGTTTATTTCGCTCACGGTAGAATAAGTTAACAAAGGAGGAAATAGTTATGTATGATGAATTGGTAGGACAGATGTTGAGAGGTGATAATACTACTCCCTCACTTGACACACTTGAAGTATACAATCTCGCTGTATCGACGCTTGAGGATATGAATACCGTTGAACTTCGTTTACGAGCAGCAGCATCGGAAAGATATCTTGATTATGATAGCATCGCCGAATCTAATATGAGCTATGGTGCTACAGTAGCATTCAAGGAAAGCGAAGATGTTGTAATTACAGAAGGTATCGTTTCTGGTATATGGAAAGCCATATGTGGACTGGCTCGTAATGCAGTCAAGATTATCATATCCATATGGAAAGGCATAGTGGCGGTCGTTAAAGCTATCGCTAAATGCGTACTTAGATTATTCGGAATAAAGGTAAGCAATTATACCTTCGATACACCTCGAATGGTTTCTCTTGCTACCATGGAATCTGTTACATTGAAATCATACGAAATCAATAGTATGAAGGAATTGAAGAATAAGGGAATGAAAGCCATTCATTCTCTAGGAGAAGAAATCAAAGAACGTTCATCTGTTCAGTTGGAACTAACGGAGAAGTATGAAGCTGCTTTAAGAGCAGCCGAGCAGATGGCTGTCAAAGAAGCCAAAATCGTCCATGGAAGAAGTGTATATAATCCATATCAACGATTCTTGTCAGATGATGAGATGAAGATGATGGACGATAAGTTCTCTAATGATAAACTAATCGACCGTATTGAAAAAGACCATGGTGTTAAGGTAAGCGCAAATGATAAAGCCGCAGCGAAAGCACTGTCTATATCAACATTGAGAAACCCTGAAAACAGGATGGCTAGTATGACATCCAGCGATATAACAGGTTCCGCTCACGCATCAAACCCTGGCAGTTTCGATAGAGCGAGATACGTTAAGGCTCTAAAAGCGGACAATCTCGTCGAAGAGTATAAGAAGTTGATCGATTGGGATATAGACGATATCTTACGTGGTCGAGGTGCTCGTAGCATTATGGAAATCCTATGGCTCGAAGAACCGTACCGTATGCTAACTGAAGAATACGGTAGAGACCCTAAAGAAATTAGAGACTTCATGATTAGCAACTACTATATCCAACCAAAGACAAGAGATGAGGCTAAGAGACTCATCCAGTTACGTCTTAATTACAATAAGAAGCTCGTATCGGTATTGGAGAATATGGTACGTGTTAATTATGAAGCGATGGGACTAACCGCCGCAGAAGCTGAAGAATATCTCGAATCCCTAGATAGAGGGGATAATTCCAAAATCAATGGGATATACGAACGAATAATGCGGCTAGATTGGACGAAGTATCGTATAGCAGATTCCGACTGCTACGACTTCCATAAGTTCGGTCTCGGTGCTATATACATATCATCCCAACAGACCGACCTAGTTACTATAAAGGACGTAATTCGTTCAATGATAAGCATGGCTACTAGGTGGGATTGTGTTGTTCTCGGTCATGGAATGAGCAAGATAAGGACTACTAAAGATAACAACGAGCAGAGAAAAGAATGGGAAGCCTTAGAGAAACTCCACAACAAGGAGTTTGCTCGCGTTAAGGATGAAATAGAGCAAACCCATATGGATTGGAACGACTATCTGGATTCACACCCAGATTTTAAGGAACTTCATGAGAAGTACAACGAGATGTATCGTACAATCGACGAATGGAAGAAGGATAAGTCTAAATTAGTATGGGCTATGCAGCCTATAAAGGTACCAGGATTTCCAAATGAAGACAAAGTTGATACAGTCGTCAGGAACCTTATATCGTATGGATATAAGAAGATATACCTCTGTGTTTGTAACGCTCCTGGGTTTGAACTCGCCGATGATATCAAACATACCAGAGGTGTTGTTGTGAGAGCGGCTTCTCACGTATCTCTGGTATAGCGTAAATCAAAGACGATTTTGTTGGTATATTATGTAATGGAGTAGAGGCAAAAGAAGAGCCTCGGCGCTAGTTATCAAAGCGCCTAAAATCTACGTTCCTTGAAGGAGGAGTTTGCAATGATCAATGTTATTTCTGCGGATGCACTCCGCACCATTTCCGATTTGAACAACGACGATTTCGAGAAGGGGTTTAAGTGGTTCGAATCCATTCTCACGTCCGCTGCTTACAAGGGGCGTTACGAGGCGACCGTCGGGGTTAACCCTGATTGGGCACGCCGCCACATGGAGCGCATTTACGAAGAACTCGAAGCGCTTGGCTTCACCGAGGTCAAGTTGTACGAGGGAAGCGTCTATTTGTCGTGGAAGGAGGGAACGCCTGAGAAGGAGAAGATGTCAAAGGTCGACGACCATGTCGAGACTGCGTTCCGCAACTTCAAGTACGAGGAGACCAATAAGGCGGTCCACGACGTCCTCGACGCACTCAAGGAGACCGCATTTTCCACCCCCGGAGAAGATGGAGGGTTCAACATCATCATCACCCCCGGAGAAGTTTGGGGGAAGATTGGCGAGGGGGTTCTCCGCAAGTCTCTGGAACGCGGTGGTTTGTACAAGGTCACCGAGTTTTCTAACAAGCGTATCGTTGTCTCTTGGAGGCTTAATGACAACGAGTAATACCATACAAGCCTCACCGATGTTTGGGTGGCGCGTTCATACACGTCACCCGTTTCTGTTTATACACAAGGAGGAAAAACAATGGGTAAGCTTATGATGGCAAGTTCGGCAGCAGCGGAAGCGGACAAGGTAATGTTCGATGAAGCTCTTGAAATCGTCGAGAAGGAGGATGGCATTGCTGATATCATCAGCAGGCACGCGAAAGCTGGGGACACGTCCGTGGCGATTAACAAGTCGTACTTCAACTACCCCACGCACCTCCCGTACATTCTGCGGGTGCTCAGCGTCTACGGGTACCAGTGGAAGATCTCCGAGAAGGATCCGGACGACTACATCATCAACTGGCTGATGCTCCCCGAGGTTTATGAGGAGGAGTAGATTCCAATGATTGAGAACTACGGAAACGACGAGCGGATTTTCCGTGCATCGGACGCTCGCGACCTCATGACAGGTGCAATTCAGAACATGGCGGTTGGAGTCTTGGCTCGACCCGATGGTGTCTTCGAGCGCATCCGTAACGCCGCTGGTAACATGGAATACGAAATCGTCGTCGACAGCGACATGCTGGGATTCAAAATCAGCAGTTACGTCGGAGAGGCGGCGAAGAGGTTCCTCTTTTCCAACTGCGGCTACAGCGTCATCGCTGTGGATGATTCCGGTACGACGTATCGGATTACGTGGACCGAGGAAGAGTAGCAATCTCGAAGGGTCAGTGAAAGCTGACCCTTGTTTTTTTGCACATCGATAGATACTGAATTATAAGGATGGATTGATAATACTAGTATTGAAAATTCTCTTTATTGTATTGAATACAGCGATTCTCGTATTAGGAATGTGGGAGGATATCGCTGATGATCTGAGGTACAGATTCAAAGATAACAGCAGAATCCTTAAGTTCCTCAGGCTAAAACCACCCAAAAAGAAAGACCCGTTCTCGATGATAACGACTTTGTGGGAATAAGGGCAAAAAAAGAAGACCATGGACCAACATATTAGTAATCCGAAGTCTTCCTTGAATCTTTCCAGGCTGTAGAAGCGCGTATCGAGTTCTCCATTACTCGTTACGCGCTTCTATCTTTTTTTTCTCAAAAATCTCTCTTACTACGAACAAGCTGAATCCTATCAGATGGTACTCCGATATCCTTCTCTTTTGGATAATCGTTATACCATATATCGATATCCGAAACAGCATCTTTGATAGTGGATAGACTATCATAGTACCCAATAGGTTTATCCTTATCGGAATAACAATGGATTCTTAGATTCCCTATGAAACCCATTGATAGTATCCGATGAATGAGATTCCTATATCCACTACCATTAACCGCTCCATATATGGTAGAATTGTCCATCTTACCATTATGGACGTTAAGGAAACAACTTATACAATCCATCGTTCCTTCTGCCATATAGAAGTCGATACTGTCGTTCATGATATCGACATCGTTCGGGATAATGTATCCCTTCGTAGCATCCGGATGTTGGATTACTGGGTATATGACATGACGAGGATTGCCACTCTTCTCACTAGATTCCTTATCTACAGTACGAGTATCTCTGAATGTGATACTGGAACCGTCCATAGAAAGGAAACCAATGTAGTGTTCCTCTAACTGTCTAGCGAACCTATTGAATCTCGGATTGAGATTCCGTCCATTGAACTCAAGGAACTTCTTGATAGATGGAACTATCTTGAGTTTCCTAACGAACGACTCATACTCGTATTTCGGTAACCCCAATCTTCCATAGATATAATCCACCTTACGTTGTTCCTTCTTAGTAAGCTTCATATCGGGCAAGAAAGAATTCTGTATATGGACTATACCGCTACGGTTACTCCGTACATAACCAGATACATCGTTCCTGAAGAACTGTCTATTGTATTTGGCTATAGCAGATGATATTTGCAACAACCCAGTCTCTGGAATGTAATTGAGGAACCTAGAACTTACAAGACCTCCTTCATTACACTTGAAACAATAGAACGTCATTGGTTTACCATATTCGATGTTTACATAACACCGTGTGGAATCTGTTCGGTGAGTTGAATCTCCGCATATAGGACATCTCAATCTCACATGCTCCATACTAGGAGTCTCATTTGCATATGGCAAAGCAAGTAGTCTCTTCTTTACCAATGCAAGTAATTCCAAATCTTCTAACTCCACCATATTCACCTCCTAGAATGACAAATAAACCCAGTGGATTTACCACTGGGTTTATTGCCGTCTTAAATCAGATAGAGTCAACGAATCTCAAATACTCATCCGAGAATGCATCGGGATCGATTTCCAATACAGAATCGGTATGTGCTCTGAGTTCATAGTCACAGATAGTCCAAGTCGTATTCAGAATCCTGCTGAGAAGTACAATGATTGGGCAATCCTTCTCATTACTCAAAGATGGATACTTCTTGGCTTTGAGAGTCTTATAGATGGAACTCTCCTTAATCTTATCAAGGAACTTAGAATTCCTGATGACTCTCGATGACGCTTTACCTTGGATATTCGCCGATACAATGGAACTCATATAGATATCCCCATTGGCTTCCAAGATGCGCTTCATGATGATGAGCAGAATCACATAGTCTTCACGTTTGACCAAATTCAAATCACGGAACCCACCGAAATGCTTCGCATAGAAGTAGAACAGCAGCTCTTTCGATGTGTTATTGAAATGATAATTGGCAATGTAGTAGTCTATCTCATCATCGGTTATTTCCGTACGGAGCTTCTTCCTCATGGACTCAATAGTCTTCTTGATATTGACCCTAGAGAACAGAAGCTGGAACTGATCAATCTTTGTTGTATACAGTTCCATCTTATCAAGACCAGACAAACCATCAGCATCCTTATCGTCAGATACACGGAGCAGGTCTTGTCTCAAATCTTCCTTGCTATGGAATATCAACTGATAACGGATAACCACGCTATTGTAGCTAATGATGTTACCCGTGAACTGATACGAGAATATGGTATCAGTCATGATATTCCTGTACAGGAGTTCCTCTTCGAATGTCGCTATAGAGGAACCTAAGACTTCGTGCTTGTCATAGATAGCCTTATCGGGCTTACTGTACGACTTGACCCTTGAGTTAATCGTATGACGTAACTTACCAAGGATATTGACTCCCTCCGTGAAGATTGGATTCGTGAAGAAGTCAATGAAGTACCTGTACATGTTATTCCGAGCTTCATCCTTATCTCTGAATATCCTGATGTAGTGTAATACCACAGGAATAGCGAACTTGATTGCTATAGATATCCTCATAAGGATTTCCGCATGTGTTTCGTTGAATTGCAGTGCCGGAGGATATACCTTACGAGCTTTCTTCTTAGCTTGGTCCGGCTCCAGATTAACACGATAGTTGTCTTTCGACATCTGTACTATCTTCTTGCATATACGCTTACTGAAGATGTACTTATGCATCTGCTTTAGGAATGAACTCCGTTTGAGCTCATCCACATTCTCGCTATCGAGAATTAGCTTCATCCTCGCATAGCCGATGAGAAGCTCTTTATCCTTATCATAGAACTCCTCGAAGTAATTGATGTACTGGGTGATTACGTTGAGCTGGTTATAGTAAGCCTCTTTACGAGATACATCGAACACGTTCCTCGCAGAAGCCTTCTCTGTCTTGAAGAGTTTGTCAAACAGAACGATGCAATTCTTACCAGAGAAACCAACGTATATATTCTCGTCTGATTCCGGCTTCCATTCGTCTACCGGAATAACTCCTTCTTTCACCTTACGCAGAACGGCTTCGCCGATTATACCGTTCTTTCTATCTGCGCGACGAATAAGTTTCATGTCAAAATCCCCCTATACTCGTTATATCTCCAAGACTATGATATAGCTTTCACCATCATCTTATCTTTTTCTTACCAGTGATCTTCGACTTACCTGAAATCTTCTTACGTCTGTTAGGACTACTAGACGATTCAGCGCGTCTCTCCGCAGCATCGATAAGCCCAAGGTTTCTAGTCCATTTCTTACCGATAACCTTCTCAGATAATTTGACGAGGGTGTTACGCATCGATTGCGTAGCAGAAGGTTTCGGGTTACGATGTTCCATCTTCTCACCAAAGGCATAGATACCATTCAACACCTTTGCGTTCATCGCTTCAGATTTCTTACTGACAATGAACGTCTGAGAAGATGGTAATATGGTCATTATGTAATGACACGCGAAGAATATCGATTTATCGAAACCTAGCTGTTCTCTTGGATTTGTCTTGTGTGGGGGTTGTGTCAATGCCAATTCACCGAGCTTCGCTTTAAGCTCTGGAATCAGCAAATCATGTTTGTTGTAGACATACGCATACTTGAATACGAAGCTAGGAGCATTGGAGAAGAACTTGACTTTCCAATTCCGTATATTGCTCGTATTACTACCTGGGTCAGTGAGATGTAAGACGGTATCATACGCCAGATTATCTCTACCACCCGATGGTACCAAGAAATGATACCAGTATGAACGGTCGCTCTCTTTATAGATCTTCAACTCCATATTAGCAGCACCCGTTCGTTCGTATTCTGCAATGAGATCTCTTTTTGACTCTACTAATGAAGTCCTGATACTTCTTTGCCCGACAGGATTATTGTAAAAATCCTTCAATAAAACATCGCTCATAGCATATCACCTTTCGACTCGTGTTTACTCCTAACCCGAGGGAAAATAAATCGGGATAACAGAGTGTCCTGTTATCCCGATGTGTGATTTACTTTATTTTTGTAACGAGGTCAACATTACTCGACCACGTATGTTGGAGACGTGCTAATGTACTGATTTGCCGTCAGGAGAGTGAGACTGAACGAGATTGCACCCCTGAGGATTTCAATATCCGTACGGCAAGAGTTGATGATGTCATCAGTGTACTTGTCTTCCACCAAGTCGTAGCACTTCTTCTCCTTGAAGCACTGACGAATGATAGTATCAACTTCTTCCTTAGCGTCCTTATCCAGAGCTTCAAAGCCATCACCACCGAACTTGTTCGCAATGACTTCCTGAAGAACACGTACGAACGTACGGTAGATGATATGGAACACATCACTCTTGTCGGTATTCTCACCGCTGTACTTCTCAACGAGTTCGTTAGCAGCGAAGATAATCGACAAGTTTCCACCGATGTTATATCCATACTTGACAACCGATTCAGCAGCCTTAGTGGCATCATCAGCAGCATCATATACGAGAGAACGCTCGTACTCATTCTCTGCACCGATAGAGATTTCAACCATCTTGCAGAGAAGTTTACGATACCGTTGACGGGTATTGATGAACGCCGTAGTCGGATACGGGAGTTCAAGATTCTCAGCAGCCATTGTGTCATACATGGACTTCACATGGTTCATGGTAATCTTGAGCTTCTCTTTATCACACTTATGGAACCCATCAATGATTGTCCAATCACCCTTATAGGTCTGGAGATGTCCGACTCCGCCGATTGCACGCTCAAGACGCTCATCGTTGAAGTTCTCCGTGGATTCCATGATATCGACCATCTCGTTGAAGTCCGTTGCCGTAATCGGGTCAGAGCCAACCATCGCGCAGAAATCCATATACTCGTTACGCTGATACTGGTTTACTGCCAATGCTCGCATATAACGAATACGGAAATGCTTCATGGACTTGGAATTGATTGCAGCCAAATCCATACGCACATCCTGATTAATCTTATCAAGGAAGTGCTGGTTATACGACGGAGCAACGATGATGACTTCCTTCGGGTTCGTCGGGTCATCAGAGTCATCAATCTGATGTGCCAGTGCTGCAAGGCGATGAATCATATTGTAATGATACTGGTCAATCGCCATATCGAATGCGATAACGTGGCAATCCTTGCACTCGAACCCATTCTCCATGTTATGGAAGATAGGGTCAATCATGTAGTACTGATTAGCCTTGTACCCTTCAACAATCTGGTACGAGACTTCACTCTTCCTCTTATCCAGCTTGACATGGAACTGGACATCGTTGGAGCACTTCTCGTAGATTTCCTTCATCATGGAAGCGAACTTCTCATCGCCGTTGGTAGATACCAATGCGGTGTGATAAACCACGTTAGGAATCTCCGTATCCTTAGGAACGATAGCGTTCTTCTGGATTACCTCCGTGATTTCATCGATAGCTTCCTGAACGAGTTTATTCAACTCCCTAGGACGAGAGAACTTGTTGTTCCCCTTAGCGAGTTCGCTATCAAGAAGCTCTGCGAATTTCCACGCAGCGACAACTGCCGATGACGAACCATCACCAACGAGAGAAACCATACGATGGGAAATCTTCACAATCACGTCCATGATGTTACGCGCAAACGTATCACCAGGAGCAAACATGATTCTCTTCATTGCATGGAATCCGTCCTTGGATGCCACCAACGGTCCCATCTCTTCGATGATGGATGTATTTGCACACGGTCCGAGAGTACGGCTTACAGTCTTACCTGCAAACTCCATAACCTCTCGGACCATTTCGCGATATTGCTGCGCACCGATGACGTTGGAAGTAGTAATAGCTTTCATTTCTTCTTTTCCTCCTCTTGAATACCCAAATGGGCTTTGGTCAATCTTATAGGTTGAAACATGCACAGTTGAACTCTGTTATTGACAGAGCGTTCAAGTAGATCATGTTTGACGACGTACTTATCATCAATGAGGTCATAGTTGTAACCATATGCTGCGAGCATTAAGGTCTTACCTCTGAAGTCTTTGAAATCTGCTAACGGGTATATCCTATCGACATCACAATCGCAAACGAGGTCAACCTTTGATGCCAACTTATCAAGGACTTCAAGATAGTTGCCTGTAACGTAATGAACGAGATTCTTATCGCCGATACTCTTGACTATATCGTACGCTATTCGTTCATCATAGTATCGACTGTAGATATACAATCCCCTGCACATTCTGTGCTTAGTGAACTGATAGAGAGTTGTAAACATCTCAAGCGGTCTACAGTCTTCAAACATCTCGATGTATTTATAGTACAGCTTCTCCAGATTAGCCTCGTAGTTGAATTCCTTCTTAGCTAACCACTCAAGGACGTTCTTCTTGGTTCGGTATAGCAGTACATACTCAAGACGTTCTCTACTCAATGGTTCAATCTCCGTAAGGTCTACATATTCTCCTATCTGTTTCTTTAGAGACGGAGTATCCAGTATCTTACGAAGGATAAAAAAATTAGAATCCCTGAGGATTCCATCATATGTGACCAACAATGCGTAATTCGGTGGAATGTACGGTTGTGTAGGCAAAATATGTCACCACCTTTGGTATGAATAAGCGGTAGGGTGTAACACTTCACACCCTACCTACCTTACTAACCTCAGAATGGAATCTCATCGTCGAGACTTGAGATTACTTCCTCTTTTACCTGCGGCGGTGCCGATGTGGTAGACTTGCCACCGAACAGATTCGAGCGTCCTCCGCTATTGCGGTTATACTCTCCAGAGTTAGACCGAAGCCTCTCATACAGCTTAGTCACATACGTTGCCGAATGACCAATAGCGTGAGACATTGCTTCAATCGAATGACTCAAGACGCGAATGAAAATCTTGAACTCGTACCCCATAGGGTCGAGCTTAGTGAACGAACCCGTGTCAGGAACGTAGTCCTTGAAACAAGGCTCGCATTCTTTGAAGAGGAACGTCGCCGTTGTTTTCGGATGACGCTTCTCATCGAGGCTCTTATAGATATCGAGGAAGTAGTGGAGCCTATCACCAATCTTCCTAGTACCGATAGCAACGCAATCGGTCTTGCTGCATTGGATACCGTAACTTACCTCTTCACCCTTCTCGAAGGCTTCAACAATCTTCGAAGCATAGTCGAGGAGAGACTGAGCAGTTGCGGTGTTCATCTGGGTATGAGTTGCGTTCTTATAGTCGTAGACCGCTCCATTCTCATTAGGAACAGCCAACTTGTTCGCAATCCGAACCTTGATATATGCTCGGTTCCAATAACCCATCTCCAACATAGCCTGAATAGGCGAGTCTACCGCAGGGTAAAAAGCCATACCCTGTGTGTCAACATTGAATTTACTAGCATTCGTATTATCGTATGCCATAACTGTATTCCTCCTTGTATCAAATCTTCTCGGGATTACAGCTTTGTAAATCCAGAGATAAGAAACAAAGAACCCCGTAGGAAATTCCTACGGGGTTCTTCTTACCAAGATTTGATTCTGTATCCTACGGATACACCGAACTTGTTACCGTCCCGATTCTTATCGTAGTTGACACCGAGAAGGATATCACGGTTGGTATACACCACGTCAACACGATGTACCTCAGGATAGACCGTTGGTGCTACGTACACCGAAGGTTTGTAGTTGTTATAGGCGTTGATCTTCACCGTGGTCGTATTTACTACTTCCTTGGTTCCATCAGCCTTCTCAACAACCTTAGAGTCGGTCTTGTCTTTCGTGACCGTAACGAAATCAGCCTTCTGTACTTCCTTGGGTGCTTTACCCTTGTCGTACTGAGACTTGAATTCCTCGATTACGTTATCTGCCGACTTGTTAACCGTGTACTGATACAACGGTTTGGATTTACCTGCGTCTTGCTTAGCTTCCTGCTTCTGAACGCTACGTTGGAAATCCTTAGCCATATTGTTGCTAATCTGACCAGCACCAGAGATATCCGCCGTATCGACAGATGACTTCTCGGATTGGATTTCCATAATCTTCGCATTGGAACGATGCGCCTCTTCTGTCAGTTCATCAACTCTCTTGTGGAGAGAATGAATGTACCAGCAAACCGCTATAATCACGATAGCAATTAGTACATACTTGAGATACTTCAAGTATGTCGGATTGAGGTACTTCTTCGGGTTCAAGAGGCGGATTCCCCTCCAGGCGATTTCGGCAAGACCAACAATCTTCTTCCAGATAAAGCCGAGGATACTGAGAATATTCATTAAACATCAACTCCTTTAGGAGTGTGTTCGACTCAGTGCATCCTCATCGTTATCGGGTCTACGTGAGAAATCTTTCCGTTGCCGGGGATTCCCACTGTAATCGTGCAGTCGGCTTCAAGTATCTCCATCCAACGCAGGAAATACTTGATTGATAGGTCAGACTCTTTGGTTATCGCCGCCTTCATATTTGTAATGTCGTATGTGTGACTGCACGCACCCATGACCTTCTTCAAGTCAACTTTAGCTTCACGAAGTATTGACTTGACCATCTTCTTCAAGACATCGTCGCATTCCTTAATCGGCGGTGCGAAGATGTTGAGGTCACCGGTCTCATTCGCGTTGTCATCAGGCATCTCCTTGAACTTCTCTGGAGGCTGCACCAATGCTTCCTTCAGTTCACCAACGTTGCAGATGCGCTCAACGAGATTGCAGTCTACTTCCGAAGGCTCAAGGAATGTATACTTCCCGTTTCCAATCTTGTAGAAATATCCAGGCTCGGTCTCTTCCTTTATCTTACCGCCATAGATATAGCATCTCTCTCCGTGTACATACACACGGTCTTTCTCAAGCTTCTTCGCGTCTTCTACCGGTACCGAATCCACCGCATAGATAACTCCGTCAATAGAAATCACTCTTGTCTCTTCCATGTTAATACCCCCTAAGTTTAGATAACAGAGACTCAGTAGATGTCTCTACGACCTCTTTCTTGGTCTCCGCTCCACTATCTTTGAATAAAGTCTCTCTATCAATGTACTGCATGGCTTCCTCTGTGTTCTTTACCAGTACGAGAGTTCTAGCAGACTTTATCGCCAGATATGCGTTAATGATTGCTTGTGAGTATAGAAACATATCTACGTGCTCTAACGTGTAGGTCAATGTCTCTAACTCGTCTATAGACATACCGATGTTAATATCCTGCTTGTTGACTACCATATTCACTCCCTCATATACTATACCATCCGATTGGTCAGTTATGGTTATAGGAGTAAGCAAGATACTATCCTTATCGGTACGAATATACTCTATCCACTCATCTTTAGTCGCATATGCTTTTAACACTCCTTCTTTTTCAAAGAACATATCTTCTTCGTAGAACCTTCTCACCATACGCTTAAATCCTTTGACTATCGTATGTTGGTTCTTCTGGGTCATCACAATCATGGCGCTTCTACCACGGTCATGATATAGTTTCCAACTAGGCTTTATCGTCACGAATGGAACATAGGAAAGATCGTAGTATAGATGCGTCTCAGTATCTGATACCTGCTTGGTACCAATCTTAATCTTCCCATTATAGAAACCGACTTGGTTCGGATTCATAATATCGTCATCCGATAGTATCACTCCCATTGTAACTTTCAAGCCAGGCAGGGTAAGAATAGTTCTACTGATACTTTTATCTATATCCATTCCCACTCCTTCCTTTCCAAACCCAATACTGATTCGTGGAATTAAATTTTAATTTCAATCCCTTGAATCGGAGTAGTAATATATAGACTAAAGCACCATTGAAGGGAACAAACATCCATGGAACCGGAATATGTTCCATGGATGTTCATTATGCGGCGTGTGTTGGTTTTACTTCTCGTTGAGCTGACCCTTTGCCTTCGTGATAGCCTTGCGGACAGCGTCCTTATGGGCACCCTTGCCCTCAGGAAGCTTCTTGTTGCGCAGCGACTGCTTGGCAATACGCTCAGCCTGCATCCCATACTTCTTCATGAGATACTTCTCAAGCTGACGCTCGATACGCCAGATCGTGAGGAGCTTCTTGAACTTCACGTCCTTGTTCTTACGGGCAAGAGCGAAGATTGCAGCGTGCTTTGCACGGCTGAGCTTCGCATACTTGTCGAACTTGACAATCGTACGCTCCGTGACGATTTCATCGGCGATGAGCTCACGAGCGAACCCAGAATCCTCGGCAATAGCCTCCATCTCCTCGGGACTCAGTGCTTCAAGAAGAACAGCTTCCGAAACAATCGTACGAGTGAGGGCATCCGTGTTCTCGTAGTCATTCGAACCGATGCTATTATTACCAAATGCTAACATGTGTGTTTCCTCCTTATGATGTTTTAATCCCCTGTTTTCGCTAGAGGTTTCTAAATCCAGAACATATTGGGCTGATCCAGATGGTATACATCTGCCCATTTCTCCAATAAGTCCCGACGTTCACTAGCCGCACCAGACCAGTCATCAATCTTCAGACTGACTCTACCGTATGCTGTTTCGATTTCGTTATAGTGCTTGAGCATACTATACAGGAAAACTTCAGCATCTAGCAGAGCCAAGTCAAAGAAAGAATCTCTTTGAGTCATTGGGATAGTGAACAGTTCCTCATGGTGCATATAACCAATGTCAACCATTATCCTGGAGTTGTAGACGTGGTTATTATACAACCTTAGCTTATCAGGAGGTTCATACTCGAATGTCTTTGGTGGAATCATTGCAGATGCAAGATTAGCCAACTCTTGAGCTTGTGCCAAATCCTGATAAGATTCGAGTGTCTCAAATGAGCTACTCATAGATAGATTACCAAGAGTGTTGTACGGATTAACCGCTAACACCTGTAGAATCTCATGCCCGCTAATCTTCGGGATACGAAGAAGGTTATTAGCAGGGGAAGAGTTTGCATCCAGAAACATCGGATCTTCATGGTCTGGAACTCTGTCCCTATCAATATCCATCATGATACGTTTAACGTATGGAGACATGAGTGAGAACTGTGGTAGAGTCTGGTCGATGATTACCAACTTATAGAAGTCTTCATCGCTGACTGGAATAGGAACGGAATAGATACCGAGATTAATCTTCAACAGCCTCATCAAGTGATTCTTATCCCTAAATGCTGGCATCGGGAATCACCTCTCTTAGAGATTCCTGAAGATATCAGAAATCTGGTTTTCGACGTACGATTCAAGAATGACGTTATACGTGGTGTTCGTATTAACGTCCTTGATGAATACGGATTTACCATCCTGCGACATTCCAATCGACTCGTATGCAACATCAAAGAACTTGATGATGTTCTTCACACGAGTAGATTCCTCTGCACAGAAATTAGCAGCGCTTTCTCTAACGATACGCTGTGCATCCATCTCACTGAGCTTGATAGCCGTTCCTTCCGATACATAGTTCGACATATTCGGACGACCAACCTTAATAGGCTGAGAAGTATCCTGATATGCCTCACAGTGACTCGGAAGAATAACCCTATCATACGTGACAATGTGCGGAGGAGACTGAACCATCGTACGACGAGCATCAATCTTAGTGAGAGCCGCAAGAGCACGCAGAGAGAATGCAACTTCCATACCCTGAAGAATATGCTTCGTCATCTGACGTCCATACAGGTCATCGTTCAACGTAGTAATCTGCCCACGGAGGGTATTACCGGTGATATTGTACGAATCAATCTTATGGCAGATCTTCTTCGGGTCAATCTGAAGAACTTCTTCAGGTACCTTCGTGTTCGGATGACCATTCTCACCAGTCCACGATTTACGCCGACGAAGTTCGACAAGGTGAGGAGCTTCCAGTGCAGGAGCCATCACCTTTCCTACATAATTTCGTCCATTACGGTTCCATGTGTCGAACGTCTGGAGAACGGTGTTGAACGTGAGCCAGAAATCATTGGCTGTATCCACAACCTTCTTGATTTCCGGCTTAATCCAAGGACCTTCTGTTTCCATAATGACGTATGCTTCCACTGGATTAACACCCATAAAAGAACTCATATATGTCATTCCTTTCTCTTCTTAAAGTATTATAGGTCTGTTTTCTTCGGAGAAACCGCACTATAGAAACAGTCTTTTAATACACTAAGAAAGTGAGGGACGGGTATATGGGAAAAACTTTGGATAAAGTTAAGAAAGTATTACCGCGCAAACCTGGCTTCGTAGCAACCACACAAGATGTGATTGATGAGAAGTACAATAAGGGCGTTGATACTACACGAAACATCCCTATCACCGTCGGAATCGCTAAGTTGATGAACTCCATGATGGCGCGTGATGAGAAAGAGCTGCTAGAAGACAGAGACTCCACGTTACGGAATCTCCGTAAACTGGTTGTCAATGGTGCTCTCATCATTACGCCGTTTTTCATTGGTCTTCCTCTCAAAATGGCAGATTCCGCTATCCAGCAAAACGTCGACCGGCAGAATGCTGAAGAATACAATAACACTTTCGACAAGGAGATTCTCTGGGTCGATAAGCAAATTGTCACCGAGCAGAAAGCAGGAAGAGACGTTTCTAAACTTAGAGCATACAAGAAGAGCCTTGTAGACTCTAAGGCTAAGATGAACTCTTATATCGCTAAGATGGATGCTGTTGATAAAGACAAGGATGTAGCTGCTAAAGAAGCAGCATTCCAGACTCGTCTTTTGAATCCTAGTACTCCTATGGAAGCATTCATCGCATGTGACCGACTGGATTACAACTCCGACCATGAATTTGATATGGCATGTATCGAAGCTTTCCGACAGCTTATCATCTCTACCAACATGAGGCTTCTTGCAGAAGCATCTAAGATGGAAGAGCTCGATAAGAAGGTCTCTGCCAACGATAAGCCTATCACAGAACCCGGCAAGAAAGACGTCGATTTCGATGTCGAGAAAGAAGGAAAGGACGCAAAGAAACAGAGTGAGAAGATGCTCCATCTCAAGGAGTGCTTCCTCATTCGTGCAGATAACCTTCTCGGGAGTATGTGCAAGTGTGGTCATATTATCCACCGGTATGTAGACAAGGAGTACAACTATCGCCGTAGTCGTATCGCTCTTCTCAATGGTGATGCCGATAGGGCAATCGTTGCCAGATTCATTGCTGATGACAGCAAGGAAGTTCTCAAGATGCGTAAGCAGGTTGAGAAGATGGTTAACACGATTGCGAAATCGTTCAATGATGACGTTAAGAAGATTGAACTTGTCAACTACGATGACTCTACTGACGTAGCATTGGTTGTGAAAGAAGACATCACCCATACAGCACAAGATGCTGTCCGTGCAGTAGTGCATAAGGGTCGTGATGTTGCAAATGCCGTTGGTGACCCGAATGAGAAAGTCGATAGGGTAATCGAACCCGTCGACAATCTCGTCAATAAGATTATCCACGATTGGAAAAAGTTCTGGGATACTGATAAGAGAGATCAAATCATCCATGGTGCTAGGTTCAATCTTCGTCGGATGATCATTAAGGGTCTCACTCTTGGCGCTATCGCTTCTTATTTCAATCCGATTGTAGCAGCTATTGCATTCTGCGGAAAGATTCTCCATGATAGGGCGGTCGATGAAAAGTACCGTAAAACTATCTACACCGATATGCAAGAAGAGCTCACTATCGTCAAAGAGAAAATCGAGGATGCTAAGAACAAAGGTGACAACGAAGCCAAGTACAAATTGATGCGTATTCAGCATCAGCTTGAACGTCAAATGGCTAACGTCCGCTATAACGTCAGAGAACCTGGTAAATGAGGTGGACTCTATGCGTTACTATGGTGAGTTCCAAGCATTGTTAGAGGCTAAACGTAAGAAAGACGAAGAAGCTACTGACTATGCTGCTGAAGAACCCGAGGATGAGTCGTCTGAAGAGGAAACTGAACCAGAAGCAACCGATTACTCTGGTGAAGAAGCTCCTGACGATGATAAACCTAAGAAAGAACCTGATACGGGAGAAGATTCCGCCACCGATTACTCTGCACAAAATGTGGAAATCGATGAAAGCGAAGATAACGATACTCCCGATGAGGTAGAAAAGTCCGATGATGCCGAAGTCGCTAAGACTGAGGAAGAAGTGGACAAGAAGATGGATTCTGATACCGATGATACAGAATCAACCGATTACTCTGCTGACGAACCCGATACGGGTGAAGATGAGGATACGGAATCAAAACCTGTATCCGAACCTAATACCGGTGAAGGTGATGAAACCACTGACTACTCTAGTGAAGATGCTCCTGATGAAGGAGAAGAATCCGAGGGTGGTGAAGAGGGAGAAAGTAATGAGGAAGGAGACAGCGGTGTGTCTGAACCCAACACGGGTGAAGATGACTCTGGTGGTTCCACCGATTACTCCTCTGATGGTAGTGGTGATAGCGACTCCGGTTCGGATGATGACTCTTCCGATAGCGACAGTGACTCCGGTGGAGAATCCAAAGGAGATATCGAACCGATATCTGAGAAGAGAACGAAACTTAGAAAGTATTATCTGATGAAAGACTTCCAGAAACTACAGGACTTCATCAGTGATGCTATCGATAAGCTCTCTAGTGTCAAACGGGCTTCGTATATCGATAAAGAGGTTGATACCCAGTGCATTAAGAACTTCGAAAGGCTTCTTTCGGTTATCGCCGATTACATGCTATTCCAGTTCAATAATGCTGACTATGTAGAAGCTCTCCATACATACAAGAGATTCTACATGGGTGTCAATATCAACATCGAGATGCTTAATCAACGTAGCGCTAGTAAGCGACATAATTAACATTAACATAAAAATTCATACAAAAAAGGATGTGCAGAAAATGGCATATGGCAACACGATCGATGGTGCAGTAGGGTGCTTCCTTCCTGGCCAAGATACGAGTTTCACCGATTCTGTAAAGGCGACGCTGGAGCAGGTCAATGACCTCACTGGTTTCGACCCCATTCAGGACTTCAACCAGATTCTTCGCGACGATGCTGCTTTCGAGCAGTATATGGACGTTGTGTTTGGTGATGTCCTTGGCGATCAGGCTACGATGGAAGGTAACGAGACGTTCAGTGGGCTCTCCGCGAACTGCGAAAGCGCCGACATGGGCTACCTTTCTCATCACTCTGAGAAACTTCAGCAGCTCATCAGCAACGACCGTCAGGCTCTCTACGAGGCAAGCACGGTCGGTCAGCTTGAGCCTATCGTTGCACTGACGATGCCTCTGATGAAGAAGGCATACATCAAGTGCGCGTATAAGGACGCCATCCAGACGGTCACGGCGGACAAGATGCTTATCAACATCGGGTTCGAGCGCGACTTCTTGAAGGATAAGGCTGGCAAGAAGTACTACATCCCCGATATTTTCTATCCTGAGAACGAAGCAACGTACCTCGAAGTTCAGAAGGGCACGGTCGGCAAGCCGATTTCGAACAAGTTCTATCCGACGACGGGTCAGCTTCCGTTCCATGAATTGAACCTGCTTGAGGAATCCGGCGGCAGCCTCTCGACGCGTGACGTTCTTGGTTACGACCTCCACATCTCGGAAGTCGTCATGAAGGTCAAGGTCGCAACAACGGCTGCTGATGCTATCGATGGCGTCTGGGATGCCTCGGGCGAGAAGGAAATCACGATCAAGGGCTTGAACATTAAGCCGAACTATCAGACGGCTACGTTCACGGGCGAAATTCGCCACAAGTCGCTTGACCCCGCACACAAGGACAAGGACAACGTCGATACGATCGTTGGTCAGATGCAGTTCTACTCGGGTCTCGTCTCCCTTGCCTCGACGAATGGTCTCATTCAGAAGGTCAAGTTCGGCGGTCACCTCAGCTCTGCAAACAACGACGTCTCCACGGAACTCGATCGCGAGCGTCACAATGAGCAGATTCCTATTCCGGAGCAGGAGCGCCTGAATACGGGTCTCACGGTTGAGAAGATTCGCGACGAGAAGATGCTCAGCAACACGGACGTCACGGCAGAGACGATTTCGAAGCTCTCTGACACGGCGTACCAGATGAAGGACACGAACACGAAGCTGTTCCTCGAAGAGTCCTTCCAGAATGCACTCGGCGACCCGAACGGTGCACGTAACCCGATGGGCTACACGGTCGGTCTCGCTGACTCCATCAGCTTCGAGCTCACGAAGCCGGAGCGTTACCTGCTTCCGCAGGCTGAATGGCGTACGCGTCAGCTCCGCTACTACCTGGAGAAGTACATCATCCAGTTCGTGCAGAAGCTGAAGAACTCCAACATGATGATCACGCTTGTCGGTAACCCGACGATGATCTCGTACCTCGACGATGTCCATTGGGTCATTGACGAGAACACGAAGGTCGGCGGCGTGAAGTTGGACTACAAGTTCGGCGTAACGTCGATCGCTGGTGTTCGTATCCACGTCATCAGCACGATGAAGGAGACGTTTGCAAAGGGCTTCCGTATCATCGGTTACCCGCTCTCCCAGGAGATCATCACGTACCGCAAGTACGACTACAGCTTCTTCATCGAGAACAACTACCGCAATGCAAACACGCCGCTCATCCCGAACGTCATGGTCGCACAGCGTTACCTCAACTACGAGTACCTCCCGCTCCAGTCGGAAATGTACTTCGACGAGGTTCGCAAGGACGCCAAGGTTCGTGCTGCTGGTTACGCTATCTGCTAACCTTCAGAATTATCGAGCGCTCCGCATCGCAAGACACAAAAAGAGCCACTACCAGATTATTGGTAGTGGCTCTTATGTTTCCCTTTTAACCATCAAAATGGTCAACGAAGATGAATATTACAAGCTCAGTGCTAATCAACCAAATGAATAGCATACTGACAACGATTGAATCTGCTGATTTGAAACTGGCATCGACCATACTCCCAAACGGAGTAAACATATATGCTATGACCAATACCATGAACAGAAGGAATCTCATGCATACAAGCAGCTTATATAGCTTCATTTGTTATCTCCTTCCATCAGTTCCTCCAACTTCACCAAGACAAACCCAAGAGTTGCCTCTGTAATCATAATCCAGACACAGATGAAGTATCTGAGATTGGTTATCTCTGGGTTGTTTATGGCAGAGATGAACTCAGAACCGAATGATGTGAATGGAACCAATATGAAGAACGCAAGGAACATGATTAGTCTCGCGATATGGAGAATTTTCACACTTCTCATTTCTTTACACCTCGTTTACCAACATACGTCCACACCAGCACTTCAGTAGATACAAACCATATCAATAGTAGCATCAGAAGTACCAGACTGGTTGAATCGATAGCGTGTCGGAACTCCTTTCCTAGTGAGTAAAATCCAACACCAAAACAGAAAGCGAGAAGAACAGCCATTCGGATGAGTAGGCAATTCTCTCTTATTGTGAAATCGGTGAGTTTTATAGTAGGCTTATTCATCGCTCTTTATCCAGAACACTAGAAATTCAGAACCGATATACGTTGCTGCTAAACAACCTATGAGACATCTTGTGAACGTATCCGCTTCTTTGATAGAACTACCAATCTCACTATTGGAGAACCCTATCAACAGCGCAATGAACAAGAATATCCTAAATAAGATTATCATCGCCACTAACATCATTCATCACTCCCACTTATTATAGACACTAAGTACGATCTCCAACAGCAACCATGACATCGCAAGGAATAATACGATTCCTCCTGCATCTGCTGGTATACCGACCAGATCGCAGATATATTCCAAGACGTTCATGTGATCAGGTGTAATAGTCGCTATGTATATTACGATAGCTACCACCGCTACGGTCAGAATGAACGTAAGTTGATCAGTTTTTAACATCGGCTTTTTCTTCTCCTTTGTAATAGGTCTTAGCTAACTCTTTAAGCTGTTCCCTCGTTGGAACTTTTCCTTTCTTTTCTTCGCATTGCTCTACCTCACTGCAACATCCATACTTGATGCAGTCAGGACCACAGCCTTCAAATAACTCAGGTGCACATCTCATGCAATGCTCGTACATCTTAGACGCTAGATTTCTTATCTCCGGTTGTGCCCTATTACATAGTCTCTTACCAAACCAATCTCTCAATGCATGAGCATTCATTGCTACTATGGCTTTGAACTCCGTAGCTTGAGGTTTATAGTATCTAGCCATTTCAGGAGATACTCCATGTTTCTTGGTAGCATCATTATAGAACGATTCGAGAAGATTCAATATGTCTCTATTACTGAGACTTACTTGAACCTTATACTTCCATTTGTTACTCAAGATATCGGAAAGAAACCATGATGTGTTACGCTCTGTAACGAGTATTTGACTCGGTGCAACCTCAATACAGCCTTGAGCCAAATCGAGCCCTTTATCTCTAGGAACTACAACAGAGAACTCATCTTTACCGTTTCTATCAGCACCTGCTGACTTGATAAGATACGATGCCATCCGTTTGCGGATTAACTGTATCTCAGTCACTCTGGAGTATCCTTCAATACCGAAGATAAACGTATCGAATTCCAGTGCAGATTCATGACCAGAGTCTACTATCTTCTTCAATAACTCCTTCGAGTGTGGAGCACCAATAATATCATCTAAGTTCTTTGTAGAACGACTGAATCTAGCAGCTACGTCGGAATATATCTTTCCGCCACCTGCAATAAGCAGCACTCTACCCTCATCAATATAACTGAGTTTCATCTCATAACACACTCCTTTTTCTAATATACTAAACTGTATCGAAAGGAATAAATGGACACACTGGAAATTTCCAGTGTGTCCATAAGACATTGGTAGCGTAGTTTAGTGTCAGGGAGTGTTGTAGCTCTCTGCCGTCGACCAACCGCTCTTGATCTTGATGTTGTAATCGTCCATTGCGGCGATGTCGTCCGCACTGTAACCAGAATCGAAGTTCAGGTAATCGCGGAGAATCTTGTACTTGCGAATGAGTGCATACGCAATCTCGTTGATCTGCGGAGACTCATAGCGCGTAGCCGTGAACGGAACATCAATCTGAACAGCCGGATGCGTACCAGGCTCAAAGTTGAAGTGGTCCTTCTTGACCTCAGTCGGCATCATGTTTGCGAACAAGCAAGCATATTCGATACCGTTCTCATGACCCGTCGGGTCGGTTACCACGTAGAACATCTCCATCGTGTGGTTACTTGCCTTGAAGCGGCACGTCTCGGAGATGTAACCATGATAGTGGGAGAGACCCGTCAGCGGGTCACTGATACCCGTCATCCACGTATCGATGTACTCACGAACCGGCGAACCAGAGAACTCATAGAGCTTGATTGTGACCGAATCCGTATCGTCTTTAACGACACCAGGAATCTTGAATCGGTTACCAGCGTAACCACCCGTGATTTCTTCCGTATCCATCGTCGTGTTCTGGATGCCGTCGATTCCGACGAAGCCCATTTCGACAATGTGCTTGAAACGCTTCGAAGCCGCGGTGTCCATATCGAGCATGAACTTCGGCAGACGCGTAATGAAGATACGTACGAAGTTTGTACGCAACGGGTCAAGCTGGTCAATATTCTTAGCAGTGATATCAAGACCACCCATAAAGAGTGACCACTCGGAGAAGTCCTTCTCATTGCGCTTGATATTCTGCTGGATGGATTTCATAGCCATGTTTCAGTTCACCTCCTCTGTTATACACGCGGGTTGATGTCGATTTCAATGACAGAGCGCTTGACAAGCGTGTTGTACACGATAGCGCAATGGCAATGGAGAATCGAACGTGCCTCTTCGAACTTGTTCATCGAGAACGTAATCGCAATAGAGCGGAAGTACGTACCCTTGTAGTTCGAGAACAGCTCCTGAGCATCGTCCGTGAAACGCTTACGGTCAGCGGCTTCCGCCATCTTGTAGCGCTTCTTACGGCAGAGAGCCTCAAGGTTGTTCTTAACCCAGAGCATGACATGCACGTTGTTCTCTTCCGAGAGGTCAGACAAATCCGTCTGCGACGTCTGCTGGGTACCACGCATGTAGCGGTTCTCGCTAATGCATTCGATGTAGTTCCAGCGAGCATCGTAGAAGATTTCCTTAATCTCGTCATCATCGGCATCAATCGTCGGGCGAACCGAGTTCTTGACATATCCAGAGAGCGTAGCAACGTCCTCCGATGCCATAGCCGTATGCATACCATACTGCCTCCAATGCATCGGAATCTTGTACGCGAGCCACAGGGTGATCGTGGCGGGAATGTTCTTGTTCGTAATAGGATCCTTCGTCGTGAACATACCAGCATTCTTCGAAACGAGGTACGTATCGATGTCCTTATACGTCGTGAAGTTTGCGATACAAGCATTGACCGTGGTCAAGAGACCCGAGTCAAGGTACGCAATAGCGTCATAGCGCTTGAGCGCAAGTGCAGCGAGCTGCTTCTTGACAGACGACGAGTAGTTCGCGTCAAGAATGACGTTCGCCGGAGCGCGGCGCTTAGAAAGAATAATCGGGTCGAGCCCACCGCTGTATGCTTCAAGATACAGCTTGTCAAGCGTTTCCTTGCGCTTCTCATCCGTCTGGTCATCGCCGAGCGAGCCATCGCTACCGTTAGCAAACACAACACCTTCGGTGTGCATAAGCGCAACGCTAGAGATACCATCAACGACTTCGACAAGCGGATTTGCAGCAAGAGTCTTACGGTTGTAACCGAAGATATCAAAGCTTGCGGGAGTGAGCGTCGTATTCGGGTCAACTTCCTTCTTGTACAGCTCAAAGATCTTCTTATGGTAGTTCGGCATGAACACCACACTGAAGTGCTTCGAACCGTCGCCTTCGAAGTCATTGACCTTGTCTTCGATGTAGAGCGTCTCGCCCGTCTTCGGGTCGGTTGCATCCTCATCAAAGCAAACATTGGGGAACGATTCCAACTGCTCGGTGCCATTCTCCGTGGAGATAAGGGCAATCGTGTAGTTCTTGAAATCGTTATTCTTGTCCGACGCGACGTCATGAGAGACACGCGCACGGTAGTTGCCGCCGTACACACCACGACCCAACGAACGGAATCCGATATAAGGATACGTTACGAATCCTTCACTATCGGGAGTCTCATTCTTCAGGGTCTCCATGTGACTTGCGAACATAGCGCCATCGTTGAGGTTCTCCTGCGTCATCGGAACGAACTTGACAACCAGCTTAGCCGGCGAATCAACAACCTTCTTGTTATGACCAGGATTCAACGGGTCAGGCTCCGTCCCCTCGTGACTTACCTCGGGGGCAACCTTAACCTTTACGGCATACATGACGTTTGCATACGCGGCGTCCTGAGGCATGACCCTCATGCACCACACATCTGCAAAGCCCGAACCGAGCGCTGTATACGGCATGTAGCAAGGCTGACCATAACGCTTGTAGTCAGGATAACCATAGTCGCGAACGTAGCGATAGACGCTGTTTTTGTTAAGCAGCTTATTATCGATGCCTTTACTGGATGCAAATACCTGAAGCATACGTACGGATGTTACATTGATATTCTCCGTATCCGCGACCTTCGTGTTGTCGTAGATGAACGTAGTTTCAGAAGGATGCCGCCAGTTAGGAATCAACTGTCCTGTGCTTGGCATTTCTTGTTTCCTCCTTATGATTATTTTAAGATACTGTTGGAACTGCCCCCTTAGGGCGACGCTAGAACTTGATAATCTCCTCGATAGGAGATGTGTTCTGCTCTTTCGAAGACTTCGCCGTATTGGCACCATTGGTTACCATCGTATCAAAATCTTCGAAAGAAATACTCGCGAATGTAGAACTATACTTCGACAACGTACGGGCATTAACCATGAGATAGTCATACAATGACATCTTGGTATCCTTGCCGGCTAGTATTCCGAATCGTGTACGAGGATCTTTCTTATATCGGCTCAGTTCAGCAACAATGGTCTCTCGACTTGAAGAAGAAACATACGGCATACTGACACCGTTCATCTCCATGTTTCTAGTCCATAAGTCAAAGATACGGTCGTAAGGTATTGTATGTGGTATCTTACCGGCTTCAAGGATATTGAGGAACCTTTCTGCACCGGAAGATTTCTTGATGAAGTTCAAATCAGTAAACTTATCTCCTTGGTAGAAGTCATATATACGATATCTCTCAACTCCTGTGCCAGGGATAAGTTCTAACTCTTCCTCTTTGAAGTCACCACCAGGTGGATATATATTGATAACAGACGGTAGCTTCAATGTATCAATCTTGCCACCCTTTGTACCCTCTCTATCAGAATAGACAGCGATATTGAATATACCGATAACCTCTACCGTATCACCACCGACATCAACAGCGACCTTCATATCAAAGAACGATATCGGTATGAAGACTTTCATGTAGACACCAGTGAAGATAATACCGTCCTTATCTTTCTTGAAGTAACTTTGCAATATTCCACACCTCCCTCTTATATAGAGAAATCTAAAAAAAAGACAAAGAAAGGGTAATGGCATATGCCATTACCCTTCTGTCTTACTTCTTGATTACAAGCCCCAATAGCTTACGAACCGATTGCTCAAACTCAACAACCGTATCGGGACGCTCATCTACAGGACGAAGCATGAATCCCATATTGGCAAAGATTTCACCAATCGTATACATATTCTTGTTATCGAACTTCTCATAGTTCGCTTTGATATACCGCATGAGGAGGAAGATGAACACGTTATTGTAGTCATCAAACTCTCCTGGGAATGCACGCTTCTCGAAGTCATGGAGATTCTCCAGAGCAAAGCTGTAATTATACTTTTTGAACTTCGCATCGAGAGCACGCTTTGCCGCATTAGCCACAGCGATGAAGTTGTTCCTGAATCCATAGATGATGGAAGATGCATCGCCATTACGTTTCTTTAGGAGCTTCTCAATCTCTTCGATGATAGGACGCAACGTACGACCGTCGTGGTCTGCTTCCTTGTACTCAAGGAGTTTCTCCTTCAGGTCAGGATTCATGTCATCCTTAGCAAGGAGCTTTTCAATGAACATACGATAGTACTGAGCCGTGTAGCTGACGTTTCGTGCCTTAGCGGCTTCCTCTTCACCAACGAGTTCAGCATACTCCTTGAAGATTTCTTCAATCTCAGCAGTAACCTTTGCTTCGACGGCATTGTACTTGGCGGTCTCGGAGTTGACCGTCTTGACATAGATGATGTAGTCACGATGCATCTCTCTGTACTTGATATCCGTCTCTGGAATATCGAGAGAGAACGAAATCACACCACCGTCTTCCATGGTATAGATATCGAGAACCTTCTTCCAGTCCTCGTCTTTCTTCATATCGAGTTTAGCGAGAGCCTCGATATCCGTTTCCATAACACGAGCTTCGAGAATTGAATAACGGTCATCAGGGCACATCGTCTTGAGCTTGTTCATCGCTCTGTCGCGTTCTGCCCTGATAGATGCCATCTCGTTACGGAGCTTCATGACACTGTTCGTAACGACGAATCCTGCATCCATAGCCATCTCTTCCGCGAGCTGCCTATCACCAGGAGACATAGCGTCGTACTTGGCTTTTTGCTCCGGAGTCATATGTTCATAATCGAGACCGAGCTTAATCCTCTTAAGCGCATTCTCTTCCTCGGGAATCGGTTCGGTAACTTTCGGATGATCTGTTTCTCCTACCCACACCTTTTCCGTCGGTGTCGTATCCTTAATCTGTTCTGTTTCCATGTTTAGTTTCCTCCTTAATCATCATCCATATCATCATTATCAGAACGATTCACTTTGTCTATCTTGTAGATACCGTTCATAATCTTACCGACCATAAGGTCATACGACTGGTTATAGGTATTCGCGATAGGAGCAAAGTACTTCGACTGGAAATCTGAACTAATCAACGAACCATCGATCATATCAGCAATCTTAGCGTTGTTAAACAGATCCAAGTCGAGATACTTAACGAGTTCATCCATCCCAATATCCAACTGGATGAAATATTCAATGACGATATGAATGTTAGCACAGATACGTGCTAGTTTCTCGTCACGGAATTTCTTTACAGAAGCGATAGATGTGACATCACCGCTATCACTTCCAACCGTATCATCCAGCATAGAACAAATGTCGTCCTTATTATCGATACAATAGTTCTGGATGATAGTCTTGATACACTTCTTACGTTTGATTATGAAGAACGAGTACATCGCTTCACATGTATCGAGAACCTCTTGTGTATTGTAACCCATGATATGGTCAAGGTCCAAATCAAGGTCATACTCATCATCAATCATATTCATGATATCTTGGAAGAAAGACCTACGTTCCGAGTCTATTCGACCCGCTACATCCGAATCCTCTTCGGGGTCATCTTCACTGTCTTCAAGAAGAGACTCACACTGTTCATTGAACACTTCAATGCAGTCCATATTAGTCTCAAAAGGATCGGCTATCTGAAGTTTGATATTTTCCTCAAGTAAACTCTGATGGAGGTTCTTCAATTCTGGGATAGTAACGACCTCGGTATCGAAATCCCCTCCATCGAAAATACTAGACATGATTATCTCACCCTTTCATATCCTTCAATTTAGTTCGGTGTTTCCATAGGGGTGGAAAATGAGAAAAAAAGAAGAGACTCAGATGAGTCTCTTCAGTTGGTACGATTAGAGCCCTTTACGGATATGCTCTAATTTAGATAACCAACCCCTGCCCGAATCCTTAGGTTTGGTTGTCCGGTCAGCACTTGCATTACCCCAAGAGATATTTATACTCGCTATCTCGTTCTTGGAATTCGGGATGTTGAAATCAACACTATATCCGTTCTCTCGAAGAATTTCAACTGCTGCCATGAAGCATTCGTCATTAGCAGGCATATTGAGACCAGTTATCCTGATCGATTTCTCTCCTATACCAGCATCCTTTTTGATTCTCGAAAACACGCCGCCGCTGGTTTCAAGCACTTTCAATGCCAACCCTCGGATGTCTGCACTCTCGGACATCACGGTTGCCTCATTAGCTGAAAAACAATTTAGCCATACGATTTATCTCCTCACTATTCAAGACTTAAGACCGAGTTTGATATCCAACTCATTATCGGTCAACGGAATCTCTTCTACTTTCTTGGGACCGAATGTGTCCTTTGTCCAAGATATGTTATATTTACCCTTACCGCGTTGAGTGACATAGTAACCAAGATACCTAAGTATTGTCTTAGACACTTCTCGTTCCCTTTCAAACCAACCAATCTCGTCGGCAATGATGTCTACCGATAACGCACCTCTACGCGCCGCGAGCCTGATTATATCAGCAACTCCACCCTCACGCGTCATTGTCTTTATAGCAGCATCAACGAGATTGACGTTCATAGCATTATTCAACGTCTCTTCCGCTCTTATCAAACGACTCATTGCACGTATCTCCCCTCAATATCTTTCCATTTCTCAGTTGCAATAACTTTTGGTAGCTCAAAGTTATCCGGTCGTCTTTTCAGATGTTCTCGTAGAATCTCTTTACCCTCCTGGGTCAAGAGCTGAGTGTATCTAACATAAGATGACTTGTTAGGGTTTCTTTTTATCCCAAGAAGACGCTTTGATTGTAATATCATTCGCGCCAGAATCTTACGGACTCTCTTTGTCTTCTTCGTCTTCGGGGTAGTCCGTTTAAGGGATACTAACTGCCTATAGTTATCCAACTCCTTCAAAATCGAAGGAAATTTTCTGAGAGGTTCTAATCCTTCGAACATAAGATGTGCAGCTTTCATCTTCATACGTTGCCTCTTGTTACTCATCCGATGTCACCTTCCCCCTCGTGAAGTATAGGCGACCCACGATGCTAACACTTTGTGAATCGTTTTGTCACGTTTCATCTTCATCATTCCCAACGGACTCTTATCTGGTATGGCTATCAACGCTCTCATAGTGCCCTTCCCTGAGGGTGTAACAACATCAACGAATATATGTCGTTCCTCTCCCTACACATACACTCTTTTCATCATACCCGAAAAACCAGGTATAAGACGCGCGGCTTTCAACTTTGCTTGGAACCTACTCTTTCTCATGGTATCACACATCCTTTGATAAACTCTGTTTCTTTCGGGAACAGATTCTTCCCGAGCTTCTTATGAGAGAACCGGAATGTTAATCCCCGTAAAGACAACTTCTGTGTCATTACAGTAGAAAGCATTCGGCGAAGCACCTTGTTCTCTTTTGTCCCTGGTATCACAGACTCCATCAAGAACCTCGGCTCTTCCTCCAGTCTCTTTTCCAGAATATCGGAAAGCATAACTGGAAGAAGCTGCTCGTTTGTGGTAAGATAAGCGACGTTTATCTTTGCTCTGAATCTAGTCTTTCTCATGATACACGATTCCTCAGATACATATGGAAAAACATTCTATCCTGAAGCATTTCCTGCTCCAGATACTCTTTCTTATTAGGAGTCCTTCTATTCTTAACCTTTAACGGTCCCGGTGTCAATCACAGATAACAGAACCCCTTCCTTCAGGTAACAGCAATGGGTTATCGTAATTTCTGATGCGTTCCGACTCTTCTAACATTTCAATTCTACAAAACGTCCGCATCTCATCTAACGCCCGTTCCCATTGAAATTGCTGCATAGCGAATATCGTTTCCATGCCTTGGGTCCAATACGATATCGGTCTTCCTCCTATAGAAGTTATCCTTGCGATTTCACGGATTTTCATTCTTATTCTCCTCCTTCTTTCTCTCTTTCCACACAACCAATCTCACGGATATCTACGACTACCGGAACCACACTTACTCGCACAGTACGCAATCCTGTCGGCTGCACATCTATTGTAATTGTCTCTGTGTGACGCAAACGCCGAAAGTAACACCCTACATATTTCCGGATACATATTCCATCGCTCTGTTGCGGGAACTCTTGGCATTTCACACTCTAGTTGTTGTATCTTCACATTCTCGTACACCCTTTCCATTTTGCCTGAAAAATCAGGTATAAGACGAGCAGCTTTCAACTTTGCTCGGGTTCTACTCTTTCTCATTCTTATTCTCCTCCTTCTTTCTCGTAATAGTATACGAGGAGGTACTATGGAAGTTTCCACTCGTTGCGTCCGAATAGAAACAGAACAACGCGGCTATGACCATAGCCAGGAATACGCATAATAAAACAAACATTCAGCCACACCATCCTTTTAGAGTCCAGTTATACCGGCTATAGGTTAAGATGAGAATCGTCATCTAACTCCTAACAAGAGAATGATATATAGACGATAAGTAACTCGGACAAAAGAGCCCGATTGGACGCGATAATCCAATCGGGTTTTTTATTGCGGAACGTATGTCCCGTGTAACTGCGATACCCCACCTCATCCCGCAGACCAAGATGGTCAAAGTGATGCAAGCTCTTGAGAAGAGAGCACCGAGAAGCACGGAGAATATTGGTGGTAAAGAGTATAAGCTGCGCGGAAGTATCTATACTGCGATGGATAGAAAGAATTCCAACGGAAAGGATGTAACCGACATAGGATATGTTGGTGTCTGTGGTACGAAACAGGATAACTATGGTGATACAGGAAGAGCACCCACGTTATCCGTAGATGATGTCGTCGAGTTCAGTAAGAGTAAATCGGTAATAAGCGCAGACTTACCGTTTATCCATTCATGGACATATCTTTGTTTGAATATAGAGGATCCGTTCTCGGAGGAATCCACGTCTACACCATCATTACATAACCGTGTCGATATCGGAATATACCCTTTCGACGCGCGACCTTTTTCCTATGCTAACATGCTAAACGATAGCAGATTAAGAATAGATGAAGCTAATATCGACCAACGTCGATATACACCGTTGTATTCATATACAGATACAGACAAATTGATTGCCAGTGTGCATATTCACAAGCATACATATAGCCTCTATATGACGCTTGAGCAGAAATTGAAAAACCCGACTCCTGTATCTATAAACCAGACTAACGTCAACGAGTTCTTTTTGATTCAGAACATGAAGGGTGAAATGGTATTCGATTGCGGTGTGACTCCTACTATTGGATGGGGAGGCATTGATGATAGAACGAAAGGGATCTATAAGAGTGCCGAACAGCTAAAGAACATCACAAATTTTGATTATTCTGTCCAGATCAATCATCCTTCTGAGTTCATCAAGAACGTATCGTTCAACTGGTTCAAACTGTCCTATATTTTTCAGTGAGTAGAATACGGGTATTGCCTTAATGAAAAATGGCAATACCCGTTCTTTTACTTCACACCTGCATTGACAAAGAGATCTAATTATCCAAATTATTCGAGATGAAAAGATAACTTGACCCAGTTTTGTCTCAAAGATATAAGGTGCATATAAAAATAATATACATTGTCACTACCCACGCTATAATATGAAGACACGGAGGACAGTGTGCGTGCAGTATCATCCAATACCCCACTAAATTGGTTTGAGGGGTGTAGGACGCCATCTAACTCAATAGCAGAAAATAGTTTGACTGGGGTCTCTGTTCCTTTTATGGATTTGGCTCTATACCAAATCCGACCTTGACTGAGTGATGAACTAGCAATAGAGGGGGCTGAAATAAACCCGTTCTCCGGCGTTATCCCTAATTTTTTCACGAAACGAGGTAACCGAGGGGTTCCAAATAAATTAGAGTCTGTTTCTGTCGATATTGTCAATGCCACATTTGTCTTATTCGTGGTATTATCGTTAAATAACATATGAGCAAACGGCTTTGCCTCATCTAGCGATATATGATAACCTATACCATTACGATACTCTTTATAGTAACCTTTACGGTTTAGGTCATACCGGCTTTCGTTCTCGAAATTAAAATCCGGAGCGGAATCAAAATCCGAACCTGAGGGGTTATCGTTATTATTCGAATCTGTTGTCCATATGGTAGTCTGGATAAATGGTAAGTCTGCCGATATAACAGATATTTGACTATCCTTGGTGAACTCAATAACGTTTTTAACCGATATTTTACCATCTGAATATCTCAAGTTCATTACCGGTAAGTATCCAACGTCGGTGATGTCTTTCCCATCCGTGCTCTTTCTATCCAACGAGCAATACACGCTACCCTTAAGCTTATACTCTTTACCACCAATATTCTCCGTGCTTCTCGGTGCTCTCTTCTCAAGAGCTTGCATCACTTTGACCATCTTGGTCTGCGGGATGAGGTGGGGTATCGCAGTTACACGGGACATACGTTCCCCGTACAGCAAAGTCTGCGTAGTGATGCGTTCAGCGGTGTTGATGACACCCTGAAGGCTTTTCTTCGACGTGGGGAACGAAAAGATGTCTTCCCAGTCATTAGGTTGGAACTCCCCGATGGGAGTATTCTTTTTGCAACGCTTGACGATAGTAGTGCTAGACGCCGCATCGTTATACAATGCGACGTCACCAAGCACATACTGAACGCCTTCGCTGAATTCACGAATTCTTTGCGTAGCCATTCTAAGTACCTCTCTTTTCTTTTAGAGTAGATATTAACCGTTATACGGAAGAGTGCTTGCCTCAATGCAGAGTTCAAGTACCAATCCGATATTCTTCGTGTACTTCTCATTGTCACTGGCAAGGATACCGATGTGGTCGGTTTCCGTATCAATCACGCCGACCGATACGCCATCTTTATAGAGATGGAGTGCCGTGGTTCCAGCGTTCCAGTTGTTCTCTTCAAGGAACTTCTTGAAGTGTGGCACGATGATACCACTCTTACCACTGTTCATTTGGACAGTGGTTGTTTGCCCCGCTGTTTCAGGAATATGCTCAAAGATAGAGTTACCGATACCAGCAAGGCACTCGTCATTAGCCTTAACATCTCCGCCGCAACCGAAGCGAATGTATCCGAGATTCTTCTTGAACGAGCTCTGGTAGTAAGTACATGTGTACTCCTCTTGACCCTCGAAGTCAGGATACAGTGCGGTCTTAAACCACTGGTCGGACGTACCAGAAGCGGTACCGTCAATGGCAAGACCAAAGGTCGTCATTGTACGGAGTGCTTCACTATCGAACCATGTGTACATGCTCGTGAAGTTATCGTCGTCCGCCGTCTTTGCACGACGTGCCACAGTAATCGAATTTGCGGCTACAGTCATAAGAACCATATCGCCATTGTCGATAGCCATATCATACTCATTACGGATAGTGAAGTATCCGAGATGAATAATCTTCTTTCCACCTGCACCAGTTTCCACTACAGCGTAGTGACCGTTGTCGATACGCTTAAGCTCAACTCCACCGATTGTCTCAGAGTTCACTCCGGGGTCACGCCCGAACATACTCTGAGTAATCTTGCGCAAACGGCTGATAGAGATGAACTTCGGTACAGGATACATTGCTTGACGCTCAAGAAGCGTGAAGTTCGCAGACGTATTGAGAACCGAGTCCGCAATAATCATCTCTCTGATTGCCTTGGACTGCTCGGGGGAGAATCCGCTAATGACAACCGACGGTGTATTGGAAGCAACAAGGCTGAACCAACCACCAGCAACGTATTTATCAGGACGAAGTACGCACCAGGTAATCTTCTTACCATAGACGCACTCGGTACCTTCAACATCAAAGCCATCCTTATCACGAGAAATGATACGGACGTAATGTACAGGGCTTCCGAACTCATCGAAGAACTGAACAAGATACTTCAGGTCAGTGCTGCGGTACGGAATACGGAGCTTGTTATTCGTAGGAATAACAATGTTAGGCGTAGCCGTAGAAGCACGAGCAGGACCACGAGTGACCGTACAACGAGTAAGATCATTCCGATAGTCATTCGGAGGAACCGTAACCGTGCACAGCAAGCACATGCTGGTATCCTGCTTCTCGGTAACCTTGAGATACTCATTGGAACCATTGTTGAGAAGCGTAAGAGCACCAGTGTATTTCTTACCAGCCTGGACATACCAAACCTTCGCCTTGTTGGTGGGGTTCGTCGGAATCGGATACGAGATAGCATGGTTAGGAATGGTGATAACCTCGTCACCGAAACGCAGAGCAGAGTTGTTAACTCCAGGCGTCCCGTCATGGTTAAGACCAATCTTACGGTCGGAAGGAGAACCAAATACGTTACAACCATACTCAATGAAAGCATGATTCATGTAGAACGCAGTAGCATCTCCACCGGTAGACATGTTAGCCATATGGAGATTATCGTTACCACCACCAGAACCGGTTCCGGCCCCATCGATAGTACCGCTCTCCCAATCATTATGGTTAAAGGCTTCACCGATACCGATATTCTTCTTAGCACGGAGAATCTCGAATACGTTCGGGAGTTTCTCATAGAGCACAATGTCGCCCTTCTGATAACTCTTGGACGTATCGTATACCATACCATTGAGGTTATTGGTCTCTCCAGCACCATCAAGGTCGTACTTCAGCCAATCGTCGAGATTGAACGGCGTATTCTTCGGAATATCCTTCTTGGCGGAGTAGAACACGAGACGGTTAGCACTGTTCGTCTCGAAAAGCATATCGCCCATCTTGTACGACTTAGCCTGTGAATAACCGAACTCGGCGCCCTTACCGCCGCCAAAATCAATCTGTGCCCAATCGCTAGGAGCAAGAATACCAACAGCGTTGTTATCCTTGAGAGACCTGAAGAACTTCAGTTCTCCACCAACGACCTTGTAGATGATGTCATCTTTCTCATACTTATGAGTCGTATCGTCAGCAGACATCATTGCCTTGTAGAACGGGATATCCTTGTAGTTGGTATTGTTGAGGGTACCATTTTCAGACTTCTGAAGAGCCTTTGCCAATACGACCTTCCCGTTGACCTCACGGACAAGAATGTCACCAGGCTCGAACGGGTTACCCGGAACGGATACCACCTTAGCCGACGGATTACTGAAGACACTGGAAAGCTGAACTGCTTGCCAACCATCGCTAGTATCAAATCCACCAGACTTCTTGGCAGCGATATTCTTGGTTGCGATGTAGAAGGACATCGTCTTCCCATCGTTGTAACCAATGATATCACCCATACGATAATTGCTACGAGGATCGTAACCAACACTACCGGAAACCTTCACAGGCTTGAAGTCGGTAGCCGCCGCCTTTGAACTAGGAGTAATATTCTTCGTCGGGGTAACGAAGTTCAGTGTGCCAGTCTCCTCATCCAACTCTGTAATCAAATCGCCCGGCTTATACGACTTCGTATTGTTATATACGAGCGTCGTCGGGTCAGCCGATTCGGGAGGAATGAGGTCGAGCTTAGCCCACTTCGAAGGTTCGATGATACTCGTATTGGTAACGGTAATATCATCTTTCGCCGTATAGAAATCGATACCCTTACTACCATTAACGCTGTATACGACCTCACCACGCTTAAACGAACCAGCGCGGAAAGGAGTAATAGCATTCGTAACAGCATCAGGTGTACCAATCTTCAGCTTCCGCATAGAACCGAAATCGCTCGATTCAGCAGCCGAATGGTCTTTCAAAGTCCTATAGACTTCAAGTACCCCATTATCGCCTTCACGAACAAGGAATTCCCCATTCTTGATAGGTTTGCCAGGAGTATGGAGCTTGACGACTCCGCCAAGAGTATAACCATCTACGCGGAACGTAACCTCTTCCCACTGAGCGGGATTGTACGCACCTGCGGTGATGTTCTCCTTGGCAACACGGAAGATAATGTTTCCACCTTCCGTAAAGAATGCCAGATCACCCTTCTTGTAGTTCTTGGTAGGAGAGAACGTCTCACTACCTCCGAGACTAGCGGATGCATCCGGCTTAAACATGAATTCGTTCCACTGGGTCGGGTTATACGTACCGGGCGATACTTCAGTATTGGCTCTACGGACAGAGAGAATGTCACCCTCTACCCAATAGGCAATATCGCCAGTCTTATACGCCTTCGACTCAGAGAACTTATCGAGTCCACTAAACGTGGGCTGCTGGGGCTGTTGTCCACCACTTCCACCGGCGTTCTCTCCGCAGTTAAACGTGACTTCCGTCCAGTTTGCGTTCTTGAACGAGGCTTTCGGTTTGATATCAACCAGAGCTTTACGAACCGTGACGGCTCGTTTGGTGTTGTCAACCCATGCAACCAAATCGTCCTTAGTGTATGGCAAACGCTTATCATAGATATAAATGGATTTATATCCTCTGATGCCAGCCATACTACCGTAATTTGGCATTATAAAACACCCCTTTACTATTTCTTTAAGATTAGGTTATTGTCATCATGGCATGTGTGCCACGCATCTTAATAATACGTTTTCTCATCGGGAAATACAGGGACTGGTGATAATCCACCAGTCCCTGTAATCATTCCTTGAAATCGAGTACCTTTACAGCACCGAAGTTCTCTCTGAATATCCTTCTACGGGAGTTGTACTGTCTCAACGCTGGTCCTACAGACCGATTGACTATCTCGCAATAGTAATACGGTACACCATCGTCAAGATTCCTCAATCTGCCTGGACATTGCTGTGCGAGTAACGGAGAGCTATACGCCTCAATGTTAATTACACAATGAAGACCATCTATATCAGTACCTTCACCAAGAGATTTACTCGTAGTGACAATTATGTCACTATCGGTCAGCACGTTTTCTTTTTCCTTCTTCGGAACCTTGGAATGGTACTTCCCTATCTTCTTATCGGGATACAGCTGGGTAGCCATATCGAAGATATAGTCCGCAGCGTATATCGACCCACAGAAGATCATAGTCTTCATATCTCGTTTAATCGAGAAGTTATCCATAAGGTACTTCAGCACACTATGGAACCTCATCCCTTTATCAACCAGACAGGTGCAATACTTCGCACCATTAAGACCCTTCTTTGTCACAAGTCTCGATAGAGTTTCAGGTCTCATTGGTTCAGCATAAGTAACCATTACTCCTGTGATGTGTTTCTGTGGACCATCTTCACTGGAGCATACTTCTTTCTGTACGAACTTCGGTATAGTACCGAACACCGATTGAAATACTCTATTATCGGAATGGTCACTGCGTTGAAACGTAGCTGTCAGTATCATTACTCGTTGAGTATTAACAGATGTCAATAGTCTAACCGTATTAGCGAAATGCTTATGAGCTTCATCTATTATGAGACAACCGATACCCAATTCTTCAAACAACTCTCCTACTCGTTCCCATGAATGGGAAGAACCGTATTCTTGTAATAGACCATGGGTAACAGAATAGAACCCCGCTCTATGGTGTTTCTCTTTGAACAGCTTCTCTATATCAGATGAAGACTTTATCTCCATTCGTTCATCTTCGATAATGGTAGTGTAGCTATCAAGCTTCTCTATCCATTGGGAACGTAGATGAGCGCTATTAGATACAACCATAGTAACACTACGAGTGAACGTCATAGATGCAATGGCACAATAGGTTTTCCCTATACCGGTACCAGCGATGACACCAACCTGTGTCTTACCTATACGGTCATTCTTTGGATTCACAAAGAACCCAATGATATTCCGTTGGAGTCTATCCTTAGGTTCCGTAACAAGAGTCATTACTACCTTACGTGGTTTATCGGGGTTATCTTCAAGAACCACATCTTCTGTACCAATCATCTTAGCCAGTTTGTATATACCAAACCCTATTGGTATACGAAGAGTGTGCTCTTCTTCATTATAAACAAATCCAATGGGTGTAGACTTGTGGTACACTGAATCGTATACCGAAAGCAAATATTCCAGTTTAGTACAATCTCCGATATCGTATGGATACACTTCCAAATAGTTTCGTCTAACAGTAATTCTCTTCATCATATCACCTACTTTGAATGATGTGAAATTCACTATTCAAAGGAAAAAGAAAAGACCGCTGGATTTCTCCAACGGTCTTTATATCAGGTGTACCGATAATCAATTAGTGGCATCGGATTATACGGGTTAATCCATTGCACTATCTTGAATTCGATTCTCTCTTCTCGGTTAAGCTTCCTATAGAGAGTATTGATAATCAATGCATCTCTAGGATTAACGCTAGTAGTCAAATCTGTATTGTGCACAAGTGTGTCGTGTTGGATTATACCATTCGGATTTCTGGTGGCGATGTTCTCTTGGTATTCACCATACCTAATGAGTTCATCCATTGCTTCTCGCATCTTAGTGGTACAAAGACCATACTCTCCATGGCATAGCGCTTCAGATTGAACAAAGTTCTTTCCGAATATCGTTCTTATAAGGAAGTACACATGTATCCCACCTTTCTTAAATGAAAGTCTGGTCAGATATTGAGTAAATCCTTCGCGTCTTCGAGTTTCTCTGTTGCTGCTTTGTTCGCTCCCTGTTTCTGCAATGAAGCAGCATCTCTAAGAAGCGCACGCGCTCTTTCGAATACACCATGAGTGATACTCTTATCTGCGTACTTCACTATTAGAATATCCTGTACACGTTTCCACTCTTTGTTTTTCATTACAAACATCTCCTTTTAGAGTTACAAGATAAGCCCCATGGAGTTTTCCATGGGGCTTAACACTTCCTTACACCAAAGTCTTACGGAAATATACATCGGTTGACGCCTTTGCATGTTTCCTGTAAGTATCAGGGTCGCTGAACTGCTTCTTGTAATTCTGAGACGATAGACCAGTTGTAAGTGCAGGACTATCAATCAGAGCATCCGTCATCTTCAGAATCACATAATCAGGATTCTTCATCGCAGAGAAATTCGGACTCTCGTAGATGTCTTTCCTCATACGAACAAGATTCTTCAGAATCATACAAGCATGAGTCAAGAGAAGATTCGAACCGGAATCAACGAGAAGCTGAGCAATCTTGTTGACAATCTCATCGACTGTCGTGCATCCAAGATGGTCAACCGTATCGATGAGCTTCTTCATATCGCTGAGCGGTTTCGTTATCTCGTTATTCTCGACAACGATAACACCCAACTGAATCTCATCATCCAGCTTACCGACATCCAATACCAGATTCATACCATCAGACTCTTCATCATCGTCACTCTTGACCTTCTTGAACAAATCAAGAGCATCCTGATACATGAAGATTTCGGAACCGTTCTGTTCTTCTACAACGTATTCCGTACCATCAACCTTATCGCGAATGAGAAGCTTTGCTGTATGAGAATTGAACTCCACCTTATCGTATTCAACCATCTGGTCTTCAACTATATAGATGCTCCATCTACTCGGGTCTTCTATCGTATCAGGATTGAGAGTAATGATGTTATTCTCAAGACCGAATACCTCATAGAAGATATCAGGGAAGGAGATAGGTTTGGAGTTCGTAGTCTGCATGTGTTTCGTACTGAGAGTATCCTGCTGGTACTTATTAGTGAACTTAACCGACGCGAATGCACCTTGATTGAATCCAGGTCTGGAATTAATCTTATACATCTTACCGTAGCATGTCTTGCACACTCTATTCCCATCAAGACCACAAGTGATAGGCAATCTGACATAGATAGTCTGCCCAATCAGATGTTTGTCTCTCTTGTACTTCACACAGCGACGGGTCGTCGAGTATTCATCATCGTAGTAATACGACTTATCCAACAGGCGAAGATGCTTATCGGATAGAACCTCGAACTTGATTGGGTGAAGCGAATGGCAGTCGTTCTCATGGACATCGAGACGAGTATTCTTACTCAACCTCATAATCTTATCGCTGAAGAATCCAGCGTTACCCATAAGAAGTTTGTTAGCCACAACAGCTTTACGTCCAGCCTGCTTGTCGATATAGAACGACGATACAGAATTCAGACCACCGACTATGAAGTTGGAGTCAATCGGTCTCGGTATCGTATTACCGACCATGTCAGGCTTCAGTCCACCATATACGGCAAACTCACGAAGCTGCTTTGTGTTTATTCCTTCACCACAACGGATAATGGGTCGGATAGGACTATCCAGTTCTCTCAGAAGTTCAACTATCTTACGCTGTCCACGATGTGCCATTTCCTCTATCTCGGCAGGCTGCATCGATGGGTCTGCATGGGTATGGATGACCTCGTTGAACTCTGGTGACCTTTCAGCAAGGTCAATGAACATGTACGCGCTTACGCTGATACCCATTATGATATTGAAGTCTAGGGATATCTTACCGAGGTGTTTCGTGATTGATTCATGAAGTGCCTCGTTCATTGTCACAATATCGATCGTGTCAATAAACGGTTCAATGATGAACTCATTGTACCATTCAGTGAGTTGGTTCGTCGTCAAGCACGAGCAATCCAACACGTACTTCTCATCAATCCGTTCAGATTCCTCGAAGCGTGTCATTGGGAGCCAGCACATCATATTCACTATGAAGTGACGAATCTCCATAGTGTATGTCTTCCCTCCATGGAAGCAATATGTCAATGGGTGCTTTCTAACTCGTTCTTCCTCAAAGCCCATCTTCATGTAGTCATACAGTCGCGATAGAACACTATGGAACCGTTCCTCGCTATACATGACTTCATTGACATCGAAAATTGTTTCGTTTAGGAAGTCATCGAACTCTTTGAACTCTTTCTCAGTCATGACAATCCACCTACCTCATCATCTACGTATAGAAACATGCATTCTCCGGTCTGGTTTACTGACTTCATATTCCTCGGTAGCAACCTTCCCTTTCATCTCAAGGTACTTGGTATACTCCTCATATGTCTCAGGAACCTTGAAGTGGATTTTACCCTTCATCGTTTCCCCAATCTCTTTGATTAATGGGAACTGGGTTTCCATTGGTTCCATCTCATCGGAAAAGTAAAGTCCGTACATCTCAGCGAATGGCGAAATCAATCCACCGAGACCAGGAGAAGACGACGAGCATACATCTGGGTCGATTTTACCGATAGAGCCAATCTGAACAGCTCTATCTCGGTCAATGACCTTGCGTTCGTTCTTCTTTGTTGTTATCGCGTTTGGACCCTTGATAGTGTACTTGAACTTGTTAAAGAAGTCCATATCGTTTACGATATCATTGAACGTGATAATCTGACTATGGTAAAGCAATCGTAATATGAGATTTGGAGGGAGACTAAGAATACCAATGAGTTCGTCTATGGTAACCTTATCACCCTTTGATATAATGCGACTCACACTACGCCCAATACGAATAGAGAGTATAGCCGAGATGCATTCATATAGACGCAATCTCTTATTCTCGATATCGTTGTTATTCTTTGTCTTCAGGGCGTCAAAGTTTTGCACTATCGTGACAATCATGTTCTCGATGCTAAGCTTGTTCCACTTATACATCTTGAGCATCTTCTTGTTTGCTCTATCGATGAGGCGGTCAAAGAAGACTATAGTTGACCTTCCGATATCTCTCGAAGTGTGTCTGTCCTTCGTATAGAGATACCCTATCTCATCTAGCCAGAACCCGACGGTATCAATCTTATCTCTTGTCGGTTTAGCCGAGCTGCACAATGCTTCATACACCATCGCGGTCATGGAACGTACGTATTCGTACTTATCGAAGAATCTCTTCATGACCTTGACCTTGATTTTCGCATCGCGCCATTTCTTCGTAGTCATCAGAGTCTTGACTTGGAAATACTTCCAGTCTTCATCTTCAGCCTCATCAGCGTCTACTATCTTAACGATAGGAGCGATACCGAATACAGATATGGCATACGTCAGTCCGAACTTGGCTGCAATCAGCATGAACGGATTGAACTTCTGCTTGAAGTTCAGCACCTGATACTTCGGTTGGTCATAAGTGTTACCTTGAGTATCGGTTATCGTTGATTTAGCTCTTTGGATACAGAGAGGCATCAGACTCTTCAGCACGACAGAGTTCTTCGTTGTATACGTGGACTTATCGACTAGCTGATACATGATGAATATCTGCTTAGACTTCAATGTGATAAACCCATTCCTGTCGTACTTCGGTATCAACAACTCGACCGTCTTATACGCGGTCTCTCCTTTATGGTGAATTGAGAAATCCATCTTAAGAAGAGAGCATCGGTCGTAGTTGATGTTAATTGTATCCAGGGCTTTCTTAGTTCTACCTTTCTTCTTACGAATGATAGAATACTTGACCATGTCAATCTCGGATTCATCAGTGATATGCTCGTAGCTTTCCAACTTGATGAACCCCGTGGCTTCTATAGAGTAGAACACATCGAGTATGTACTCATATAGTGGCGGTTCCAATTCTCTACGAGCTAGAGGAAGATTGACCTTCTTATCCGCTTCTTCATCGCGGAAATATTTCAGAAACTTCTTCACGCTTGCCACCCCTTTACAAAAAATAGAAGTAAAGGGCGCATCGACGTTTATGTCAATGCGCCCAAATAGCTTCCAATCTGCCGACGGGGTTTAGTCGTCGGCGCCTTCGGTGGCGGAGTCTTGCTTGATGATGAGTTTCGAGCGCGGTCCTGCTTCGAATCCGATGTTGAGGTTTCCGTCCTTCTCACCATCGTCGCTGACTCGGTCAGTGATGACGATTGAGAAGCGGTCACCGACGTTGATCGTGACGTTGTTGCCGTTCTCAACGGCAATGTCTTTGGCGACCTGCATCATCTTATCCCAGGTCGTATTGAAGAACAGTCGTGAAATCTCGGCGTACTGCTCGTCCTCAAATGTGACGTTGTTCGCCTCCAAGACTGGCTTTGCCAGTGCGTCAACCTTCTTGATGAAATCTGTGTCCTTAATCATTTCCATTGCATTTTTCTCCTTTCGGTTCTTTCCTAGAACCCAAACAATGAATAGGCTTTCGAGATAGGAATTATCTCGATGCCAAGCGACTGAGCCTTTGTCACTTTAGATGTCGGGTTAGCATCATTTAAGCTACCCACAATCAGAAGCTTCGTATCTTTGGTGACGGAGCTTTGGACCTCATGACCCAGATTCTCTAGGTGAGTCTCAAACTGTTTGTTGCGTATCCCAGAGAAGCATATCTTCAGCCCATCGGCAGTCTTCTCTTTGCGGATATCAACTTTGCTCAAAAGGAACAGAATGAGCTCCCTACTGGTTTGTAACCCCTGCAATATTTTCTTAGCAGTTGTTGGTCCAACGCCATTAATCTCCTGAAGCTTCTCTTCAGTCATATCTTCTGACATCAGCTCATCGATATTATATATCGACAAGATGGCTTTTGCCACTCTCCTGCCGACATACTTGATACCGATAGAACCAATCAACGTCGAAATGGGTACAGAGACCTTCTTGATTTCCTTGATGAGATTATCGAACTTCTTCATCCCGAAACCATCCAGTTCCAATACCTCTTGCTTCTTCGACTTGAGTTCGTACAGGTCTCGTATTCCTCGTACGATTCCTTTATTGAAGAATGTCTCAATGGTTGACGGTCCTATCGATTTGATACCCATCTTCGTGCAATAGTTATTGATGATACCCATTGCTCTCGACGGGCAGTTCTCATTATTACACATGAGAACTGGATTCTCCACAAGCTCTTCTCCGCAGCACGGGCATTTCGTTGGCGGAACGATTACCGGATTCGGATTAAGGCTATTATCATACTCATCATCCACATCGAGATACGGAATGATGTCATACTCGATGATTACCCTATCCTTCAGCTTCAGATTCAATGACCTGAGCCTATCGATAGAACCCAACGATACAGAACGAATCGTTCTCCCGTTTATCACCGTTGGTGATATTTTTGCCACAGGAGTAATCGTTCCAAGTAACCCTATTTGGAACACGACGTCCTCAATATAGGACACTTTAGTCTCTGGAGGGAACTTGAATGCTCTCTCGAAGTTATTCACACAATCCGTGGAATCTCTACCGAGAATACGACGGTCATCCTCGTCAATAAAACGAACAACTACTCCATCGCAGTGAACGTCACACTGTGCGATTATCCGACCCATTTCCGATATGACAGACTGAACGAAGGCTATATTATACGCCTTATCGATTTTCAGCATTATCATATCAGGAATACCAAGTCCTTCATAGTCTGATACGAAATCAACCTTTCCGACCGTTTCTGTCGCCAAAGGAATTATCGTCAGATACTTCAAGAACTTCGGATCAAGGTCGACTGTGTTGACAAGACCGGATGCAGCAGTACGAGGATCTGTGAGTTTCCTCGTATCGGAAACGTACTTCTTCTTGTACGCTTGGAAATCCTTCTGCCGCATTGCGACTTCTGTCTTCAGCCCCATCTCATCGATGTCTTTATACTGTGGAAACGAGACATCTTTGAAATTCGCTGTGACATCGAGTCCCTCTCCTGTATCAGAATCGCCTCTTGTGATTGCCGATACTACTTTTCCTTTCCTGAGAGAGAATATAACCGAGACTCCATCAAACTTACAATAGAATCCCAGATTATGTGTTCCCGGTCCCAACACGGAAAGACTCTTGTCAATCCACGCTTGCAGGGAATCATGCGCTCTCTTAGAACGCTTCCTCTCTTCTTCCGAAACGAAATGTACTTTCACAATCGTACCCTTCAAATCAGGATACTGATGCTTCACTCGCTTCAGTCCATTCGACGTTTCGTATCGGTTCGTTATATAACGACCAGTGTTCTCCGTGAAGATAGTATGGAGTCTATCATACTCCCTATCATGCAACGGAGAAATCTCTCCAGAAATGTAGAGATGATCGAGAGCCTGGAGAAACACTTCAAGATCATCCACGTCTTTCTTAGACAGTTTCTTCTTATTGAGAATCTCGTTCATAAAAGAAACCGCCATAGAGTCCAGACAAACCTTCAACGGAATGAGGTTGTTTGTCTCAGATAACTCACGTAACGTCTTTCTCTGTTCTTCATTCATTGCATATCACTCCCTCCTTATCGAACGCTGACTATGATGAAACCATCGTTTCCTATAATGGTCTCCGTCGCCCTGAAGCCATCGCTTTCCAGCCTGCGGATTACCTCACGCTTCACTATCGGAGCTAGATTGGTTGCCAAGATCTTCCATCTATCGGCGTCTCCTTTCCCTCCTCTGTATGTGGCGCGTGTAAAAAAGCTGATTACTTCCGTTGCTTTTATACGGACCTTCGTCATGAGAGTATCACGGAACGTCCTTGCAGATATTCCTAGCTGTTCTTCAGCCAACGGATCATAGGCAACCGTATCTTCTTCATCAGCACTGATAGAAGCGTAGAACGAAACATGCTCATGTTCAAATATCGATGATGTCATGAGTCTAAATCCAGCTCTCCTGATAAGGGATTCTATGTCAGGAATATCAGCCTTAGTACAAGTAACCTCACCGATATTGATGAACTGCGAATATGTCAGCATCGCCACTCTCACACCGATATCCATCTCTTCACGAAGATTCTTCAGCACGGTTTCATGCATATCGTTTCCTCCTTTGGGCAAAAATGAGGCAGTCGTTAAACTGCCCCATATTGATGGCTTACGCCACCTTCTTGGCTTTCTCAAGTGCCGCATTCATCGTATCGCGCACCCACATGATACGGAACAACGCGCGGAATTCACTGACGAGCGTAGGGTCGACGATTTTGAATTCGGTAGGTCTCTTATCATCACCCATCGCATAGTTGATGTAGTCATTCAAGAGATGCCTCTTGTCATCAAACAACGGGACCGCGAATTCTTCGAAGACCGGATCATATTTCCTGTCAATCTCGGTGATTTCGAGAATGATGTGGTTGTACATATAGTACACATCATCCTCGCTCATGCCGGTCGCACTGAGGTTCTTATACGCATCTTCGAGTTCTTCGGGATTATCCTCGAACTCCATAGCCGGAGCGTTTTCAACCCGCGGCGGAACCTGTTCGGAATCGACCGTCTCGGTTTCCTCATCAACGGAACCCCCGTTGCGGTCAAGCGCCATCGTGTAGAGAACCTCCGTCAGGATATGGCGCTGTTTCTCGTTCAGGTTCTTCCACTTCTTTGCTCCGGCGACCTTCTTGGCGACCTTATCGAAAGGCGCCTTGATGTTGGCTGCGGCGATGAGTTCGTTGAGCTCTTCTTCGCCGTAAGTGTTGATGAGTTTCGCGACAAGTTTCAGATTCTTCTTCCAATCGCTCTTACTCTTCTTCTTGAGCTCATCGACCTTGTCTGCCCTCATGCAGACAATCTTCCCGTCCACCTTTACGAATTTCACAGCGTGCTTCAACATTTGTTTTTCCTCCTTAAGTTTGGAACATAGACATTTGGAAAGCGCCGCCTATTTAAGCGCTGAAATAGTTTCCTATTTCTATTAGACACTCAAATGATATATACTCAGATAACTCATTGGATTATCTTACGATGTTACCACCGTATATCCAAATACTTGGCGGATTCAACAAGACCATGTTCGTTTGGACCATAATCCACATAGTAACCCTTCTTCTCGAACGCTTTGATGATCTTATTCACCACAACCGGTCTTTCGTCCGGTAGCAGTAATCGAACAGAGCGCTCTCCGTTCTTAGCATCCTCGATAATGGCGGGAATGCATTTAGTTGCGAGAATCATCTCCGCTCTGCTTTCGGCTTCGCAATCCAACATCTTCCTTGCGTTGTCCGCATGATAGACTGCGACATCAGTCGAGATCAACGGGGTAAGCTTTTCATCGAAAGATACCTTGAACTCGATGGTTTTCGTCAGTTCACGGTACTTTATATCACTGATGTTGTACCCCGAAGCCATAAGCAAATCAATCAAGTGATTCGCATACTGGCGTTTAACGCACTGAAATTCGAATTCGAAAGACGTCTTCAAGCACATAATCGCTATTTCGACATCGTGATTGAATGTGACAGTGAAAAGGTCCATTATAGCCCACGGTACCTGGTCTGCCACATCTGCCACCTTCCGTATATCTTCAACGGGTGGAATCTCATTATAAGCCATCATTATAACCTCCTTAGACTTTCAATTCAGCACTCATAACCATAGAACCATCCGAAGAAGTACGGATTTGTTTGAAACCCAATCCTTCGAATAATCCTATAGCGGCGATGTTTGTCTTGTTAACGTACACCTGCGCTTCGCTGAAACCTATAAGAGTCAGCTTAACCATTAGAAGCCTCATCATCTTAACAGCATGGTGGACTTCTCTAAAACCCGGACGCATCGCTACAGCAATAAGCGCTGTATCACCTTTAAGGTGAGCCTTATCATGTGCGACGGCAAACCCAACACTCAACCTTCCAGCGTATGCGACAATCGCCGATATCATCGTTGAGAGATTCGTTCCCATCCCAAATCGGTTGACCTCTTTCTGCTCTTCTTCCGTAAGACTTCCGTATACGGTTAATACATCGAGAGGATGGTTTATCTCTTCATAGACGATATTCTCAATCAGCGGACTCGGCATTTTGTTTCCCTCCTTTAACCGTTCCAACGGGTAAGCCAGACGATTCTCATCTCAATCCTATTCTCGAACATGTCAATGCCCGATGAGACGATGTATCCATTGGATTCCATGATTCTCTGGAGTTCTTTGCAAACAGGACCTTCATAGCATAGGAACTCCATATGCACTTCGTTTCTCCCCCGTTTCGCTGCTTCGATAACCTTCGGGTTAAACGTGTTGCGAATGATGGAATTGATACGTTTCCCAATACGGGTCTTAAGCGATTCCGATGCGGAACGCGCTGAAATACTTAGCGGGTTAAGACGAACGGACTTGCCTGGTTTGTCGAACCGCAAGGTCAAAACGAGTTTCCCCGTACTCGACGTATAGTCGTGTATCGGTATAGTATAACCCGCAGCTTTGACGATGTTGAGCAAATACTCAACATCGTCGCCATCGCAATCAAAGGTGACACTTGTATCAGAACTGTACTTTTCGATTGCCCGAATGACAGCATCCGTGACCGCGCTATCGAAATCCTCAAGCATGTCTCGTTGGAAGTGACCGATGAGCTCCTTGTACTTTACGACGTCCTCGGCACTGATGATTACATTATTCTTTTTCATTTTGGTTTCCTCCTTTAAGGAACTATAGGACGATTATAAGGCGCCGTCCGTTTGAGCGCCGCGAAACATTTGTTTGTCCCTATTATCATATCCCCATGTGATATATAAGAGTGCTGCCTTTGGGGTGTCATTATAGTTGAGCATGAATACTTTCTCGCATTCGTCGTCATAGAAATACCTGATGCTAACATCGAACCCTCGTTTCCTCAGAATGTTAGCAACTTCTTCGGCGAACATCGGATGATCGTTGATTACATACTGAAGGTCATAGTCCCTCATAATAGCAGCTTTGATTGCCTTGGGAATAATCTTCGTTGAGATTAGCTCAATGGCGTCTTCCTTAAGCTGCTCATAAACGATCTTCCTGGCTTCACTCGGACTGATTCCGAGGATAGTCGCGGAGTACGGATTCGAGGGATTGTATCTTGTCAAGAACTCGATATCTATAACGAACCGCTTACTATAATCCTCAAGAACGGTCACCTCTGAGTGTATGATATTGAAACCGGCATTCTCCACGAGAGTTTTGAACGTACTCTCGTCTTCTTCAGTAACGATATCAAACTCCACATGTGCGAACGGTGCATGGTCGATAGCAGAGTTCCTTATAGCCGATTCGAGGGTTGCCGTGAACATCGACATTCCTACCGATGCACGGATCGTAGCCGTGGTCTCCTTGTCAGTCCACTGCCTCAACACCTCTGCTCTGATAACACTATTGACACCCTTACTCGTTCTCGCTGCCATCGTAGAATCCTCCTTCCTCCGTTAACGTACCTTCTGTTTCTGATCCCCAACTCACGATAAACTTAGTAACCGTGGGACTGTAATCGGTACGAACGGATAACCCAAGATCAGTAACAAGAGTATCGTGAACGCTCTTGGCTACATTCCGATGTAAGTCCGTAATACTGAAACGGTATTCGAATTTACCTTCTTCGGCGGCTTTCTTTGCTTGATTATTGAAATGCTCGTCAATCATTTTCTCGGTCTCCATTGAGATTTCCACGTTGGCGCAAGTATGCGCATCTTCCGCGGATGTACCGAGTTCGCTGATAGCAGCGCGAGATGCAATAAACGACGGCGATTCGAAAGATGCATCAATCTCCATAAACCCGTCTTCGAATTTTTCATTGAGAACAAGGAATCCTGCCATGTCAACAAGCTTGGTCAACTTCTGCATTTCTTTTTCGGTCCCGCATTCAAAACGCAGATGCGTAATGAACTCGAAGTGGCTAAATGCAGCGAATGTAGCTCCCATGAAGGCTTTGCTAAATTTTGACCGTAAGTCGCTCTGGGTAGAGAGCGACTTACTAGCCAATTCGACTAGGTGTTCACGGGTTGGCTTATTGTGAACTTTTTTCACAACGCACTACTCCTTTTTGGTATAGACGGTAATACCACCGTCAATGGTACGGAATTTCAGATTGCGTTTCGTCAAGTTCTCACGCAATGCATCTTCCACGTTTCCGTTACGGAGAAGACGATCTACATAACGGAAATCCAACGCGGAAACATCCTCTGATTCCAGAGCCCTATCAATTTCGATATTCGCCTGTCTTATCACGTCATCGATCTTCTTCTTGGTACGCTCCGCGCACTTAGCCGCGGTGTATATAGCGGTATTGTCTCCCTTGGTCATCTGGTACGGATGCCAGCTTACGTTAATCGCGTTGCCGGGAGTCCGTTCCAAATCGCAACCGTTGGGGAGATAGAACCCGCCCCTCTTTGCCATTTGCTCGATGTACTTATATTCCATCTCATTGCAGAGTTCATACTTTGGAATCGAGCATTCATATTCGAGACTGAGAATCTTCGATTCCACAGCCTCGGTGAAGAGGTTCGTCAACTCCTTCTTCCTGTTATCATCGATGCCATCAGACGTTTCATCGGTATGAGTTGGTTGCCCGATTTGCGATTCCGGATTCCAACTGATACTCATCTTGATATTACGCAGAGACCTGAAGATGACATTGACATCATAGCCCTCTCTGTAGAGTCTACGAAGTATCTCATCTTTGAAATCGATGCTCGGCGTATCAAAGTCGCACATGATGACGTTTCTCTCTCCATCCTCCGATACACGACGATACACATAGACCTTTTTATCAAACATCGAAGAAACTTCCTTATCGATACGGGTCTTTATCCGCATCGATACCTTCTTGGCGGACATCGCGAGGTACTTAGAGTTGGATTCCTCAATGAAGTACGGAGCGCAAGAGTAGATAAAACGGTCCTTGCATTTGTTCTCCGATGCATTCTCGATTGCGAGAATGCGATATCCGAGATCCAAGAGAAGTTCTTTCATCTTCTCCGAATTCTCTTTCTCGATAGAAACAGCTCCAAGGTAGCTAAACAACTTAATCTGCATCATAACCGAATCAGCCAATACATGTTCCATCTTCTGTTCATACTTGGTCTCGTTCTTCATCTTTGCATACTCCCTTTCAGCTTCCTCCTTCTTTCCATAAGCTTCCTGAGGACTGCTCTCTTCTCCATCATGAAGCTTTTTGTCTCCATCTTTCATCGACAGCCACATTTCCTCGTTGCCACCAAGTGGAAACATCAAGAATTCAGGTAATACTAACATGATACATACACTCCTTTTGTATATAGATGACAAATAGACGGTTGTGGGAAATCCACAACCGTCTAACTCTTCCTTAATCGATTATACCCTTTCGGATATAAACATACTTGATACGTCCAAGTTTAGCATGACGCTTACGAACTTCATGTTTCTTGAAGCGTTTGTATTGCTTCTCACGCCACTCCTTAGAACCTACCAATCTCTTATTGGCAAACTTCGGCTTGAATAGTTTATCGAGTATCACTTCCCTCATAAACTCTTTGGTACCAATATAGATACCATTCTCAAAAGCGAAGGATTCAATCCTGTCGCTCTTCTTCCATATCCACATATTGTCTCCAGGGAACACAATCTTCTTACCGCAACACATCAGAAGCGTATTGAGAATCTCCACGTTTCTGTTGGTGAACGTATGCTTCAAATCGAAGTCTTCGAAATCAAGCACGTTTTCGGTCAAGAGTTTACTTACCTCTCTGCGTCCAACAACGCTATTGCGGTAATACAGATGGAGACGTGCCAACTCGTAATCATCGACACCGATGCTGAAGTTATTCACATCATTGATGCCATTCTTGATTGGAGTCGTCGAGTAGTTCTGAAGGTTGTTCTTTGCTCTATCGGTCTTATCGGGTAGACCCTTCATGTTGATAAACCCGAGAGACCTAGCGCTGAATCCCTTCTTCGATGACTGTTTGAGTTTGATGATGTATTGCTCTCCAACAACAACCGGCTTCATAATCTTGATTATTCTGCCGAATTGTTTGACGTATAGTTCTTTCGTCGGAGTAACAAACGGGAATGTCTCATGAAGCCTCTTCAGTTTATCGAATAGGCATTCTTTCTCCCACAGAGGCGGAAGAGAGATATAGATACCATTCTTCTTGATATCTTCAAACTCTTGTTTCTTCTCCTCCTTTGATAATCCATTATAGTATGCCTTGTATCGCGTATAGAAGTGATTATCGTCATAGAACGAGAGATAGTGCATAAGTAATGCTTCTTTCTCTTTCATCGTCTTCAACGATTCAATCTTCTTCGCAATCTGGTTGCTTACGTTATTGAATGCAACCTCATACAATGGCATACCGACAAGACGGTTGATTATACCCAAGGTATTGAATATCATATCCACGGGTTTACCATCTTCATCGAATGGCATCTCGTCATCTGGTACTATACGAGAGATGACTCCCTTATTCCCGTAACGACCAACGAACTTGTTACCGACTTCAACACCCGTTTCTCTTTCCAGTTTGAAATCGATAATGAGATTGGCGAAAGACCGATTGTTATCACGGAACTTAATCTTTCCTTCCGCAACACCAAGCATCAATCTCGAACGGTCTAACCAGAAACCGATATCATCATCGTACTTCGAACCAGACTGCTTAATCTCCATGCAAGTATCGTACACTTCCTGATAGAAACGTGTCTGATTCTTGATAGCGGCGATTATCTGCAAATTCTGGTCAGTCTCTGGAATCTCTTCCAGAGTATGATTCGAGAAGATATCGAAGTCCACGACTCGTGCATTATGGTCGCTCTTAGCGTAATACACACGGTCATCCAAACCATCAACGCAGCACAGGTTACTCTTCTTCATGTCGAAGAGAACCTGGCTGTTTATCTTCCTTGAAGTCGCACAAAGGATGTTTCCGTTTATCCCTTCGCCGATTCCGGGGAAGCATTTGTACTCTTTCGAGTCACCATAGAGGTTGAGGAAGTAATCGTTGTCGTTTACCGATACTCGAACGGTCTCTTCCTCGTATGAGATGAATCCGTCTGCGAATCCTTTGCGCATCGTGATTCCATCTTCAATCGTCCATAGATCGGAACTCCACATACATCTGGCGTTACGCCCGTATCCGTAGTTACAATCTTCATCGTAAGAGTTAGACTTCCACAGGACTTCTCCCTTGTTAACCTTATCTCCTACTTCCAGTGAATCCATCTTGTCGTTGTTTATGTGGAAACCGAACCTCTCTGTGGTCTCAACACCGACCTTCTTGATTTCCACATGGTACATGTCTGCATCCTTGTCGTAGATGAACAGGAAGTAGATACTGTTAGGATTAGATTCAAACTTCTGAATCTTAGCCGTAACTTCTCCACTGTACTCCAAATCACGATGATGAGACGAATAGTTCCCAACGATGTTCTCATGCCCAGATAACAATCTGGGCATCTCTTTATTCTTCAGAGTCAACCATTGCTTCATATGAGAAGCGAACATGATTGCTCTGTTACTGGATACATACGCTGGGAAAGTCAGAGCTGTTATACCGATGATGTCTATCTTTCCTTTGTACTTCTCATCGAGCTTATCAAGCTCTGTGATGTAGTCAATGACATCTTTACCGGTTTTGAACTTCTTGTAGTTCAAGTTGGAAGTTTTAGACGAGTCTATCTCCGTGACATCGCCTACATTGCTCGTTTGTTCTTCCATGCGATAACTCCTTTCTACTATAATCCGTATGCCATGTGAATGTCATACGGAGAAATGATATATAGATTAGAGGCTATTTACTTTTCTGCAAACTCGGATTCGTCGTTATCATAGGATTCCTTCAGATTATCCGCGATAAGCTGCATATTCTCCATAGGAGTAAGCTCCTGCTGCTTGTTATTGCTAAGGAACTTCTCCATATCAACGGAGCAAGCATTCGTCATAGCCTGAATCAGCTCTTGGTTATCACGAATAGCATCGAAATCCCTATCGTCAAATTTGATATCTTCGTATCCTACAATGTACCGATACGGGTTACGACCACCAACGAGATTGGTTTCGTCTCTGAGGTATTGATACATCGAGTAGAGAGCATCAAATCCACGTTCTTGATTGTACACAAGCTTAGTGGATTTACCTGCCTTATTGGAACGGGATTTCAGCAGTTCGATTCGTGCAAGGAACCCATCGAACCCAGCTTCTTCAATCTTGTACTTCTTCTCAGAAACAATCTTGATGATGTTCTGAGCATAGTACAACGGAGCGAATCCACCAGGGAGAGTTTCGTCCATCTTGAGGTACATCGTCTGTGCCTGTGTAGGCATACCACCAATCTCAATCTTCTTATTGATATGATTAATCACGAAGACGATGATGTTGTACCTACGAATCATCGGTGCCGTTTGTTTATAGAAACGACTTATCGCTTTCGCTATACGATTAGCGTATGTTCCGGTCTGGAGTTCACCCTTCTTCTCTCCATCTCTAGTAGCAAGAGATGGGAGAGAGTCGATAATGAATATCGTAGGGATATATGTAAATATGGGTTCACCGAATTCATCTTGGAAACCACTGTCTACTTGGAAGACGTCTTTATGAGCCTCTTTCATCTCACAAATCTTCTCAAGTTTCTCAAGGATATCCTCGATGTAAACAAACTCTTCCGTGATATGATATCTTCTCTTTATATCCATCATCGGAAGACCAGTGATTTCCTTAACGCGAGTGTAATTGATACCTTGCTGCTCAACTCCGATATGATAAATCTCAGCATAGATACCATACTTCTTAGCGACGTAATTCGAAATGTTAACTGCCATCTGGCAGCAGATAGTTGTCTTGGCGGTACCAGTCTTACCGATGACGGTATTGAATGTACCACCAAAGATACCGACGTTATCGTACGTCGATTTCACATTATCGTCGGAATCATATACCTTCATCTTGTAACCATTACGGTAGTCAAGTGCCATGAAGGATGTCGGGTATCCAATGTTACCCGTCGTGTGAGTGAACAGACCTTTCTTGTCGTTCTTTCTCAACAGTTCGTCCAGTGAGAGAAACTTACTCGGTGTTTCCTCTGCTACTGTCTTTTTCTTAACAGCCATGCATATCATCTCCTAATCAATACAGGTTAACTCAACGTGCAGATGCTGGTAAATATGAAAAGAGGAAAAATAAAGGGTGCTGGAAATCCAGCACCCTTTAGGTGGTTTACTTCGTATACAGGTAAGCATGACCCTGGAACTCGGGCTGCTTCATCACTCTGATATACGGACGTGCGCCATTGACGTTGATGACCTTGACGAGCTTGAACCTGTCCATGATCTCCTTGAAGATATCCGTCTCGCGGAAATCATCAATCGTCCTGTACCCAGTCGGAATGATGTACGAGACTGCGGAGATACCTTTGTCAATCGCGATGTCGGCGACGCCATTGGTATCATAGACGAGTTCCACATTGGTGTTACCCTGAACTCGCAGGAGCTTCTTCTCGATGAGGCTGTTGAACTTGTCAATCGAGCCCTGCTCCTCTGCAATGCAGAACGGAGTCAGAGTACGAGGACTGAACGTCGCAACCGGACTCTTTCCAGCCTCGATTGTCTCCTTGACGAAGTCGTGCAGGTTGATGAAACCAGTCTCGCCCTTCGGCGGAATCTGATCCTCAGTCATACGGTTGATGACCATGACAATCTTCCCGTTGGAAAGGAAGAACTTGAACGTCTTGACCTGCTTGGTTTCCTGGTCATGCAGCGTAATCGAAATACGCGGCGGGCGACCAGCAGCTTTGCCACGACGAGTGAAATCGACGACGAAATCCAGATACTTCTCCGGATCCATCGAGTACGAATACACAGTGGCATTCAGGTTGTAGAACGACGTAAGACGGAACCCCTTCGGGATATGAATCGAGATAAGCCCGATAGCATAGTCCTTCGTGTCCTCACCGCCAGCGATAAGCATCGGCTGGAACATATTGGCGTCGAACTCCACCTTCGTGGGAATCTCAGGACCAACGGGCGACTTTATGTCGTGTTGGAAATCCTTGATGTACCCATCCATGAAATCCCCGTCACAGTGTACAGGGATAGTGATCATATCACGTAACGTGTCATCCAATCGACGACCACTGTTTGAAATCGTGTAGCGTCCTTCTCCATCCTTGGAGCAGAACCAGATAGACGTTTTCGTTTCGAACAAAAATAACATGTTGAACTCTCCTTTACCGTGTTAACTAAAATAAGCAACTCAGTTAATTGTTTCTCGGTGGTTTCTTATAAAAAGAGACACCATGTGGATTTACCACATAGTGCCTCTCTTTAATACTGAGTTGATTACTTCTTACCCTTCTTGCCCTTCTTCTTTTTCTTGGCTTTCTTCTCCGCCTTGAGAAGTTCCTTCTTGGAATACTTATCAGGCGAGAAGACCGTCACGAGCTTCGGGCATTCCTCGTAGTTCAAGGAACTCAACACGACACGGCGACGGACGTCTCCTCCATCGCGGCGAAGTTCAATCTTGTACCTCTGAGTGTACTTCTTCGCCAACGCCTGTACAGCCTTGAACGGAAGCTTCTCGATGCCATTGAGAACGACCTTCGTAATCGTATCCCACACAGCCATCTGCTTCTCGGAGTACTTCGCCGTGATGCTGTGCTTGTCAAGAAGAAGCGCCGCATACACGTAGACGAGGATATGCTTATCCTTTCCGAAATACTCCTTGAAGAGCTTCTTCATGAAGCTGTAGTTCGAGAAGTCGAACGTCGGAGTGTCCGTCGTCGTACTTCCTTCCGTTGCCTGTACAGGATTCGCTTTCGCCTGAAGAGCAATCAGGCGGCGCACGAACTCCTGCGTGAAAATCCACGCATTGTGAGGATTGATGTGCTCACCAGGAAGGATAATCGCAATCTGACTGGCGAGTTCCTTCGGCATATTGAACTTCTTCGAAATCCGCTTCGTTGCCCTCTTGGACATCTTGTCCAGAGCGTCCGAATAGATGTTGCAGACCTCATCGAGTTCGGGATTGTCCTTTGTCGCATTCGACCGGTACATATCGCGAAGGAAGTTGGAAATAAGGAATCCATATCCGGGAGGGAACGGATTCTCTTCTTCCTTCTTCATCATCATCTTGATATACCGACCGTAGCACTTCTTGGATTTGAAACGCTCCCAAAGTGCGTTGAGTTCGTTCCTGTTGACGAACCCGCGAGCAAAATACCAACGGGTCAAATCGTTCAACTCGGAACGTAAGTCTTCATAAGCGTCCTCTTTGGACAGCTTGTTGATGTGTTTCATAGGGATAGGTGACCATGCCATATTTATTCCTCCTTAGTTTTCTCCGTGTCGCCGATTCCGAATTTCTTCGCAAGAATCTTCTCAAGAGCCCTGTCGATAGCCTCTTCGACTTTGCGTTCGATAAAGGCTTCGAGTTCTTTCTTCTTCAGCTTCTTCTTTTTCTTCTTAACAGGAACAGGTCGTTCAATGATACGCTCAACGACGTATCCTTCACGACCTAAACCGTTTGTACTCCTCAGTATTTCGGCTCCATCTGGCTCAGTCAGTGCTCTATAAAGAGCATCATAACTTACACCTCCGAATGGATCCATCATACTAAACACCTCCTAGAGAATGACAAAAGTGAAGGAACCGCTATACTAGCAAGTTCCTTCACCTATCATAACTTAGAACATGTCCAAGACACTGTCCGCGTCGAGCTTCTTCTCCTGCGTTGCTTGCTCAACACGATTCTCTGCATCTGTGAACTCCGAGAGTACCGCCGACTGCTTAACCTTCTTTGTGTTGGCGCGTGCCTCATCGATGCGCTGCCTGATTTTTGCCAAACGGTCATCAGGTACAGACAGACCTGTCAGGATGACATGAACACGGTTCTTCAGGAAGTTGTCCGTCTCATCATCCTTGATGGCGTAGTAGTGACTGTAGTCGGCATTCGCCTCACCAACGAGAGCATGGATATCGGGCATGTTCATAACGACATGCGCGGCGACATCTTCACGCACATTGGCAATGACCGCGATGCAGCCAACCGTCTTGTCACGTTCGATTTCGCAACCTGCCGAATGATTGTTCATGTTGTCAATCAGAAGCTGCTCAATCGTCTTGTTGTCGAGATCCTTTGTGTTGAATCCGACGATCGTGCAGATGCGGAACATGCCGTTGAACGACATTGTGTTCAACATGTCCATCGCATCAATCTGGGTGTACTCCGAAGTGAGGTTGTAATCCCCGCGGATGACCTTGAAGTCTTCAACGATTTCACGGTTGACCGACTTCATCATATCGGCGAGTGAACCCTTTCCGCTGTACTTGTTGTTATCGTAGATGCCATAGCATGACTCATACGAAACAAGCTCACGGAACGTAGCAAGAGCATTCTCCTGCGCCTGCAACGATTCCCCGATATCGGGGAGAACGGCGATATTGATGAATCTCTTCCGAGCTGCGGGATCTTCATCCGAGAACTTCGCCTTCAACATAGCGGTCATCATCGGTCCAAGTGCTGCACCGGTGCCGCCGCCCATCGAATAGCAAACAAACACTAGCTGGGCATCATCGATGACCTTACGGAACGAATCCTTCTGAAGAATTTTCATGATGGATTCCTTGCCGTACTTCTTTCCCATCTCACGGTTCTTACCGGAACCCATCTGGTTGCCGATAATGATTGAGGACACCTTGTCCTCCAGAGTCTTGACATCGTCGCCAGAGACGTTGATCGCCACTGCGCTGAAGCCTTCTTCTTTGGCTAACGCAGCAATCTGACCTCCGCAGTTTCCAAGACCGACAACACCAATTTTCAGTTCCATAACTGATTCCCCTTTCTTCTGAGAATGACTTGAGCTTTACGGTTGTTTACCCGTTTACAGGCTAATTATATATAGCTCAAGCTATAGTTCAATATGGTGTTGTCCCAGCAAGACTATGCGGAACATAGAAACCGTAAACTCCATCTATATGGATAGCTATTATGGTTGTAATAGAGTATCATGAAAATGATACCAGCGCTTAAATAGGCGGCGCGAAAAAGCCTACGTTCCTGCAAGTGCAGGAGAAAGGAGGCCTATCATGGCTTTCAACGTTAACAACCACTTCATCTCGGTTGACGAGGCTCGTTCGCTCGAGAATAAAGCGAGCAAAGTCTACGACAAATTACGGGAACTTGAGGTGGAGGCGAAGATCCGCGACGCCGCATCCAAAGGAGGTTCGTCGGTATCGATTCCGTTGACCACCAAGGAAGAGGCAAAAATCATTTGCGGATTCCTGTCCGACCTTCGCTGGAATGCCGAGGTTGAGACCGACAGTGAGGGATTCGTCTCGCTGGTCATCGGCTGGTAACATCAACCATCGCGGAGTCGGGCGGCGCATGTTCTGGAGCAGCGCCGCTTCCGAGCTCCACTATATTCACTAATCTATCTCCAGAAAAAAAAAAGAGCACGCTGGCGCGGGTCGCTCTTTTTTTTTTCTCTAAAAAAGGCGGACACAACCCTTCCCTGACCAGAGTAGTTATCTGTATCGGGAAGGGCGTGTACTTCAAAGGAGATATGCATGGAGTTTGCAATTCACTAGGAAGTCGAGCAACTTCCTAATTACTAATATGTACGAATCGTATCAGATTCTATGTTACGAAACTCCTTCTTCAAGTAGATATCATTATCCTATGAAAAAGGAGGTGTCAGTTTATGATAACCAAGTATGAGAAGACGTTGCGTATTACTAGCGCAATCATCGCAGCCGCAACTTCAGCAGTCACCAGACCGGCAATACGAATCTACTTCATGAGTCATGTATCTCAAAGTACACTGGCTCTGTCGAACATGATTTCGATTGGGTTGGCGGTAATTGTATCAGGGTTACTTTCCAAGGAAGGAAATGTAATACCGCTAAGGAGGAAGTACTTCGTTGTGTTCATGGCGATAGACACTATCGCGTACGGTGTATTATCCTATCTAGGATTGGCAGTCGATGTCAGTATTCGATTCATCGGTATGGCTATAGTGGAAGCGTTGTCGACAGGAGTATCGGTGATAATCATTCGAGATGCTCTAAACCTAGTGCTATCAGGAACGAAATTAACTGCCTTTCAGAACCAGATAGGCATGTTCGACTCAATGGCAGGTTTCGCTGCTCTGTCAGTATTCATGCTAGTGAATATCGACATGAGTGTCGAGTTTGCTTTGATGATGAACTTCAGTTCGTTGGTGTTCTCTACTTCCGCTGAGGCGCTGTTCGTCTATAGCGTTAACAGAAGAGAACGCGAATGTCGTATAGAGGAAGGGAGCTAACCCCTTCCTTTTTTCTCCAAATCTCTATGTTCCGACCCGTATTCTCAGTACTTTCATGTAGATATCATTATTGTAGAAAGGAGGTGACTGCGATGAGAAAGCGGTCACAGAAGCGCAACCTCGACCGGGAGATTGCGCGGGCCATCTTCAACGCGCAGGTGGCCTCCGACGCCGGAAAGGGAATCTTTGCCTTTAGGCATGTTCCCGAACCGGCTGTTCTCGGCGGATACGAGTCGAAGGACGTTTACGTCCAGAAGGCGATTCGACTCATACTCGCCAGCACGGACTCTGTCTTCCGATTCTCGGTACGAGGCGGAGGGTTCACACCCTACCTCGTGTACTTCGAGGCTCGGCTCGGTGACGGATGGAAGTATCAGGTCAGCTTCCATTCGTACGTTCCCGCAAGGGAAGAGCGGCTCGGTGGGATCACCGAAACAGTCGAGAGACTGCGGCGCATTTCATGCGCTATTTCGGGATACCAGTTTCCGAGCGTTTCTGACCTGTACCATCGGAAGGAGGTGATTAGTCCGATGGTCTAATTAGCGGGCGGCGGTACCCAACTTGTCCACCACTCTTCGGAGTAAGGGCAGACAACTGTGCCGCATTGCAGTCGATACAAGAAAGCCACCAAGGACGGAGGCACTCGACTGTTCGGTCCCATGGTATCGGGACTCGACGACCGACCGGAGTAGAAATGCTCCGCGTGGAGGTCATCCAGAAAATAACCTGTCGGTGGTTATTTAGAAAGGACTGATTCCGATGGTTAACTCTGCGGGTTCTCGATAAACCTAACGTCCACCACTCTTCGGAGTAAGGGCATAAAATCGACTTACCTCCCGAAGAAAACTCGCCACAACAGAGTGGGAGAATGGGAGGCTCGGCTATAATAAATAGCCGACGGCCCGGGCATAGTATCGTTGCTACGAAAAATCCCACGAACGCCCGGGATGAAAGGAGAGTGATAAAGAGGAAACCAGACTAGAGATTCACATCTGGTTTCCTCTTTTTTTTCTTCCAATTTCTGGAAAACCTATGTTCCGTAGACCCCGATTTTCTGAGAATCCATTATTCATCAGTATCTCAAAGATAGAATTCTTCTATTTCGCATTTTAGCCAACTCAACCATGAGTTCTTCCTCAAACTCACAAAACGAGCCTTATATGAAATTACGGTCTCTGAGACTCTTATAAATCCTGTATTTTGGGAAAATGAAAGGGTCGGAACATAGATTTTGTTCCGACCCATTTTGGAGTTCAATCTTCATACTCAATATCGACATTGAGATGTTTCTTTTTCTTCTTTTTGGAGTCTTTATCCTTGGGAGAAATTTCTCTCACGTTAGGATCGTTGACTTCCAATTCACCGAACATACCTTGCTCAGTGACAACGCAAAGCTTAGTGATGTCGTCTTCCATCTGACTCACGCCTTTCGACTACTACCGCTATTATTAGCGAACGCTCTTGAATTGTAGTGAGGCATAACGGCGTTCTTCTTATCTGCGTCGTTCCGTTCCACCTCTTTAGGCATACAACTCTCGTAGATAGGTTTGGATGTCAGATTCATTCTCAGAATCCGAGCACCTATCGGAGTACGACTGAGAACAGTTCCGCAATCTTTGCAATACCGTTCAAGCATCTGCTGCTCAGCATCATACAAACCACCGCTTCGTTGAGTGACTAGGCACTTACGCTGCTTGACTCGTTTATGCTGGCATTTGGACTCATTGTTTTCATTTTCCACTGGTTAACCCACCGCCTGTGTTTTTAGGTTTACGTCTTAGACATTCTTGTCATTGATAGTAGACTGCAACACGTATCCTTGGTCAACCAAGTCTGTCATCAGACCCATACAAATCATATACACGTTGAACGTGTTGAGGGTCTTCTTGTTCATCGGGTCATTGGAAAGTTCATTCATATCCACATAGCCATCTTTGTATATGGCAGAATACGCTTCGGTCTTCATAACCAAGTCATCAGACCTAAACGACATGAACTCCTTGGTTGCTTCACGAGCACCGTAAGACATCATCGCGTAGTTCTCAACATCAGAACTGCGACTGTTCTTATCCTTACCAACAACCTGACCAGTCTTAACATCACGAGATTCGATACTCGTGGAGGTTGAGTTCTTCTTACGCTTCATCTGCTGCAACCTCTTACAATGCAAGAATCCTACCGGTACTGGAAATCTAGTAGTGAATGGTTTATTCGGATCAGTACTCATATGAGGGAAACATACCGTCTCATAGAAGTCGATGCCGAGTTCCTTAGCTGCATTATCGAGTGTATCCATAGTAGGTTCATTCACATAGGTTTCCATCTCAAGAATCAAGAACGACCTATGGTCATTGAACATATGAACCATGAACGATTCGAATTGCTTATCATTCATCTTCTTGAACTTCTCTTTGTACTTCTCGGTATTCTTACCAGTTGGATCCATAGCACTGAATACTCTATAGATCAGATTCTCCATAGACTTTCTGGTTGAGTTCTTCAGCATACTCTACTCACCTCCTCGTAGTATTCTTTGCTTTCTGGATTAGCACCATTGACGAAATTGATGTACTTGTTCGTCATATGAACTACGTACTCTATGAACCCTTCGGTATCTCTAATGTTCTTAGGGATTTTGAGTTTTTCGAGTATCATATATACGTCTAGTTCAAAGATAGCGATAAACCGATTAGCGAAATCTGATATACGATCCCTCATTTCGTACCACTCTTTTGTATCCACTTCGAGTAGTTCGAAATTGTCTCTCATGATTTCAAGTTCAAGATACATATGAAGTGCTTCGATATCTACTGAACTTGTAAACCGCTTCGGTTCATATCTCATATAAACATCACCCTTCTCTCTAACTTATTAGAGAGTAGAGAGATATTATGCGTACATGATGTCGATACCGTATGCTTCAGCAGCATGATGTTCCACTCTACAACCACGAGCGTTCTCATGACCTTTAGCGAATACAGCAACATCCGCATTAGCAAGCATCTTGAGAGATTCTCCGAGATATGCCAATCCAGGAACCTTATAATCCCTTTCACGGAATCTAAGAGGAATGAATGATTGAATCTCTTCAACCTCTTCACCGAGTTTCTCAGATACCATTCGAAGAATATTCTCTCTTTCCGCTTCGATATCCTTTTCGGATCTACCATTCATCGGCTGAGAAATAAATACCTTCTTCATGCTTAACATCTTCCTTTCTTATTATACATTGAATATACAGATTACGTGTTAGTGGACTTATATATTCTCTATGATAAAAAGAAGGGATATAGACCAATCCAGCATTTCTACTAGATTGGTCTATATCTGATGTGGGTTATGGATCTCGATTGAGAGAACAAGGAGTGAAGGAATGAATAGATAAACATCTCGGGAAGCTAGAGAATAACTTATACTACCCATTCCTTACTAATCTGTATTTAGTATATAAAATATCTATCGAAGTAATTTACCTATATAAAGAAATGAAATATGGTAATGAAGTATTTTCATATTCGAGAATACTTCATTACCATATTTCATTTTCATCTCTGAAAACCTTGATTTCCCTCTCCTTCCCTCTTTCTCTCCTTTTTCTCTCCTCTTCCTTCTCTCCTCCTTCTTCTTTCCTCTTCCCCCTAAAACCCCCATCTCCTTTCTTCTTCCTCCTCTTTTCCTTTCTCCTCTCTTTTTTCTCTCTTTCTCCTTTTCTCTCCCTTTTTCTACCCTTTCGCACTTTCGCTTTCGCTCTTTTCTTTTCACTTTCTATCTCGATTTCTTTTCCTTTCTTCTTACTTGTTTTCTCTTCCTTACTGTAACCGTATATACTATATCGCTCTCACTTCCTCGCTCCCGCTCGTAAGTGAGAGCTTGTCTTTTCCGTCTTCTCAGCTCTCTTTTTTGTAAATCAGGGGCGCCTGTCCCCCTCTCCCGTCTATTATAATTTTTGTTGTATCGGTTAATAAAGAATTAGTTTTCTCTATTAACCGATACAAATTGAAGTTGGGTATATCGAATATGGAAAGAGTTACTCAGCAGGTCTCAGAACTGTTCCAATACCTGCGAAGAATCTCATCCAGTAAGTCTGAAGATCGTGAGTATAAGCTACTCCACAAGAGCAACTACAATGAAGCATAGTGGTATCATCAACGTAGATACCTACATGAGTGATTGTACCTTCAGGGAAGCTACCATAGGTATTAGCGAAGAAGATTAAGTCACCTGCTTGAGCTTGTGTGATATCCGTAGTGAATTGACCCGCGGATTTGAATTGTTCTGCTTGGTCATCAGCACATCTGCTCTCAAGAGGAATATCAGCATCGCAATATGCTTTCATAGTGAACATTCCACAATCCGTGCAAGTTTCACCATCTCCTCCCAATACATACGGAAGACCAAGATACTCTTCTGCATACTTGAATACTTCATTAGTCATTATTCATTACTCCTTTCATTGTGACTGCTGAATAGTGAATACGAAGAACGTGAATAACGCTCTACGGAAGTTGTTTAACGTCGCTACTCTATTGGTCTTCTTAAAAGAAGCAGAGTAACGAGTTAACCACTTATCGAGTATGGTCTTTATCAGTATGATATTCTTATCAGTGGTATTCGCTTTCTTGTATATATTCAAGCAGTAATAGATGAAGTCGTTACTACGAATCATCTCTGCTTTATTCTGGTCATTGCACAGATACAGATACAAGATAGCGGAAGTTACTGACTTGATATCATTACGATTCTCCATATCCCCACATAAACCATTTACCGTAGTACGTAAATCGTTCTCGGATACTTCAGACATCTTTGCTGATATCCGAATGAGCTGCATGTTAGGTCCATTGACGGAGAGTTTCATCGAGACTGCATCTGAGAGACGTTCTGTGAGCTGCGTATCATTGTCAGCCGTTTGATAATCGTCTTGGTCGTAGGACTCTCTATCAAGATTCAAATACTTGCCTTTCTTTTCATTTTCATAGAAGAGATTAGCGATTTTCCTGATAAGTGAGTTGAGTCTCGTCTTAAATGCTTGAACGTAATCAGTGATATCTTTATCGGTAGCACGAATCAATCGTTTACCCATAGTTTGATTAGCCAAGAACGTAGTTTCCATAAGAGCATCATAGATACTCTTAGTACGTTTGACTTTGAACTTATTGCTCATATCATTGATGGTCGCATTCATGATATTCTCATTCGGTTCGTACTTGAAGTACTTATACTGAAGAGACGGATACATCGATAACGTAAAATACGTTACCATTAATTCTTCCATCTCTTTATTCCTCTTGAGAGCAAAGTATCGAATACAGAATGCTGCTGTAGCGTTGAATGGATTATTCATAATACGCCATTGACTTTTGATATACGGGGAATCTTTAAGGATAGCTGATACGTCCTCCGGTCTGATTACGAGAATATTAAACAATCCTCCTATTTCATTCTGGAGGAATGTTACTCTATGAACGGGACCACTGGTTGAAAGTTTCAAGATATTCTTATCGATGTATCCAGTTATCAAAGCCTTTAGAGCTTTAACATTGCTTGGAATACTTAATGCGCTCTCTACTCTAGGATAGAGACGTTTAAGCAATACAGAACCATCTGCCACTATAATCACTCGCTTTCATGTTATGATGTATGACGTAGCGATTTCCATTTAAGGAGTACCTTCTTCTTGAGATTGGAGAATCTCTTAGAAACTCTATCCAGTATGAAAGTATCCTTCTGTCTGAATAACGGAAAACGGTACTTAGACCCTGTAACGATATAGAAGCATTCGTTACAGAGATAGATTCTTTCAGAATTAGATGGTTCAGTATACTCTTCACCATCCGACGAATAGAGTTTGACTTCCTTACCACACATATCACATTTCATGGCTCTTAAACCTACCTCCTGTTTATTTTGGGATTACTAATTTGTGAATACAGAATTCTAATACGCCTACGAAAGGAATGATACAGATGGGTTATAATCCATTTAGTGCTGACGATGTACGAATCGAACGTCAGCTACAGTTACAGAAATTGCAGAGTGTTACCGAGGCTTATGTCGGAAAGAGTGAGAATCTCAAGAAGGCAGAGAAGCTCCTTGACATTATGCTTAGGCGAGATAGGTCTGCTGGAGAGCTTGCTCGACTGAAGACCACTCAGGAATCCACTCCAGAGAACAAACAGTTTGAGAAACTGATTGAGAAGGAATTCGGGTTTAAGAAGTTCTCGATGCATTGGCTTACTAATGCTATTCCGAATGCATATACGATGACCGGCGGTCTTATTATTAATAAGAACTCAGATCCTGAGAACATTTCTACCCGTGGTAATAAACGATACTATGATGCGAAACACGAGTTCATGTGTTTTGTGGCTTTCGTATCTGCTCTCGCCATTGAAGCGAAACTCACAGCAGATGAAACAATGTCGGTGATTCTTCATGAGATTGGACATAATTTCGATTCGACATTGGCTACCCACATAATGAAGTTTACTAATTTTGCATTCACATATGGTCTCTCTGAATTGACACCTAGTATCCACAATATGTATCTTGATATTGTTAAAGGTGCTCCGTGGGTACATAGACTTTTGTCAATTAGAGAAGATATCGCCTGGTATCTCGATTATCTTCCGTTCCCGTTGGCTGCTGTTTACAGTATGCTTATGAATCCATACAAACTCGTATTCGGTCTGTTCCTTATCCCCAGTGAGAAGTTCGCTGATACTCTTCCTGTCATGTATGGATATGGTGAGGCATTCGCAAGTGCTATGCGTAAAATGAACGACCCGAAAAGAATGAAGCCGCCTATGAAGCAGGCTATCTACAAGGTTCCGATTCTACGTACATTCTATGACTTGATGGAGACTCCTGCTCAAACAGCCGTTATGCTTTTCAACTGCCATCCTTATACGATGAACCGTATTATTGAGGCAAGAAAGAATCTTGAGAAGGACTACAAGAATCCAGAGGTTCCGAAAGCACTCAAACCCGAAATCAAGAGACAGATTGAAGCCATAGAGAAGATTGAGAATGCTACGTTACAGGATTCACTTGAGGACCAGAGATATATAGCGTACATCAGAGACTTTCTCTTCAAGAAGGCTGATGGTAAACTCATGCCTCCGGCTGCTCTTATGAATCTTGGAGACAAAGACCTTGCTCTCATCAAATGAGGAAAAAAAAGAAGACCCATGGGAAATTCCCATGGGTCTTTATCCGTCCTTTTTATTAGGACGGTTTCTTTGTCAACTGAATGATTTTGTCACCTCTAGGCACAGGGAGAATCTTTACTCCTTCCTGTAACCTATATCGTTCGGGTACATTATATACGTCGAACTCCTCGAAGTGACCAACCATTGTCGCCACATACCTATCATCGTTCAGACAACTTCTCACGAACCTCAGATGGTCATTTCCCTTCAGTTTGATGAGTGGTCTGAGTACTGCCCGACGCTTCTCCGATTCTAACGTATTCAGATAAATCTTCTTCCCGTATCCCTTGCTGGAGATGATGAGAAGGTATCTATCTTCTGGTTCAATCACTATCGAACCTTGAATCGGACTGTCTCCATCCGAAAGTGCAACCGCCGTTACGCCGATAGTTGCTCTCTTGGTTTCGTTAATCTCGGAACTGTTGAATCTCATACCAAGACCATCATCTGTGAAGATGACAACGTCTTTATCCTCAGAGATGAACCTAACCGATACGAGAGTATCGCCTTCACGGATGTTGATTGCCGTTGCAGTACTACGAAGATTCGTATATGCCGAATACGCAGTCTTCTTCATCATACCGTTTCTGGTAGTGAATAGGAAGAACGCTCCTTCTCCGTTATTCTTGAACGAAGTATGGCGGAGATTCCATTCAGCATCAACCACATACACCGTCATCAGTCTGGCTGTATTGATAGCCGAATACGTGGTCAACGGTTGCCCGTTATCAGACAAGCTGCAAGGTTTGATACTCGATACTCGGATGGTATGGACTTTACCCTCGGAGTCGAATACCAGAATGGCTTCGGTGTTATTCACTTTGAGATATGCCATAGGCGAATCACCCTGAGGAAGATTACCAATGTCTTTGGTACCGTCTGCCATCTTCTTGACATATCCCTGCTCGGATATAACCAGAACCCATTTTGACTTATCTACAATTTCACCAGGCTTCTTCAGCTTGACGAGTGTAGACCGACGAGGTTCTCCGTACTTGTCGATTCCATCTTCCAGTTCTTCGATGATTTCCTTATCGAGCTTCTTCTGGTTGACGACTTTCTTCATGTACTTATCAAGAGCGTTTTCGAGTTTCTCCTTCTCGGTCTCGAAGTTCTTACGTGCTTTCTTGGAATACTCCGAGTTACGCATATTGCATACTGCACGAGCCTTAATGGAATCGATACCGTACTCGGCGATGAGATTCCGTACGATATCTTCTGAGTCTTCCGAGTTCTTCAAGATGCCGATAGTCTTCTCAGCATTCTTACCATTGAAGAGGAACAGAAGGATTTCCAACTCATGGATACGCGCCATCGACGTAACGATCTTCATGTTATAGAAGCGACGTTTGTATTCTCTACGGAGGTTAATCCAATCGAGCAAGCATTCCTTCACAGAATACTTCACGATAGAGAAGTCATCGATGACAACGACCTGTGCGGCGAAGAACTTCACAGTACTGAGTTTCGTACTATAGAGTGATTCTCTTACACTTTTGAGATCGGTCTCTGGTTTGAATACCAGTATAATCTCCACGGTGTCACCCTGACTGTTATTGTAGATAGCCGTACAACCAGTAAGGTCGTCATTCTTCTTCATCTCAGCTATCCCTTTAACGAACGCTTCTGCACCACATTGAGGTGGGAACGAACGTACAGTCAGAGTATGAGCATCCTCATCGATGTCGATGATAGACCGAATCTTGTACGTTGCCGTTCGGTCTTCTTTCTTGCTGGAACCCGTACTATGATAACCAACCTTGAGAAGCGATTCAAACACTTCAGGTTCGTCTACAATCTCACACGGAGTCGGAGTATCAGGAATGATTACTCCATCATAGTCAGGATTCTTAATCAGTTCGATGGTGTAGTTGAACAAGTCTCGTACGTTGTACGTCGGAATCGCACATGCCCAACCGAATGCCATGCCAGATGCTCCATTAAGGAACAGATTCGGATACTTGGACGGAAGGTACAACGGCTCTTCCAATGTCCCATCATATGATGCTCGCATCTCAACGATTTGACTATCGAAGTCACTAAAGAAGCAATCTTTGGCGTACTTAGACAGCTTGACATCGAGATACCTATATGCAGCAGGTTGGCTGCTATGACTATCAGCGCAACCATAGTTCTGCCCCATATTATCGATATACGGAAACATGTTCTTCCATGGCTGACCCATGATAATCATGGTATCGTAGATGGAATTATCACCATGAGGATGAATCTTCATAGTCTCCGTAATCGCTGTAGACATCTTGAGCTTGGACCCTTTACCTGCCCGATACATCATGTAGATTGCTCTACGTTCACCAGGCTTAAGTCCATCGAGAATCAACGGGATGTGTCTACTCATAACGACGTTGATTCCATATACCTGCATATTGGCGCGGTTATAATCGCCGATATTCACATTGGTGATACCGCGCTCTTTATAGAAGATAGAGGGGTCTTTGACAAAACCCCACTTCTTCTTATTCGCTTTCTTAGCCACTTTGTAACCCCCTTCAGGTACGGGATTAGTTATCGATATCGTCTTTATCCAGCTTATAGGATTCCAACACAGTTCTACGCAACTTAGGAATTGCACCATGAAGGATTCTCATCTGCTGAAGGTCTTCTTCGATATCTCTAACTGTGAGACGGAGCAGCTTACGTTTGGATGGATTCAGAACCGTCTCCCAGAAAATATCTGGTGAGATGGTACCAAGCCCCTTCCAACGTGCAATGATACGATTATCGAACCTCGAAGCTCGATCAAATACCTGCCCAATAGTAAGTGTCTCTTCCCATTTCTTTGTACCTTTCGGTCTAACGTCGTAGAACATTCCACGTTCGTTGAGTTCAATCAGTTCACGAAGTCTGGCTGTCTTACGTAAGAAGGTTTCGTCTACAGGAATGAATTGGTACACTCCTTTGTATCCACCCTTGACGATATCACCGTCGATGACCAGTTCGGGGCATTTCTTCGCCAGGAACTTAGCCAAATCCTCACGTTTGTTGAACCGTACAAGATACTCCAACACATCCGGAGATGTATAGAAATACGTGTATAGTTCCTTCAAGACATCAGGATACGTCTTGTTATTGATGAAGAACTCGTATGCTTCCTTATCGGACATGATACGTCCTGCGGAATCACGGATATCGAGATACTTGACGTAGTTCTCAATCTTCGCTTCAAAGAGTTCCATCCTAGAACGGAGATACTTGTAACCTCCATTCCCATCATCGATTTTGTAGAGAGGCGGTAATGCCTTATAGAACATTCCAGCTTCCACTACAGGTCTCCAGTGAATCAACATGAATGCGGAAATCGAAGAGGTGATATTCGACCCATCGATATCAGCATCAGTTGCCACTATGTACTTCTTATACCTACTCTTCTTAAGATTGAAGTAAGGACCAATTCCCATTCCAGATACCTTAATGAGTGTAGAGAACTCAGCATTCTTCATGATGTCTGCAATCGACATCTTGAACGAGTTGGCTGTCAGACCACGAAGCGCGAGTACTGCTTGGAACCGAGGGTCTTTAGCTTGGTCGATTGAACCTTTAGCCGAACCACCCTCGCCGAGATACAGTTCACGATACGAACCATCACCATTCGCATCCGAGAAGTTGTTCATAGTCGCAGCAGTGAATGTATCGAATGCTTCGATATCAGACTTACGAATCTTCGTAATCTGAATTCTGCTACGGGCAACCTTCTTCAGATGGTTGGCAATCTTAGAAGTAACCGCAGGATTATCCCGCATGTACTTCATGAGAGCGGTGAATACGAATGAGCGAATCGGCTTATACAGGTCATCATTACCAACCTTGGCTTTAATCTGACCTGTGAATCCAGGCTTACGGCAGCCAATACACAATGCTGCCACTAGACCAGACTTAGCGTCCTCATTCGTAATCTCGAAACGCTTCTTCTCTGTGTCGGTAAGAAGTTCATTCGCCAATCGACTCATACACGTCGTTATTGCAAACCGTGCCGCATTCACATGGACACCAGCTTCAGTGGTGTTAGTGTAATTAGCGAACGAGTCAAATGTCTCTTCGGTACTCTTTGGATTGTAACTGAAAACAAGGTCTACCGATATAGGTTCTTCGCCTTCAATGACGCCAGTAATCCTTATCGGTCCAACCAGTTGTTCTTCTGAAAGCAACTCCAAATAGTCACCGAAGCCGTTCTTATGTTTGAACTTGAACTCCTTAAGACTTGATTTCCCTTTCGGCTCCACTGTCAAAGTCATAACGTGTTTCTGCGGAACCAGGTAGGAAATCTTCTTTACCCAATCAATCAAGTCATCGGTATTGATATTGCACTTACCGAGAAACTTCTTGGACGGTTTGAAACCGACCGTTGTACCGTGTTTGGTGCCTTTCACATCCTCGATGGTGCTCCTTTTATAGATACCATCTTCGAATTCGAATACACCCATCTGAGATTTCGTATCAGAAATCTGACGATAGATAGTATACTGCATTCTTTCGGACAAGGCATTCACTGCGGTGAGACCGATACCATTCTCACCAGCACTATCGAACTCATCATCACGGTCGAACTTCGAACCGCTCTGTAGAGTAGTAGAGATGATTTCTACATCGTCGAAGGAGATACCACGACCGTTATCAGATGCGGTGATGTAGTTTTCCTTCTCGTTGAATATGATGCTGATTTTGTTACCAGGAGACTTATGGTTCTTGCACTCGTCGATACAATTCTGAACGAGTTCCTTCACCAGATGCAATGCACCTTTCTCTCCGATGTAACCGATGTACATTCCAGGCTTCTTTTGAAGCTTCTCTACATCGTCAGCGATATGGACAATTTTATCGTCCTCATATACGGACTTCTTATAATCACCCATACCATCGTCACCTCCTTATATGGTTACGGGAACGTACATTATCCCGTAAAAAACTTTACGCGTCTTATGCACGCAAATAAGGGAGTGCTATAGAATAGCACTCCCTTCTTGTTCTTACCACTTGTTCTTCTTCTTGCCACTGCCGCCATTGAACAGCGAGGACTTGCCGAACGTGATACGATTGCCACCGTTGTGCTTGTCCTTCTTGCGGTTCTTCTTCGACGACTTGAGAATCGCCTTGAAGATACTCGGCGTGTTCTCCAAGTTGAAGATGAGCGTCGAAATCTGCTGCAAGAGTTTCTTGTTCTCCACAGCGCCATTCTTGCCGTTGCTTGCGACCGTCACCTTCAAGCACTGAAGATCGTTGACGACTTCCTCGACGTGATCCTTGACGACCTCAATGGATTCGTCAACAGACCCGCCCTTGAATCCTCGCATGTCGATGACTTCCTTGCACATCTTGCACTTGAAGACTTTGTCACCGACCTTCTGGAATCTGGGATTGCCCTTATGGCAGTGCGGGCAAAACGCCTTCTTCTTGCGCTTGCGCTGCTTGATCTCCCGCTCCATGCGGGTGATTTCCATGTCTTCCATCTCAAACGAATCTTTCTTAGCCATTTGCATACTCCTCCTTAAGGATACTAGAATTTATCTCGTAAGCCGGCTTGTGACTTACCACGCGAAAATGATATATACCCGAAACAGTGTTCGAATATTAGTAGTCGTCCTTACGGACATAATCGAGGTCTTCCTTGTTTTGTACGAACTGTACAGCCTGAAGACTCCCAAGGTCCTCGACATGATACGACGGTACCTTCCTACCATTGATTGTAAGAGCCTGGCTCTTATCATGGAAGATGATAACCTCGTTCACATCATCGATTTCCATGAAATCAGCAACGGTCTTATGCAACGATGTACGTGCAACATATCGACCGTTATCGAAAATCATGAGCGAGAGATTGTCCTCACCAAATCGATGAATCAGGTTTCTCAAACCTTGACATGTCATTTCTTCTTTCCCCTCTTTCGTATGTTCTTCTTACTATTCCCATGAGAGAAATCGTATAGTTCGCGTATCTTTTCGACTTGTCTCTTACGCCTAGTTTCAGCGAATTCTGGAACATAGGTTTTTCGAGATTCGTCAGAATCTCTACGCTGCCTATAGTGGTCTGTTAGTATGCCACTGGTTTTGAAGATGGACATATCCATTCTTCGGTTTCCCTCCTTACATCGCAATCACTATCTTGTGAATTGCTCTGGTTATTGCGGTGTATAACCACTTCGAATAAAACTCGTCATCTCCCATACGTTCATTATATACAACTACCTTATCGTATTGACTACCCTGAGACAAATGAGCTGTAACAGCATAGCCAAAGTCAAATAGGTTGTATCTACTGAAGTAGTTCTTCTTCAGTCCGTATGGTGTAGTGAAGTAATTGAAATCCACTACGAGATTCTTGAATGACCTATCAGGCATAAACTCAGGAGAGAACTCTATCTCTATGGAATTCTTATCATAGGTTTCGAAGTTGATATCTCTAACGAACCCTATCATTCCATTAACGAGGAAGATATCATCACCGATGGTTTCTCCCCAATTATTCCTACGGCATATAAGCTTGTCCCCATTGGTGACATGCTCTGGTAATATACCGTATATCTCTTTCCGTACATATTGATTCAAATCCTCTCTGGTTCGATTCTTTGCACAGATTATGATATTGGCATTACGTAGGAGAGAATCATACCTTATTAGGTCATTCTTCTTGCATATAAGAGCACCAGTTCCTATAGCACCGAATTTATAGAACTCATTCCATTTACGCTCTCTAGCCATAGTGGCTAGATGTATTATAGGATTACCCTCTTGCTGGCGCATTATCTCTGTTAGTGTAACATCTGGCTTCACCAAGAATACTGGGTCTCCAAATACTGGTGGTAACTGATGTAAGTCTCCTAATACAATGGTTGGTATATTGAACGAGAGTATATCCTTCTTGAGTTCCGAGTTAATCATAGAGGCTTCATCTACTACTATTAGACGAATCTTCTTATCCAAACGACGCTTCTTTACGAAACGCTTAGTCATTACCACATGACCATCTTTGACAACTATATCTCCGTTCTCATCCTCTTTGGGTACATCAATCACGTTGTAGAAAGTAGAGTGAATGGTCTTAGCTGGAATTCCCTTCATCGACAGCACCATGGCAGCTTTACCAACGTATGCTGTGAAAAGGACTTCTTCCAAGCTAAGACCGCATTCTTCTATTATGGCATTGACTATCGTTGTCTTTCCTGTACCGGCATAACCGGCTATTTCGAACACTTGCTTTGGTAGCGTTTCAAACCAAGAGCTTCCCAATTTAACAGCTAATTGCTGCTGTTTGTTAAGCTCTATCATAAGCTATCACCACCTCTAGTTAATTACTACCGTGTGTACAGATGGCTAAATCCAAAACACATTTACGCTGATATATCATTATCAAGCCGTGAATAAAGATGAAGACAAAGGAAGGTGTTAATAATGGCGGCAAAGAAGTACGCGCTTATCTCTATTGAAAAGGGTGCTGATGAACCAGCGAAAATCTGGGGAACGTATCCTTCATATAGCGATGCAGCGAAGATGGCGAATGCGCAGGCTGCGGCGTTCGCAAAGATGGGTATTGGTGATGCATACGAAGTATACGTCGCCGAAATTCCCACAACGGCAATGACTAAGGTTTCGATTCCCTCGGAAGTGATGGTTGTTGTCACGTATGAACTCAAACAGAAGCTCGTGAAGTCTCTCGACAAGAAGAAGATTAAGCGGCTTCTCTTGAACTTCAAGAAGGGTCACTGGTCTGTCAAACAGGTACGCGGCGCCGAGGCGGAAGACAAAGATGGTTACACCATTGAGTACTCCCGTGGCAGGAAAAAGAAGAAGTACAAGGACGCTTATGCGGCATGGGTGATTCGTTTCAAGACGAACACCGACCCGAACGAGACTCCTCAAGCTTTCTTCGAGCGTATCACTACAGAGGCTCAGATGAAAGTCGCCAACGACATCTGACGTCGACTTCATCCTAATAAGAGGGTGGTGGGAATCCACCATCCTCTTTTTTTTCTTCCCTATAATAACGGAGGTGTATTAGGTTGAATGCACAAGGTATGGACCAGTTAGAGTATTGCTATCTTGTAGAGGATACAGACCCTGAAGCTATGGAAATGAAGATATACATTCCCAAGCTGATGGGTAATATCGCTCCTGGTAATACGAGAAGCAATATGTCGTATAATAGTGGCGCTGTAGAGAACGGAGGAGGCGGTGGTGGTTCCGTACAGACACAGAACTTCATCGTTGCCAAAGTACAAGACTCTTATCAGCACAAACATTCTTTTCATGATTGTAAAGGGTGCCCTTGTCCTAACAAATCGCATGATAACACATGTGGTTCAACATCTCTATTGTCGGAATGCCCTCATTTCCATCATGACCATCATTTCAGGCATCTTGGTGAACATGGACCGATTCCTAAGGGAGCGAAGCTCATTTGTCTTATGATGAACGGTTCTATCAAAGACATCATAGTAACGAGAATGTGGTGCAGATGGGACTGATGTAGATGGCAAAGAAAGAAGCGGCTAAACTTACTATCCCTGGTGCGATAACACCAATGTCCATTCAGCAGACCATCATAAACGGAAAGACTAAATTAATTTCCGTAGGGAAGCTGAACTATAAGAAGGTTTTGGCTGCCAACGATGAACGACTGGTAATCAACTTCGAGAGTATCTTCACTAGATATAGATGGCATTTGAACAAGCATGTCGTCACGGTTGAACTATCTGATGAGGAATATCTCAAGTATAGATTCAGACCGAAATCGCTATCGATGTACTTATATGGAACGATAGAGTTGGCTCCTTTGCTGTTGGATGTTAATAACGTCCTCAGTATTGCAGAGTTCGACTTCAAACGTCTTAAAGTATACGATGGTGGTATAATCAAGTTCATCAACGAGATACTCAATAAAGAAGAAGCATCGATTCGAGATAATACTGTTTCTATTCATAACGAGACGGTGTAAAGAAGGTGTACGTGAAATCAATCACGTACACCTTCTTTACCACTTTATAAGCCAAAAACAGATTCGGAGCACCGCCTTACTTGTCGATACTCCGAATCTGCTATCAAAGAGGAATAATGCGCTACATGAAGAATAGCCCATTAAATAAATGTGTATTATTTCAGACAGGCACCTCTTCACCGTTTTCAACCATGCTCTCTTCCTCTTCTTCATGTGTAGAGAGATCGAGTACATTCTCTTCTATAGTGTAGTTCATTCGTCAACTTCCTCTTCGGTATGCTCCTCATCGGTAGCATCTTCAGGGGCATGGATGTCGTCTTGAGCCACACTGCATACGGCACCACACTTCGGGCACTTACAGATGTAAGAGTCGTCGTTGTTAGTGTCAATACCGGTAGCCATGATGAACGGACTTCCACACACTACACACGGGTACTCAATCTTTCTCTCTTTAGTGAGCATAATAACCAACTTTATCACATCTCCTTCCTTAGTTCCATGTGTGCCCGGTATATACGAACATAACTGTATAGGACACCCATATGAAAGGAAGGAAACTAATGTTAGCACTATCCGACGAATCACTCAATATAGTGCGGAACGTCATACTGCCCGCTATTGAAGAAGCAAAGAAAAATGGTGAGAAGTGTGTCGCAGTTGAAGTCGAACTAGATTACGTTGATAAGAATCTTCTCGTTGAATTCCTTATGGAGAATACGGACTATCGGATTGCCAATGGTACATATGGTACCATCGGTATCTTTTGGGATAACCCTGAAGTACAATAACTCATTAACCAGCTATGTATACACGACACATAGCTGGTTTCTTTTTCCCTTATATATCATTTCAAACATAGAGTGAGTTAATCATACTCTATATCGATGATAACGGTATTCAAAGGAGGTATAACACATGGCACTGACAGCATTGGCAAAACTCCATTTGGAGGAGGTAAACGATGTCATCCAACGGATGTACGACTTGGAGCTCAACGAGCGAGAGCCCAAGAAAGAGATGCTGGTGAATCTACGTTCCGTGATGAGAAAAATCCGAGCGGTTATCGACGAAGAGGGTCTTGAGATTCCAAAGGCTACATTACCATTGGAGCCTCCAGTCGAACTGATGGATGCGAAAGACAAGTTTGATTACTACATGGAGATGCTCGAAGAGAAGATGAAGGAAGCGGGGATGAGACGTGAATGATCTCGACCTGATGGAAAAACTCGCTGGGGATATAGTCCTTAGCGATTTCGGTCCAAGGTTGGTCATACCAAACTGGGATACAGAATGTGTAGCTAGTTTCGCACTAGGGAAAGGAATACGAGTTAAACGGTCTAGGTCATTTGACAGTAAGACCGGCAAACGGTATGATGATGGTATCCATAGTAAGTTCTTTGGCACTGTATGGGAAGATGAAGATGCCTATAAAGCCAGATACACTTGCGAATGTGGACACTACATCGGTGCCGTGCACGAGGGTGAAATCTGCCCGGAGTGCAAAACCGTCTGCGGCTATGTGGATGTGGATATGGAGAAGAAAGCCTGGATTATACTTGATAGATTCAAGATAATCAATCCGGGAATGTATGCTCTGATTGAGAAGTACATCGGTAAGACTCTTCTCAATAAGATGCTATCTCCAGATGTTGAATTCGATGAAGATGCTCATATCATAAAGAGCACTGCTCCGAGGGATAAGTACAACTCTATTGGTCTAACAGGATTCGTGGATAACTTCTTGGATATTCTCCATTGGCTCAGACCGAAGAGGGAGAATAAGGAGAAGTACTATTGGGAAATCATCAAGAAGTTCGATTGTGTGTTCGCTTCTTGTATTCCGATTTACCCAAGTATGCTTCGTCCGATATTCACATCCCCGACGGAGTATCACTATACCGACACAGAAAAGGCTTATAATGCAGCGATTGGTTGTGCTAATAAGCTAAATCGGTATACTGGACCTATTGACGAATCCAACTTTGAATCTGTCAATGGGTTACTGTATTGCATCCAAGAACAGGTCAATCTCGTTGACAAGTATACCTTCAAGATGTTGGATAAGAAGTTCGGTCATATCCACGATGGTATATTCGGTGGACGTATCGACTTCTCGGCACGAGACGTTATCGTTCCAGACCCAACGCTTGAAGCAAATCAAATCTCGCTCTCGTATGCGGCAGTACATGAGCTTTATAAGCTCGAACTCATTAACCTGATTCAGAAAATCAGTGGTTGTAATGAGAACGCTGCACTGAAGATATGGTGGGACGGTCATATGCGATTCAGCAACTACGTCTACAACGTGATGATTTATCTATTGCGAGAGACGAAGCATGGACTGTGGTGCGTCATTAATCGTAACCCATCAATCGACCATGGTAGTGGAATCACAGTACAAATCGTGAAGATTCCTAAGTCGTATGATAATATGACTATGGGTGTTCCGATTCCTGTACTCCGCAAGATGAACGCTGACTTCGATGGTGATAATCTGAATATCATCAGTCTCAAGACGAATCGAATGAAGCGTGTATTCCGTGCAAACTTAGACCCAACCAGGTCAATGTATATATCAAACGTAGATGGTGGTATCGACCATCAGAACTTCTTGTTGAAAGACCAGATGATTGGTCTACATCAATTTTGTGCTATATGAGGAGTGAGCAAACTTATGTCTATGGAAGGCGTAGTATTAGAAGACATTCTCGGAAGAATGGCTATTCTCCGTGAAGGAGATAGCAAGGCGGAACTAACTTACACCCTAAGAGCTGAAGCCGAGTTCGTTGAAAGACTTGGCACAGACCTTGACGCTAAAGGGTATAAGTTGGAATACGTCGGAAATTCCACGTACAAGATTTACCCGTATCGATATTTCTAAAAAGGACAAACGAACCCAGTGACGTTTATTCGCCACTGGGTTCTTTTTTTCCCTTAGAGGTAATCCGTGATGCCACGCGCAAGAGCGTGAGCCATCTCTTCGATATTCTCATTGAGGAAGTTCTCCTCATCAGGGTTGCTGATGAAGCCAAGCTCAACAAGAATCGACGGACCATCCGTATTGCGGATAACGTAGAGACGGGAACCGTCCTTCGTACCGCGGTCGACCGTACCGAACGTGTTGATGAACTGATTCTGAACACATTCAGCCAGCTTCTCGCCTTCCTCGGACGGAACGAAATGGAACGTCTCCGTACCAACAGCCTCGGGGCTCGCGGCTGCATTACAGTGGATGGAAATGAACACGTCCGGCTCGTGGCTATTCGCGAAATCACAGATAGCCTGAAGGCTGTCATCCTGAATCACGAATACCTCGTATTCGATTGCTTCAAGATCCTTCTGGAGGACTTCGCCGACCTTGCGGACGATGTCTGCTTCCGTGGAGTATTCACCACAAGCACCGGGGTCAATTCCGGGGCAATGACCAGGGTTAATCACAATCCTTGGCATTAGTATGACCTTCTTTCTCTGTAATATAGGTTGACTTCGGCATCGGAGAGCGAGGAGTCGTTGACGACATTTCGCTGCGAGTCTTACCACCGATATATCCAAGCAGACCGCTGGAAATAATCGAAGCAAGATTCGTATCTCCGCAAACTGCACAGTAAATCATCGTCACGGACAATGCGATTACTGCTAGAGTATTGTTGATTGACTCTTTGCTAGTAGGCAGCATCTGTTTCACCCCAATCGTTGTAGTAATTGGTTCGGGATTAACCGAATGGAATGTTGACTTCCGTTCTAGTGAGATAGGTTCACTATGTATCGGTTCTCTTTCCTCAACCCGTTTACTACTCTTGTTTTCTATACCACCGATATAGCCAAGTAGACCAGTGGCTATAATGGATGATAACTTGATATCTCCAACTGAAGCGCAGTAAATCATTGTTGCGGATAATGCGATGATAGTGATAGTATTACTGATACCTTTCGTAACAATCAAGATAGTCACCTCCATTTCTTGGTGTATAGTTATATGTCGAACCCTATGGGGCTACTGACAGATGTATAATGAGAAAGCGAGGGATTGTCCTATGAAGATAAATATTCCTACGATGAGGAGGGGTAATGCCGCCATGGCTATCCCCTCCTTATCTCATACTATCGGAAACGTGACGTTCAAATTCACTAAGATGTTCAAAGAGATGTTCGGTAAGAAGTTCTTCAAATACGTTCACGTTAATTCCCGTATGGCGTACACCGAGTTCGTTAAGAATAACGGTCGTGAATTCATTCATAAGAACAAACCGATACTGTCTGTCAATCCCAGCTATGAACTGGATAATGATGACATCTTCCTCTATAACTCTCTCCTTGTGAGTAACGTCTATGGACAGAATTATGGAGTCGGTGGTCAAAACCTATTCCCGTTCATAGTGGATAGAAAGATTGGTAGTGTTCTCTATTACATGATGGACCGTATCAGAGTCAACTTTGGTTGCGCTATCATTCTTGATACTTATCAGGAACAGATGAATGCTTATGCTGCTATGCTCTATATGTATATCCCTAACCAGATATACTATATGAGGACAGCGATTGAGATTCATATACCGCATCAGTTGATTCAGATGCTGTCTATTGACACTGGTATTCCTATCTATGATGAACATGGTTCGGTAGAGAAGTTCCTTAGGTATCTGAATGCGAATTCGTGTAAGCCGGTTACATTCCAGATGAAGACAGCAAGTGGACAAGAAGAGTTCTTCATGTACTATCCGCTCAATATAGAGTATGTCTTTAGTGATATCTCTATTAGCGATTTGGAGAAGAAAGGATTTGTCTCCAATAGTGCAACCATTACATTCCAGATGACTGCTGAGTTGAACTGCGTACAGGCATTCACTTATGTTGCTCCTCCGAATGTTAAGTCTGCATTGTGCTCTGAAGAGTTCCGAGCAGATATCGTCGTGCCTGACTTCAAGGGTTCACAACTTATCGTTCCTATCTTCTCATACGAGAATATGTTTGAAGATAGGGATAAGGATGGATGGAAGTACTTCACATCGAGACTCTATAAAGTTGAGAGCGATAAGGAACCGGACGTGTTTGATATCTCTAGTATCTTTGAGAGTACCAATATCA